AATAAGAGATGTGCCGCTGACACCAATACCAACTCCTCCTTGGACTGTTAACCCACTGTCAGGCGATAATGCTACACCGGCATAATTAGAACCAATGGAGACGCTTCCTGCAACATCGATTTTGTTTGTAGTACTTGAAGTACCGACACCGAGGGTACCAGAAAGAATCATAGAATTGGTATTTGGTGCAGCGGTGTTGTTCGTTGCATACGAACCAAATGCAACTGCACCAGCAACATTGAGCGCATTTGCGAGAGACGCGCCATATGTACCTATACCAACATTACCAGCAACTGCAAGACCATCTGTTGGCGAATTGACGAGACCAGCATATGTACTGCCAATACCGATATTACCTGAAACGTTTAATTTATTGATAAGAGATGTGCCACTGACACCAATACCAACTCCTCCTTGGACTGTTAAGCCATTGTTTGGTGATAATGCAACACCAGCATAATTAGAGCCAATAGAGACACTTCCTGCAACATCGACTTTGTTTGTAGTACTTGAAGTACCTACACCGAGGGTACCAGAAAGAATCATAGAATTGGTATTTGGTGCAGCGGTGTTGTTCGTTGCATATGAACCGAGTGCAAATGCACCTGCAACATTGAGCGCATTTGCAAGAGACGCGCCATAGGTACCTATACCAACATTACCAGCCACAGCAAGACCATCTGTTGGCGAATTGACGAGACCAGCATATGTAGTACCAATACCGATATTACCTGAAACGTTTAATTTATTGATAAGAGATGTTCCACTGACACCAATACCGACTCCTCCTTGGACTGTTAAACCATTGTTTGGTGATAATGCAACGCCAGCATAATTAGAGCCAATAGATACACTTCCTGCAACATCGACTTTATTTGTGGTAGTTGAAGTACCTACACCAAGAGTACCAGAGAGAATCATAGAATTGGTATTTGGTGCAGCGGTGTTATTGGTTGCATATGAACCCAGTGCCACTGCACCAGCGACATTGAGCGCATTTGCAAGAGACGCACCATTTGTACCAATACCAACATTACCTTGAACGGTTAAACCATTATTTGGCGAAGAGACCACACCGGCATAGTTGGAGCCAATAGAGACACTTCCTGCAACATCCACTTTATTTGTAGTACTTGAAGTACCTACACCGAGGGTGCCAGAGAGAATCATAGAATTGGTATTTGGTGCAGCAGTGTTGTTGGTTGCATATGAACCCAGTGCAACTGCACCAGCGACATTGAGCGCATTTGCAAGAGACGCGCCATAGGTACCAATACCAACATTTCCGGCCACTGCAAGACCATCTGTTGGCGAATTGACAAGACCAGCATATGTACTACCAATACCGATATTACCTGAAACGTTTAATTTATTGATAAGAGATGTTCCACTGACACCAATACCAACTCCTCCTTGGACTGTTAAGCCATTATTTGGTGACAAGGCGACGCCGGCATAGTTCGAACCAATAGAGACACTTCCTGCAACATCAACTTTATTTGTGGTAGTTGAAGTACCGACACCAAGTGTGCCAGAGAGAATCATAGAATTGGTATTTGGTGCACGAGTGTTATTTCTTGCATATGAACCCAGCGACATTGCACCTGCGACATTCAGCGCATTTGCAAGAGACGCACCATAGGTACCAATACCAACATTACCGGACACTGCAAGACCATCTGTTGGTGCATTGACTATACCAGCATATGTACTACCGATACCCACATTTCCTGAAATATCAGCTTTATTAATAGAAGAAGCGTTTGCAGTACCGACAACAAATGCACCTGCTACAACGAGACCATCGGTGGGTGCACTTATATTATTGTTTGTATATGTTGCGCCAACTGAGAGTGAACCACCGACATTTAATTTATTAGGAGTACCATATGTACCAATACCAACATTTCCAGCTATAATTGCACCATCAACAGAAGCTGCCTGATTACCTGCGTATGTTGAACCAATTGCGATATTACCTGCAACATCAAGAGTATTTGTTAACACTGGCGATGTTGCACCAAGACCAATACCAACTCCTCCAGATACCAATAGACTATTTGCTGGAGCAAGTGGTGTCATGCCATATATTGTGCCTATAGATGCGTTTCCAGCCACACTCAAATTATTTAATGAATTTGTAGTACCAATACCTACATTTCCATTATTATCAATGCGGAATTGTTCAGTACCACCAGTAGATATAGCCATAACAGATGTACTCGGGGAAAATATACCAGTACTATTATTTCCGACACCAAAAGTGTATGCAGGTGATGCTGCTGTTCCGCTGTCAGTTGTTTGAATTTGAAGAGGATATATAATATTTACATTCTTAAAATCCATATTTCTACTATTTGCACCAAAACTTAAGTATGAAGTACCAGTTGGAGCAATCATACCATATGCTGTAATCAAATTGGTCGTTCCGCCACTTCCTCCGCCTAAAATAATATTATCTGCTTGGATAACACCTTTTACGATGAGAGTACTTGTATAATTTGCCGGGTCCGTACCAATACCTACACGGCCATCTTTACCGACTACAAAAGCACTATTAGAAGTTGGAGTTGATAATCTCATTAATTCTACATCAGTAGAATTGGCATGGGATACATGTACACGTGCAGTTGGTACAGTACCGATACCGAATTTACCAGCACCAGTAAAAACCACATTGCAAGAAGTGCGGTCTGTTGATGTCATTTTCAACATATTATATGCAGAATTATCTTGTTGTATATATACGACGTCTTCGTTGCTTCCGCTTGCACTTTCAATATAAAGTTGAGCATTCGAAGCTAATGTCGCCGGAATAACACCTCCAAAACTTCCAATAGCAGTTTGACCTTTTCCATTTACAAATAATACAATATTCGAATTCGCCATAAATTCTGCAACATTCGCGTTTGTTGTGGTATTTGCCTGATTTACAATAAGTGCCGGTCCAGTTCCAAAATTATTAATAGTAAATTGGTCAGTATTACATGTTGTTGTATTAATTACAAAAAATTCACCATTAACATTTAAATTTCCTGACATATTAATATTATTGACACCATTTAAGTCGCGAGAATTGAAATTAATACCTTGACCGCTTGTAGTATTAATAGAATTCGTTGATAGAGTGCTACCTGCATTAATACTCACGTTAGCTACATTTGTAAGATTTGTAGCGGATACATTAATGGTGGATGTGCTTTGTGATGCTAAGCTATCTACATTTACCGTTGTAGATGCGACTTGATTAGCATTTGTATAATTTTTTTGAGACATATTTATTGTATTTGTTCCTAATGTAGTTGTAATGTTTGCAATATCAAGAGTAGTTACTTTTGATAATGTATTAATATTTGAAAGAGTATTATAAGATACATTAATAATACCGGTTGTACCATTATTGGTAGATTGTGCAGTTGTTAAATTTAAGACTTGTACATTCGAAATAATAGAAGTATTAATATTACTTAAATTATTGTTATTAAAATTAAAAGTATTCCCATTTACTATATTGAAATTATTTGTTAATAATGTATTATAAGCAGTTATATTGGATGCCGCAAAGTTACCATTTAAGTTATTCAATCCGTATAAACCAGTATATACATAACCATTGACATATACGGAATCTGGCGACCCACCGGTTGTTAAGTAACTCGGGACAGCGTTAATGAAAGTAAGAATACCAGTAGCATAATCGAATATATATGGATAAGCAGTGTTATCTACAGTATTTGTAGCATTTCCAGTGGTCGTACCGTGGAAAATAACTGGAAGATAACTTGCATTAAACTCTGGTGGAATCCAGTTTTTTACTCCTGTATTCCAACTTCTACCATTTAAATCACTAATTACATCTACACCAGGACGATTATGAATATTTGTAGCTACAACAAATACATTTTGTGCGGGTACACCGACACCAGGACCGGAAAATAACTTAGGACTATCTGACCAAATCTGATCAGCATGTACAAGTTCTGCATTCGGAATTAATTCATTCTGAGGAAATATATTTGTGAGTGTATATGTGCCATCAGATTTGATTTTTCTATATATAACTTTCTTATATAAATAATCCAATTCCGCGATTTGCTGCTGAGTAATCGTTGCCGACATTATCTAATATAATCATATAGATTTGTTTATACAAAAATAAATCTATAAAAATAAATAACAATGAATATTGGTATCATCATCTTCTATTGAACTTTAGATATTGAAGATCTAACTATTTGTAATGGATAAGGTAGTGGTATCGATAGAACCATTAAATTGAACACTTACATATATGTTTGTATATGCGGATAATGTAGTACCTTGTGGAAGTGTTATAGGGTATCTATCTCCTGTTGGAGGGGCTGTATATGTAGATGCGCCACATCCGCTATTTCCCGTATTTGTGTATAAATATTTAGCATTATACCAATTACCAAGAGATACCCAATAGACATAGAGATTTGTAATACCAGTTGTATTTGCACTATTAAAGTTAATAACAAAAGAACCGAGTGCAGCAGTCGTGGTTATTAAGAAACTAAAGTAGCTATGGCTGCCTGTTAAATTTGGTAATGTAGGTGCATATGTACCACGTGGAACATTATTAATATTGCTATAAATGAATCCAGTATATGGTGAATAGAAACCATCATTTGTAGAAATTGTATTCCCTCCGGTAAATGAAGTTAAATTAGAAATTGCTGGTACGGCAGGTGCTACTACACTACTTGAAGTAGCTTGTCTTACCACAGATGTAATAGGCATATTTGGATATGTAGCTACATTCATGTATGTTTCGTTTATCGCAGAACCCAGATATAATATTCCAGAATTTGATACATTTGAAATAAGTGTTGTAGAATATCCTCCTTGATAATTTATATTATATACAGTAGCACTTATTGGGAGAGTAGATACTGTTTCACTGCTATTTAATGTTACGGATAGAGTATTATTATTTGTACTATTTGCAACTAAAAAGTTAGTGAATACTTGAGAGTATGTAAAAGCGACACCATTAATTATTACTACATTTGTTATTACAGATGGTGATGTAGGATTGATAGTATTATAAATATTTGTAAAAGTTAAACTACTCACTGGGAATGTTAAGGTTGTTCCGTATCCATAATAAGGAACGCCGCTAACATATATATATGATCCACTACTGAATGTAGGTGTTCCTGATAAATTGATATTTGGTTGTCCTATGGAATCTGTTGCTCCCACTGTAAAAGTAGAAATAGCATTGCTATTAAAGAAACTTCCAGCTCCTACACCAGGAGTTGTTGATGTAAGGTTTAGCGAATATGTTCCGGGAGAAAAGGTATAATTATTAATATAAGCAGTAGATGTATTATTAATTGTCTGTGATGATACAACTGTACCGGTGCTTGTCTTTAAAGTATATGTATATTGTGTAGAATTACCATTAAATAATAAAGTAATGGGTACATTGCCAGTAGGAGGAATAACACCTATTGTTATTTTTGCACCATTTACAAATGTAAAGTTAGCTACATTTGTAAATGTCTGTATAATATTGCTACCGAGTATCATAGGTGATGCAATTGTCCCTGCGACATCTAACATTACTGTTGGTGACTGGGAACCGATACCTACATTACCGTTTTGATTGACACGTAATGCCTCAGTTCCCGAAGTACTTATAGCTAAGTTATTATTAGATGGTTCAAATATGCCAGTGTTTGCGTTTGTTTGGAATGTAAGTGCGGGAGATGAAGCGGTTCCTTGACTTGTAAATTGTATTTGCTGAGGATATATAATAGAAATATTACTTAAATTTGCGCCACTGTAATAGATGGAACTCGAACCAATAAATGGAGAAAAGTTATTGGCAAATACAGTATTACTTGTATAAAGTGAATTATTTAATATCATATCTTTGACATTGCAAAAACTGGTATTATTGTATTGAAGATAGGCTGTGCCTGCTGGTGCTTGCAACCCTTGTGTTGTAATTAAAGAAGGGGACCCACCGGAACCTGCGGCACCAATTTGCAGAGAATCTACTTGCAATGTACCTTTTACAGTTACTGTATTACCGGCAACTGTATTTGTACCGAAACCGACATTCCCGTTTGCATCAATGACGAATGCGGGATATGGATTTAATGGGTCTGTTTTTACAACCTCGAATCGTGCTAAACTGGACCAATTAGAGTATACATTACTCCCATATACTTGAAACATAGCATCGGGACTACTGGTATTAATACCTACACGGTCTTTTTGTAATACTACTGATTTCTGAAGATTCGAATATCCAGTGACCATACCCAAATATAAATTATTGAGATTCGTTCCTGATTTATCGTAATTACTAGAACCAATGACAACACCGGTTTGAAGATTATCTACTCCGGTATTAGTATAATTATTTGTATATAATCTCATAAAAACTTCATCAGTTGTTGATGAAAATTGTGTGACTTCTACTTGATTCGAGGCTTGCACACCTAAAGTAATCTGATCCGTGGTATCTGCAAAAAACATCGACATAATTTATGTTTCGTCTACTATATTCATTTTATTTTTAATTTTATATTTATGCATGCAATTTTTCTATTTATGAATGCAATTTTTCTATTTATGAATGCAAGTTCTCTATTTATTGAATGCGATTTTGAATTTTATTGAATGCGATTTTGAATTTTATTGAATCTTTGCCTTTAATTCCCTTATGCATTCTATTAAAAGTCCAATAATAACATCATATTGAACACCATAATATCCATTTGGAAGAGATTTTACTGCTTCGGGTAAAACTGTTATTAATTCTTGTGCTAAGATACCTCCAGATTTTTCATTAGAATATTTATATCGAAATGTATATCCATGTATTGCGTCTATTTTATCTAATGCATTCTCGATGCTATTAATTTCGAATTTTAATCTTGAATCTGAACTAATAATAGGAGAAGAATTGAGTGTCAATGTATTATCAACTGATAGCGAAGAGTTCAATATTCTTACAGTAGATCCTGTTGCTGCCGATATATAATCTGTTGAAATTCCTCCAGGATTATTTACAGAAGATAATGATGAATATACTTGTAACTGTACTGAAGATCTTAATGCAAGTGTTGTAGTATTATCGCTTAATGTAATTGTCTGTAATCTTAATATAGGTCCTGCAATAGGATCTGTAATATTTATAGTTTGTCCAGATATATATTGTAAATTAAGATTGCAACAGGATACTATACCTGTTACATTTACATTTCCATTTACTTGTAATGAAGTATTCAGTGGAATATTAGATGTTCCTATCCCTATGCCAGGGTGTGTGCCGCATAAATAAACTGCAGGAGACCCTGAAATAAAAGTTTGCAGTAAATCGCCACCTGTATTATTTTCAAATATTGCAGTGGGTATTACTGCGACATTTTCAATAGCGTGTATTCTTGCTGAAGGATATACATTATTAATGCCGAGTCTATCGGAAAATACACCAGTGCCTTGGACTTGTAACTTCTGTAATGGATTTTTAATACCGATTCCTACATTTTTCTGAGTTTTGAGATATTGGAAATTATATTGATTATTTAATAGTGAATTATCAATTAAATTATTTGTATTTAGGAATACGAGTTTTTGTGGAAGAATATTTGAACTAATTCTACCAGTATTTGAGTTTACTGTAACAAATGACGATGTATCGATGGATGCACCGTAGAATCCGCCAGTAAATGTCAGGTCACCTTTAATATGTACATTACCTGATACTTCCAGTGCAACATTACTTGTAAAAACACTCGTACCTATGCCGAGTTGTGGATATCCTAAATTATTCTCTTGAATTCTCATCCATTCTACACTACTCGTTGCGGATGCGCCGGCATAAAATGCATGAATCGCATTTCTGGCAGGTACCTGATAATTAGTTATTCCATATGTAAGTCCTATATCATATGTATATCCTATGCCACTGAATTGATGTATACTTTGATTATTATAATCAGATAGAATGATTGCTTTACGGGATACAGCACCATTTATTATTCCAAAATTACTACTATATGTTGGACCATAAATATTGAACTGTGTTTGATTCGTAGAAGTATTTGCGTAAAATTGAGCGATGGGATTATTATTTTGAAGTACTGAGAAATTATATCCTGATGATGATAAAGTAAAAACGGGAGTACCTGAATTTAAAATAGGTTGTAATAGTATATTTTTACCATATAATTGTGGATTGGGAACACTTTGGTAGGCACCAGTTGCGGATCCAGAATTTACGAAAGTTAATCTTGATTCGGATAAACTACTTTTTAGTAGAAGGGTATCTACATTTGAACTTGAGATCAGAGACCTTGGATTTATAAATACTGATGTCATCTATCGTATTACTAGAAAAAATAGGAAAATTAAGAGTTTAGGACATTATTTATTTCTTGGAAACGGATTTCTTTTTCTTTTTCGTTTTTTTTACTTCTTCACCGGCATTTTTCTTTTTATGCGAAGATTTCTTCTTTTTACCGGCCCCACCTGCAGATTGCACAGAGACTGGTGAGAGGATTTCGTGCACAGACCCTCCCGCAGCAGCATCTTCAACGGCGATTCCCCCAGCTAAATCTTGACTTAATGACATTCCGGCGGAAAATGCAGGAGGCGCATATTGTACTGAATTTACATCAGCAGAACCGATGACACTTGATGGAGAATGGTCATCGGTAATTAATGCTTTACTATTATAAATCTCTGCTAAATTACCTACATCACTGCCGCCTTTTTTCTTTTTTTTACTAACACCCCCTGCAGATTGCACAGAGACTGGTGAGAGGATTTCGTGCACGGACCCTCCGGACCCTCCAGACCCTCCAGACCCTCCATTTGCAGAAGCATCTTCAACGGCGATTCCTCCAGCTAAATCTTGACTTAATGACATTCCGGCGGAAAATGCGGCAGGAGCATATTGTACTGAATTTACATCAGCAGAACCGATGACACTTGATGGAGAATGGTCATCTGTAATTAATGATTTAGTATTGTAAATCTCTGCTAAATTACCTACATCACTCCCACCTTTTTTCTTTTTCATTTCTCTTGCTTCTTTTGCCGCCTTTACCCCTTTAGATGCTTTAGATGCTTTGGATGCTTTGGATGCTTTGGTTGCTTTAGTTGCTTTAGCTGCCCCCCCTGCAGATTGCACAGAGACTGGTGAGAGAATTTCGTGCACGGACCCTACGGACCCTCCATTTGCAGCAGCATCTTCAACAGCGATTCCACCAGCTAAATCTTGGCTTAATGACATTCCAGCGGAAAATGCAGCAGGAGCATATTCTGCTGATTTTACATCAGCAGAACCAATGACACTCGATGGCGAATGGTCATCTGTAATTAACGCATTAGCATTGTAAATCTCTGCTAAATTACCTACACCCCCACCACCCTGATTTCCTGCTGCTGGTTCTTCTGCTTCTGCTGCTGCTGCTTCTTCTGCCGCTGCTGCTGCTTCTTCTGCTGCTGGTGGTGCTGCTGCTGGTGGTGCTGCTTCCGCTCCTGCTGCTTCTTCTGCCGCTCGTGCTGCTTCTTCTGCCGCTGCTGCTGCTGCTGGTGGTGCTGCTTCCGCTCCTGCTGCTTCTTCTGCCGCTGCTGCTGGTGGTGCTGCTCGTGCATCTGCTTCTGGTGCTGCTGCTGCCGCCGCCATCTTATCACCCTCAATTCTTACGTCTGTTATACCTGTCTGTTCATTATTTAGATATGTATCAGCAACACGTGTATCTATAATATCTTCTACTTTCATTTTAATCCTTGGCGCATCTGCAGTATTTGAATAGTTAATAACTTGGGTGAAAGATTTATTAAAAAGGTCAAATGTTTTTTTAAACATTTTACATATGCCGCCATTTTCTCCTCCTGAATCTAATTGTATAAAAAGATCCGTAGATGCATCTAATAATTCATCTAATATAGCTAAATTGTTATTATGTACAGTATTATCTGCATCTGTTTTTTTAAGTTTGTTACTGAAAGTAGTACAAAAATCTGTAACTTTCGTTGTATATGTATTCATTAATGTAATTCTTAATTGATTCATTGGAACTGGTGAATCCGCACCACCTACTACACCGCCACCAGCCCCCGCTCCCGCTCCACCGTCTTCTGGTTCTTGTTTATCCCACCAAATTGATATTTTTGAATCAGTAAGTCTTTCCTCATTTTCCGTAACTAATTCTTTAAGTATTCTATTGAATAAATCAAAACCTTCAATATTATATTTGGTATTATCTTCATAATTATTATAGAGTAAATTACACGGTTTTACTAGGGGTAGGGGGTCAACAAATTTGGCTTTAAGGTCTTGTGATAGTTGATAATCACTACTTTCAATAGCATTTGGGTTAAGTAGTTTTTCCAACACGTCGAAACCTTTATAATTTAAGTCTTTCATTTGAAAATAATTTATTAAAGGATAAAATGCTAGTGGTTGATCATTAGAAGTTTTTTTTATACATAATAAATCTATTAAATTTTTATAGTCATCTTTTTTTAGAATTAATTTTTTTAAAATAAAAAATCTAAGAGAATTAAAATATTGTGCATGCTGTGTTTTTAATATTTCATTGGCTCTATTAAAAAATTGTATGATTCTGTTATTGAAATCGTTAGCTTTATATATTTCTTTAAGGTTGTTTCCTAAATTATCGGACAATCCATTAATAGAATTTATAATAGCTTCATCTGTTTTTTTATCAAATCCATTAAATTCCTGCAGATTTGTTGTGGTTCCATCAGTAAATGTTATATCTCTCATTTTAAGAAAATTATTCATATTTTCTGCGGCGGCGAGGGCGGCGGCAGAATCAGCAATATGCGCCACTCTTGCTGATTCTGCCGCCGCCTCCCTTGCCGCAGCCGCCGCAGCCGCCGTCGCCGCCTCCCTTGCCGCCGCTGTGTTGCTGCCTTCGTCCGAACCCCCTGGACTACCACCTTCCATAACCATAATATATCTTTATTATAAATATATTTTATTTTTATTTAGAATAAAACGATTGTGTTGTAATTATTACTGGGTCTTGGATAAATTTCAGGCAAGAATTTAATATTATGTTCCGCTTTTGCATAATTTTCCAAAATTGTCAACATTTTTGTCTTTAATGCCGTAAATCTCTCTACATTCCGAGTTAATATCTCTTCTGTATTTACACCATAAACATGTTTAAAAGATTCAGGTATTACAAATATTAAACTATAAAGTATTTCTAGTATTTTGTCAGATACGTCAATAAACGTCGGAATATAACTTCGCGGCTCATATCTATTTCCCAATATGTAAATATATATTTTCTGCAAATTATCCATATTTAATATTAAGTCTCCATATCGTGCTTTATCAAACATTCTTAGAATATTTAAATCTTCCACTATCTCAACCATAATTTTATTCTTAAATATATATTTAAACTTCTTTTTCTTCGGAAATTTATTAATATTATATATTTCACTATTCGCCTCTTTCCGTTTCTCTGATTCCGAATTTATAATGTCCTCTGAAATAGCATTCGTTTCACTCAATACTTTATACTGATTATTTAAATAATAGTATCCGAAAAATCCAAAAATTGTTATTATTATTATCGATAACAATTTTTCATTACTATAAGAATTTAATTGATAGAATACTATTGCACCAAAAAATATAAAAAATATAACTTGATCTCTGAATAGCATCGTTATTTACTACACCCTTAATTATTTAGGCAGAAGAATCAATGAAATATAATATAAAAGAAAACACTATCAACCATATTCCTACATATATCCGTCTATCTCTTGCAGTAAATGCCATAAATATACTACGTCTATATTCACTATTTGATATAAGTTCTTTATTACTTATAGCATCGGAAATGTCATTAATGATATCTATAGCAGTCTGAATAGTTTTTCTGAAAATTTCTTTTAAAGATAAATGAATCCAGGGAGTATTTGGATCTTCATCCGGAATTTTCCTCGTTTTGTATTTTTCCAAAAATATATTTATTTTATCAATGAGTTCTTTTTGCTGCAAAGAATCATTACTTAGTTCTATAAGTTGTGATGACTCTTTAATAGAATTATAAATGTCTTCCGGTTTTACATCTTTCAAATCTATATTTTTATCTATAACTATCGCTGATGGTGTTGTCGTTGCTGCCATCTGTCTGTGACGTGTGACTCTATATTATAATATATTAAATTGTATCCATCATATCAACAGTGGCAATCATATGTCTCCTGCAACAATAGCGAGTTAATCCAATATTATTCAATATCTCGCCAGTATGCACACTGTCGAAGAATTTCTCTTTTTTAACGGCAGGGACTCCAGCAGGGGCTCTCGACGGGCCTGCACCATCTGGACCCGCTACAACTACGCCTTCATCTTTCTTCAATTCTTTTTCTAGTTTATTAACTTGTTCAATATAGTAATCATATTTATCAGCAATAACTTTTCCACATGTAAAACACTTAATAGGAATAATCATTGATAAATATATGGGGGAGGTGGGGGTATACTAATAATATATAAATAAAAATCATTTTTTTAAATCGAAATCAATAATAGAGATACAATAATAGAGATACAATGGATTTTTATAATTTAAAAAATAATGTAAATAATGTCGTAAATACATTAGCAATCTTGCAGTCTAAAATAGATGAGTTAAATGAACGTATAGATAATTTAGACAAAAATATAAATTCCATTCAAGAAAATATAAATAGCGACTTAATGCACATAAAAGAGGATCTCATGAACGAACTTAACCAAACTGCAGTACCATTAATAAATTCGGGTATAGATGCGTCCAAACCTGAATTACGTAACTATATTCGAATGATAATTACAGAAGAATTCCGTCGGAATTCCTAAACACGACATCTTTGTATCTCGAAGATATTCCTGCAGTAGTAGCTGCAGTGGAGATTTTCGGAATATCATTCTGCAAATGTTGATAGAGTTCTATTAAATTATTAGCTACATCTGAGCGGCTGTTTAATAAACCCTGTGATTGTTTCACTTGTTCAATAGCTTCTAATAATAATTCTTCGCCTTCTTTTAGCATATCCACTTTAATTTTTAGTAAACCATATAAATGTGTAAAATCACAACTATTGAGATTCTTTACACTTTTATATAAATCTGTAATAGCAGGCATATTTTTTTCAATTTCTTCTTTTGATAGAGTTAAGTATTTATATAATTGCATATATTCATTATTATATGTTAAAATATTATTGGAATGAATAGAACTTGTAAATAATCCTAGTTTACTCCCGTCAATGGTAGTTCTTTTCCGTGGATAATAAACTTTAAGACCACTGCCGCCTCCTTCAGTGCCTCCGGCCCCTCCGGCCCCTTCAGTGTTTATTATCCAAGAAAGTTGGATTCTATAGGTAAACTTATAATTTTCAAATTCTGACAATACTTTTGTAGCTATATTTTTACGAATAAAATAGGCTTCTTTTGAAGGCAGAATTTTACCTGATGCATTTAATTCATTAAGACTTTCTAGATCCTGTTTATCTTTTGGATTAACTGATTTAGATAATCCAAGAATAATCATATCCCATTCGTGATTCTTATGGTCTAGAGTTAAGATATCTTCAAAATTTTGTATACAATCTTTTAATATAACTGTGTCGTCTTCTATGATTAAATAAAGATCATCATCAGAACTATATTTATTATTCACTATTTTCTTGAGGGCTTCTTTATGTTTTTCAATATTGCTAATCATTTCTAGACTTAATACTTGAATGCATTGATCAAAGAATGGATTACCGGTTTTGTCATATGATACTTTTTTCTGTAATTCTTCTAATTGAGAATGCAGAGCAGTTGGATCTGGAGAAATAATTAATACAATCTCTACTTTATAATTTGCATTTTGCGCGGATTTCTTTAAAACTTGAATAATTGGCTCTAATTTTTGCATACGTATAGACAATGCCGATGTATGAATAATAAATATTTTAAGAACAGGCATTTTCTGAGAGGGTGCTTTAAAAAAAGAATGAAGCTAAACCTTAAATAAAAATAGTAAATAGAATAATAAATAAAAAATGATTATTTCATATAAAGATATATAGAGATATATATAGATATTATATAGATAGAGAAAGAAATGGAATTTTGCGAAATTTGCGATAATCTATTATACTTGCGCGCTGAAGAAGATAATTCTTTAATAAAGTATTGTAAACATTGTACTTTTTCGAAAAAAGAAAGCGCATCAGGAAATAATAGAGCTATTAAAGTATCTCAGAATCTATATTCAGAAGATGACCTATTATATTTGCAATATCAAAATAAATATTTACGATTTGATCCGACATTGCCGCGTGTCACACATTCATTAGCGCAATCTGATAAAATTCTCATTTGTCCCGATGCAAGTTGTAAGGAATCTAAACAAAAACCGCAGACTTTATATGTAAAGTACCATCCAGTACATATGAAATATTTATATTGTTGTGATTATTGTGGAATAACTTGGCGCGAAGAGGATATAAAATAAAAAATGATATAAACGTTTATAATTTACTTATATTTAATTATATACAATTATTTTAATAGAAAGATATGGCTGCAGCAAGTACATCGAGAAAACATAATTTCATAATAACAGATGACTCCGAGGTAATCAAGAATGTAGATATGTCTAAATATAAATCACTTCCCTGGATGACAAAATATGAATTTGACCAAGTTATCGGATTGAGAACTATGCATCTTTCTATAAATGCAATTCCATTTGTAAAGTTACCAGAGAATTTTACCATTAAATCAAATATGGAACTACGTAAAATAGCTATACAAGAGCTAAATGAGAAAAAATTACCATATATTATAAAAAGACCAATGCCGCCAAACGGTGAAGCAGAATATTGGCCACTTGCTAAATTAAATCTAGATACAGTAATGCATATGATGCGCTAAGAACATGCACTCTCTAATGTTTCCATTTATTTCCACATAGAATACATGTAAAATAAGTAGTCATAGGTTCATCTGCAGAACGTGTTTGAATTTCATAATAAGAAATTTTATTTTTCTTACACTTACCACATTTAATTTGGTCTGTCATCGCAACTTTACTGACTTCGTAGGCCGCCTTATTCCTTAGCAATTCCGATGCAATAATATCAGACCAATTCTTTTGATTTAATGTATCTGGAGTTAGATACGGCAATTCATGTGGCAAATATTCAGTATCGCTCTCTTTTTTATTAATTAATTGAGGATTTTGTTTTATATTTAGATACATAGATCTCGCCTTCGTCAAATATGTTTCTTGAAATATTTCTGAACTCCATGATAAAGGTATTTTATTTTTAGATGAATAATCAATAGTAAAATTATAAATACCTATTTCCAAATCCTTCGCATGTACTTCATCTATATTTTCAAGTCTTCTAAATATTTCAACAACTTCATCGCGGATTGAAGGTGTCACAGCCATTTTATATAATTATTATTAATTATTATAATATCGAAACCGTTAAATCATTTTTTACTCAGCATCTTTGTCACCACCGCCTGCACCGCTTTCTACACCCTCGTTGCCGCTGCCACCACTGCCGCCACCACTGCCGCCACCACTGCCACTTGCAGCGTTACCAGCAGCGACCTTATCAGAATTTGCTTTTTTAATAAGGTCCGCATTCTCAAATGCCTGCATTATAGGACCCTCAACTAAACCCAAATACTTAAGATATACCATCAATTCCCTCCTGGTTACTTTTTGCAAAATTCTTATTATGTCATCTTCTGGAATAGGTTTCACAGCAGCCTCATTCTTTAATAGTTCTTCCAATTCACGCTCCTGGTCCTCAAGTTCTTTACTGGGTGGAGGTGGTACTCCATTACACGTTTTCTCATGCTTGTTTTTCTTCTGCACAGTCTCGAAATCTCCCTTGCATTTTGGACACTCCGTTTTATTTACTTTACCAGGACACGTATTGAGATGCTTTACCATGGTATCATGTTTTGCATAAATCTTATCACATCTCGGGCATTTTGTTTCAGTCTTACTTATGGTTATAACTTTTGGCTGTTTCTTCAATGCCTTTGTTTTCTCCTGCAATTCAACAATCTCATCTATTCTCGATTTATCTTTCTCATTCAAGACGATATGCAAAATTTCACTTGGTTTTGTTGGGAAATAATCTGGCAATTGACCATTATTTAGAAAGAAATTTCGTGTAAAGTTTTCAAATCGAATTCGTGATTGTTCAGATTCCTCTTCAGTAGGGGCTCTTCCACATTCCGGTGTCCATGCACCATCATTCGTGTTACCATCAGTGTTAGAATTATTTTCCATTTTAAAAACTTTATTTATTTAATATTATTACTTAAATAATCCTTAAATCAAAATCGCCACCTGTCACACCTCTCACAGCGTACCACAGTTTACCACAGTTTACCACAGTTGTACTATAAGTCTAAATATTATCTAAATATGAGGTGTCAGAGGCGTGTCATTTTTTATAGGATTTTTCATACTTATTATTTTAGCGCGGATACCTTTACGAACATTATTATGTAAAGTAGCTACATTTTTAGGTATTGGATCGTTTGTTAAATCAAGTATATCATTTCTAATTTTATCTGAGCCAACTTCTTTATTTTCATATAATCTATCATTTGCATTAATAGATATATCTTGAGTTAATTTATTGAAAACAGGTTTATCTGGTCTATATTCCCATAATACCTTAAAAACTTCACAATATGAATTTGTAAGATATTTTTTTCGAATCAATACATTTCTAGGATTCTGAAATAATAAATCACTAAATTTAAGTAATACATACTCAGTATCTGTTACAGAACTATTAAATATATCGTCAAAGACCTTTTTAGATATGTGAGCTTGGTCAAATACAATGGTATTCAGTGAATCGTAGTGAATTATATTTATATTATTAGTTATATTATTATTTGTTATATTTGTTATATTATTTGTTATATTATTTGTTATATTATTCATATTATGTTTATATTTACATTTATTTTGATGTCTATACTTTGCTGTTGCTATTGTAAAAACCTCTTTACAATATATACATTCTAATGAATTTTTCTTACCTTTACATTTTATTATATGTTTCATAAAATTTTGTCTCGTTGATAATATTTTTTCACATTTATCACATTGGTTTTTATGAACAAATGAGTTCTCTTTTGGTTGATTTGAGTTCTCTTTTGGTTGATTTGAGTTCTCTTTTTGTTGATTTGAGTTCTCTTTTGGTTGATTTGAGTTCTCTTTTCGTTCAGTTGGGGTCTCTTTTCGTTCAGTTGGCTCCGAAATTATTTCATTTACTAAATGTTTTCTTATAAAATGCCGACGAGTACTGGAAGACCATTTTGACGTAAAATCACAGTTTGTACACTTATTACTACACATATAATATAATAACAAATTTAATCTTTAAATAAAAAATACTATACCATAAAAATAAACCATTTTGAACCAGTTTTTAAAAAAATTATATATATATAAAATTATGGTGTGATATTTTCTATAAAAAATAAAAAATTTCTGACAGGGCTTCTAAAAAATGATTTAACAGTATCTATTCTTCTATATACAATAGCGGTGTCATTATGGATTTCCAATTATCTGATTTTATATTACACAATGGCCCGAACAGCCCGACCAGTCTCAACAGTCCTGACGGTCCGACCAGTCCCAACAGCCCCGCAAAAGAAGCATCGGAATCGCACGAGGATAATAATAAAATAAATTGTATAAAGATATATTTTAGTAAAAATAACAGTATTGGATGGAGTAATATTAATTTCAAATCACAATTTAATAATAATAATCCTGTAAAAATAAAGACAATTGGTTTTCATAATAGAAACTTAGTATATTTGTATGATACAACAAATGATAGTCAAAAAATAATAAAAGAAAAATTTATTAAAGATAATAATACTATAAATAATCTATATATAATTGGATATCATAAAGAGATATTACCAACCCATGCGTTTCCTTGTACAGATGATATAGTTCATACTGAAGAACTGGAAACATACATTTATAGAATAAATAATAGAATGTTTATATATCTTGAAATAGAAAATAATATACAATATATATATATTAAATATAATCATTCAAATAATATTGATTTAACAAAAATGCAACATGACCTCTCGAGAACACTTAGCTGGATTCGACGGAACGTTTCAATGGAACCCATTTAGATACTTCCTTGTTATATTTACATACATATGGTATGTACATTGCAACTGTAGCATCCTTGAATGCATTCCTCAACATCTTACTGGTCACAAGAGTGTGTACCGATGCTATACCGATTTTTGTATTATTTACCATACCATGGTCTGTGCTATAAATATCATATACATCCGGATTTTCTGTTTTACGCAACCATAGAATCTTTTGTGTTTCTATGTCTCCCTCGATATGTCTCTCAATATCTCCTTGAATTTTTCCCTGGTTTTCTCCATGAATTTCTGCATGGTTTTCTTGTTTTGTTAATGGTGTTAATGGTGTTCCACCACCTACGGATTTTTCTTGAAAATCGGGAGTGTCCTTTACTTTACGAATAACTGATTTTATAAGTGTATCATCAAAGTTAATCAATTTCGGTTTGTATTTATAAGAAAAGGGACAATAATATATACCACGAGATGTATAATTTAGATTTTTTGACATATCTATAAGGGCATCTGTGCCTTCTTGAGTCGCATAGGCATATTTTTTAACTTTATATTCACAAACATCCATATAATTATTTGGTGTATACATTGTCGATAATATCTCAAATGCATATTCTATACGCTGCGGCAACGACTCATTTATTAAATATTTTCCTTTGAATCCAATAACGTCATTAATAAGAAATAACCATTTTCCATCAAAATTCTTAACCATTTCGCCTTCAATAAGTGTATTTGAAAAAATATCTTCTTTCCATGTACCTTTGCATAATATAATACGAGGAACTTGATATCCTGATTGCACCTTTTTATCTATGAAATAGATAATAGGCACATCTTCGTATTTCGTAAAATACATATAATACGGATTCCCGTTAGAACGCAAACATGCTAAATGAGGAATTCGTTGAAGATGCTTTACAGATTCTGTATCGAGTCTGTGCCAATGTTTCTGTAATATAATAATTTCAAAGTATTTCTTCAAATCCTGTAGGATTTTATCCTTTATTTCAGATGACTTAATGTTATAAGCAATTCTGTCACAAAATGATATAATACCTGTATGCATTTAATAAAAATTATTACTATATTTCTCTATTATATTTATTATTATATTTCTCTATTATATTTATTATTATATCTATACACGTTACACTCTGTTACACTCTGTTACATATTATCATTTTTTATTCTTAAATACATATTTTTCTTTTCTTTTGCAAAACACATCATTGTATTCGCAATAGGTAAATCCATAGACATAGGCTTACTGTAAGGACATTCACCGATTTCCTTGGTAGGATAATCAATCGGAATGCATGGTGTAGGTGGTTTAAAATATGTATCAATTTCTTTAGCGGAAATTTCGTTTTCTTTATTTTTTTGGCAAAGATTTGTATCTATTTGATGTTTATCGACGTGTATATGTGTTGTTTCTGGTTGTCCCGACGGTCTTTTTAATATAGGATAAATTAAAACAATAATAATAAATATTGCTATAATTATAAAAAACGCTTTGATATTGTCCATTATATACACCTTAGAAAGTTTAAAACGCGCTTCTATTGATCTTCTAATTGAAATGAAGCATATTCATTTTTCTCATCATAAGTAGAGATTCCTGGCATTATTTTATCTGTTCCTTGAGAACTGTAGACCTCTTCGCCATATACACCTTTTACACCAACATATTGATTTTTATAATTCGTTTTATTGACTACGTTATCCTGAGCATCTTTTAAGTTTTGTTCAGTTACATATTGTGATATCAGACTATTCATCGGATATTTATTATATTTTTTATCAAAAAAGTTAATGTTTAATTTTACCATATAATAACGCAAATATGTTACTAAGAATAAAAGTCCGAATAAAAGACCAGTATATGCATCAATAAATAATATAAATGCTATAATGATTGTTCCAAATATTATTTGCCATTCGAGTTTTGTAATAAATTGTAAATACGATGCATCTATTAATGATACTAATATAATCATTGCTAAAGCAAATATGCGAAGCATAATATATTCAATCATGGATGGTTACTACTATCAGTAGTAAAGATTAAAGAAAAAGATAAATATAAATAAAAATATAAATATAAATATAAATATAAATATAAAGATAAATATAAAATAAATATAAAGATAAATATAAATATAAATAAAAATTGATATAAGATTTAAAACTTTTTAATATATGACTCTACTAAGTCTAAGATGCGTGGCAAATTAAAGAAATTTAATATAAGTGAAACTTTCTTATCACAGAAAGGGTATGCCATAATAAAAGAAGGCAACGAGGAGTGTGTCAAATATTTGAAAGAACTTTTAACAGTAACACCAAAGACAAACCCGAATTTATCTGCAGATGATATAAATAGTTTTTCGGTATATAGAGAAAATAGTAAAAAAATATATATTCCTCGATGTATTGGATTTGAGATATTTGGAATACCGAAATATGATACAATGCATAAAGGTATCGATTGTCCCAATTTAGATTTTACGGGAAATCTGAGGAAAGAACAAATGGAACCAGTGAAATGTTTTATTGAAGCAGCGAATGACCCGTTGCGAAGAGGCGGTATTATATCAGTAGGATGCGGATTTGGTAAGACAATTTTAAGTCTCTATATATCTTGTCAAATTAAGAAGAAAACATTGGTCCTTTGTCATAAAGAATTTTTAATGAATCAATGGAAAGAAAGAATTAGCGAATTTATACCCAATGCGCGCGTGGGCTTGATAAAAGCAAAAGAAGTAGATTATATTGATAAAGATATCGTAATAGCAAGTATTCAAAGTATTTCAATGAAAGAATATGACCCGAAAATCTTCACTGAATTTGGAGTTGTACTGTCTGACGAATGCCACCATAACAGTGCGGAGATTTTCAGCAGAGCCTTGCCTAAGTTAAATGCGAATATAATGCTTGGTTTATCTGCGACTCTTGACAGGAAAGATGGATTGCGAAAGGTTTTTGAATGGCATTTGGGAAAACCCGTATTTGAATTGAAGACTCGTTCAGAGAATAATTTAATAGTAAATATATTGACTGTACCCAATGATGATCCATGTGAAGAATATGGGATGGAATTGAAGATGTGGAATGGTAAGAAAAATTGCGCGGCAATGATAAATGCAATATGTGCATGGGAAGAAAGAACAAATCTTATAATGGATACTTTAGAAAATACATTGAAGGAAGAACCGGGAAGACGCGTATTAATATTGAGTGATCGCCGCGGGCATTTAAAGACATTTGAGAATGAAATCAAGCGAAGAAATTTGGGGAGCACGGGATATTATGTAGGTGGTATGAAAGAGAAGGCATTAAAAGAAAGCGAGACGAAAGATATAATACTAGGAACATATCCGATGGCAAGTGAAGGTATGGATATTCCTGTATTAAATACATTGATACTTGCATCACCGATATCATCTATAGAACAATCTATAGGAAGAATTCAACGTCAAAAAGTTCATGAACGAAAATATACACCACTTGTAATTGATGTATGCGATAATTTCAGTTTATATTCTAACCAATCGCGAAAAAGAATTAAATTTTATAAAAAAAATGGATATACTATATTGGGAGAAGAAAAAGATATAACTGGCAATACCAAAAATAGTGATAATGACTCAGACAGTGATACGAATACTGAAAATCCGACTGCTGCCAAAAGTGATCCGAAAAGTCAATTTAAATTTATAGATAGTGATGATGAGGCCGTTTAGAGACTGTTTAGAGGCCATCTTGCGAAGATGATTGTATTGCGGCAGACCGCATTTCTCTAGATGCCATTGCAGAAAACATTATAATTAATAAAATAGCTAAAGAAGCAACTATTACACCTGCGCCTAAATATACTTTGAAATATGTATTATTTATAGAAGAACGTATAATAACAGTACCGATAATATTCATTAAACTATATAAAAATATAAATCCAGATAAAAGACTAATAAATAATTTTTTGTTCGTTCTATATGCCCAATAAAATACAAACGTAACAAGTGTTGATATTAATACAGCTCCGAGTATAATAAATACATTTTCTACAGTTGCAGTTGTTGTTGTATTATCAAATTTCTCAACGATATGTTCAGATGATAAAATTGGTGCCCAAGGTGCCCAAGTTGCAGATATAGTTGAAATGGACATCTCTATACTCTATTAATCTAAAACAAAATCTTTCAAATAATTAAGATAAGATGGTTTTTAAAAAGAAAAATGATAGTTACACTATGTATTACCTATTATTTGCATTACTGTTTATACTTATTATAGTATGCGTCATAGCATTCTTAGTAGGCGCTAAAAGTCCTAACACAGGCAAAATATCTCGAGTAAGAGGCAGTTCTGATAATTATAGCGGTTCAAGCCGCATAATAATTATAAATTCCGATAATGAACCTATACAAGTAACACCGCAAACATTTACTGATAAACCAATGATTAGTCCAGATTATAATCCTGAATATCCGATGCGTACAGGAGTTATACCGGCAGATTATCAACAAGTTGGTATATTATCATCAATTGATTTAAATGAAGAACCGATAATATTACCATTATATGGCAGAAAAATGATTAGTCGTGACAGATGGGAATATTATACAGCAAGTGATAAATATAACATGTGGAAATTACCAGTGCAATATTTAAATCGCGATTGTCAAAGTGATGTCGGATGTGAAGAAGTATATAATGGCGTAGAAGTAGTCATACCAGAATATGCTAATAAAGTCTTTACTGTTAAAATGTACAACTACGGTAATATCCGCAATTAAGGGTAATATCCGCCCGCAATTAAGGGTAATATCCGCCCGCAATTAAGTCAATTTCCATAATAATACATAGAATAATACTGCTAATAATAATGTGCGTATGATACGGTCATAAGGTTCTAATTTTGAAAACATAGGGATTTTTTCATATAAAAATCCTGTTTCAACCGGATAAAATATAGTGAATGCTAATGCTGCAGCCAATATAGCAATTTGTAAATGATTTTTATCAATTCCATATAATAAGTCGTCGTTCATTACATATTTATTTTGAGAGTGTGGTTTATATTCTCTTGGTAATGGTGTGGGTGCTGCAGGTGGTGCAGGAGTTGGATAATTAAATTGTCTTGGAGGTAATGGTTGAGAGATAAATTCTCTTTCCATTTCAGATATAACATCACTTACCAAAGGGTCTTCTTCCACTTTTGAGTTTGAAGGAGGACTGTTCGGCAATTCTTCAACTTGTGTGCTCATAGCTGGTTTACTGGTACTCATCTCTCTCTCTAAAAGAATCAATAAAAAAAATATATCTAACATTAACGCGCTCGCGCGCTCATGTATTACAATGTACACTTCTGGTTTTATATTTATAACAAACTCCTTCGAGTTCATATATATTATTATTAATTTCATCCGGATCAGGTGCATCAATAAGAATGCATTTATCTCCTTTGCATACTTTCTGAAATAAAAAGGCAAGTGCTATTCCAAAGATAGCTGAAATTAATGTTTGACCCTGATATGTATAAAATAATCTATTTACTACATTATTGAGTGATTTTGTTTTATTTCCCGCTGCAGCGGTTAATGCAGTAAATAACATTATCTCTTATTATTTATCTATATATTAACTGGTTGCGGCTTTTTGTCATTTGTACACTCTACTTTCTCATAATCATAGACAAAACAATTATTACTTTTGTCTTTATAAATTATTTTTCCACATGTCTCTGGAGTAGGATACTTTATAACTCTTTTATATGCCGGTTTTGCAAGATATATATATAATATACCTATACAAAATGCTAATATAAATACTGGAATATTTAAAGAAAATCCTTTACTCTCCATTTCTATCATTTATACTGATAATAATACATTGTGTATATTGGGTCATTTATATATTTCTCGCGCTGCAATGATACTATTCTGCTTAAAGTCTCCTTACTTTTAGTAACCTTCCAGTCATTTATTAAATCTTTCTGAGTATTTAGAAATAATTGATATCTCCCCTCACTTTCTAATCGTGGTATATTATGTTTACTAGTATATTCAGTCTCTAATTGTGTAATTGCCTCTTTCATTTCATTTTTATCAAATTTCAGTTTATCAAAAGATACTATAACCTTTTCTATCGGTGTTTTTGCCGAATTTGCTTGATAATTTAAAACATTCATCATCCACTCCCGTAAATTATTCTTATTCTCATGCCCATGCTTATTCCCATGCTTATTCCCCCCTTTATTGTTATCTTTATCTCCCATTATCTAAATATATTTATCTTAATAATTTTTTCTAAATACTCCCGAATTAGCTACATGTGTCGAATAATATATGTGTGAAACAAAAAAATGGTTGCATATAAATAGCAAACGCAAAATGTCTCACAAGAAGGAGTGTCCTTCTGACAAGATTTTGAATCCAGCAACATAGCAAGACGCCATCTTCAAAAACCTAGTCTAGAGTTTCCAAAACTTTTTTATTGTAAGAAAAACGTTCAGTAATTACTTGATTCCCAGTGTTGGTGTCCCAGATGATGGGATAACAGTTGTTGGTACGCTACTTAATTGGCTTTGAATACCATTAGCTATAGAGTTTGCGTTTAATGGTGTCTTTTCTATCATTTGACTCTGTAATGGCGGCCAAGGATTAATATTCTCAAACATACTCTTATATTGTTGAGATACCATTAAGGAAGGATTATTAGATAATTGCTCATCATATAAACTACTTGGTATATATCTATATATAATCTTCGGAGTTTTCTCTATATTCAGCGATTGTGTATAATACCCCTGTACAACTAAAAACATCCCTATAAATAATATAAAAACTGCAATTGCTTTCATTCTCTTACAAAAATTAAATACTATATTTTTACTCATCATTGCTCAGCAGTAGAAACAGAAGTAGTATCCGCTGGTGCCGCTTACGTGTTCGCAGTCTCAGTAGGGGTCACAGTGGGGGTCTCGGTGGTGGATTCCGCTGGCTCCGCTGGCTCCGCGGCTTCCGAGACACTTTCTAATTTTGCTTGAGCATCATTTTCCGCCTTGCGTCGGATATTTTCTTCATTAATTTTACTTATTTTATCCTCTTTACGGTTGTTATATTCTATATCTTTATTTTCGATATTCTCTTTATACTTCTTCATTAAAGTATTTAAACCAGTCTCCGAATATTCTTGATTATCTAAATCATTCGGATTCGGAGACCAAGGGCACCAACAACCAACTTGAGCAACATATATGTCAAATTTATCACCCATACGCTTCAATACCTCAGCACGTGTTTGTGCTTCTTTTAATGTTTCGAATGTACCCCTTACTTTAATACCTCTCATAGTAGGACGATAGTTCTGGGCCTTGTGATATTCTGTCTCCAAATCTGAAGAATTGATGCCTTTATAGAATTCATATTGCTCTTGTAATTGTTTTGCATCAAAGAAATGAGAATTATTCTCTTTCAATAAATCAAAAATCTCAGTATCATTCGGATATTTTTCACGTAATCCACTCAATAAATTTAATACATCCTTGGAAAATGATTCTGTGAATTTATTGAAAAAATATACATTTTTATCAATCATCACATCTTCCGGAGATATAAAAGACAAACAGACATAATTTTGTCCCCTAAGTGGTTTATCCTCGTCTAAGTAATCCTCTTGACTTACCGGAATTGATTCATTTTTAGTAATATCTACGCTGGCGCCGCTCATTTTCTTATATATTCAAATAAAATCTTTAGTTCTTAAATAGTTTTTCTTTTCTTATAATATAGAATAACCAATGGATACTTCTTTTGATTTCAAAGAAATGATTACTCGCCTTGTTAAATATTTAATAGAAGGTTTAGTTGTAGCTATCGTTGCAGCTATATTACCCTCCAAATCTTTAACTGGATCTGAAATTGCCCTCCTTGCACTTGTGGCTGCATCCATTTTCAGCATCCTCGATTTATTAGCACCATCTATTGGTTCTAGCACTCGTACCGGTGTCGGTCTTGGATTAGGCTTCCAAATGGCCGGTGCTCTGTAAATACTCCTTTATGTAATCTAGTAATCAAGTAATTTACTAATTTAGTAATCTAATAATCTAAATTATCTAAAAATAATCATTAATTTTTTTTGCATGTGCTTCATGTGCTAATGCAGCTTTATTCGCTTCTTTATCCGCGCGGTCATTCCATACACTCTCCCAATCATCGCGACCGGTGTGTGCCATAACGTGTTTATACACAACTCGACGTAATTGTGAAAGGTCATCTATTCTCTTTAATATATCTTGATTTAATACAGGTTTTCCGTCTTTCTTCTTCCATCCATTCCTCTTCCACTGAGTAATCCATTTTGACATTGAATCTACTATTAACTGTGAATCCGTATAAATATATACTGTCTTACGCTTCATACTATCTTCCCTATCAACCTGTTCTAATGCTAATTGGACAGCAGTATATTCTGCACGATTATTTGTAGAACCTACAGGTAATGTATGAGTAATATTTAATTCTAAATGATTCGGAAAAATTGCAGCACATCCCGAACGTGAATGTTTAGAACCATTGCCCTTTGATGCACCGTCAGTAAAGACAATTACTCCATCTGAAGGTGGCTCATTCTCTCTTTTCTTCATTGACGACATTAATGGAAATACATCACACGTCTCATTTTTTATTTCACCACAGCCTCCCTCGCCTCTACCTTTGCCGCTACCTTTGCCGCTACCACTGCCGCTACTACCGTTGCCGCCAATATCTAATGTCTCAATTAATTTTGATTTTTTCTTAAATGCTATTTCAATACCAAACTGTTTTAATATACTCATGTGTATAGTATTTTATAGAATGTATAACTATGTATAACATTACATTATAAATAATAAAACTTTACGTGTATTATTATAATTATTATAATTATTAAATTCTACTTAAAAGATTTAACGGTTTTACTATAAATAATAGCAATAACAGGAATGACAGCAGTAGGAGGTTTGCAGAATCTTGGCAATACATGTGCAGTAAACTCATTAATACAATGTATATACGGCACACCTCTTTTAAGAAATTTACTTATAAAACCAGAAAAAGAAACAAACGGTGATACATCAATTACTACTCAATTACACGATATATGTAGTAAATTATCTGAAGGGAATTCGATATCTCCGAAAGCATTCGTTCATAGATTATTTCAATTATTTCACTTTATTTTAACACCAGGAGAACAATTCGATATAGGAGAACTTTGGTTATTGCTCGGAGATAAAGTTTCTGAAGAATTTAATAGTGACTTACCCGCTATAATACCTGAAACAGCAAATGTAGTAGATTTACAAGTTTTAAAGTTAAATAACAATAAATCGAGTAAATGGCAAACCGCTATCCAAGGTATTAATATATGTATTACAAAATGCAATACATGCAATGTAGATGTAATAAATACCGATATTTTTATTATACTTACTCTAGATTTATCAACACATACCGAAATACTTGATATGATATTGTCTTTTTTTAAATTAGAGGAACTATCAGAATGGACGTGTGACTCATGTAAAAATAAAGGATGCAAGAAACAATATCAAGTCTATAAATTACCAGATATTTTAGTAATATTAATAAAAAGATTCAATAATAATTTTCAAAAACTAGAAAATCCTGTAAATATATTAGAAGAATTAAATATTACCCATAATAATATAGAAAATAAATATAAACTAAAAAGTATCGGAAATCACTTCGGCGGATATCAAGGAGGCCATTATACCGCATGTTCTCTTCATACTACGCAAACTATGCAAACTACGCAAACTAATGACAATTCACATGAACAATGGAGACACATAGATGATATGTCAATACAATTGATTAATATTGATGATATTATTAATAATAATAGATATGCATATATTCTATTTTATGAGAGAGTTTAATGTCGCCTGCAAATCTTCTATTTGATTTTGTTGAGTTTTAATACATTCTATTAATAATCCAATAACATTGCCGTAAGCTACAGATTTATTACCATCTGCATTCGTTTGTACTGCTTCAGGAAGTACTTTTTCTAATTCTTGAGCAATGACACCTGTTTGTCTTTGTAATGTATCCGTTCTTGTATATGTATATCCATTAATCTTTTTAATTTTTTCAATAGAATTTGGAATAATTTCCAGATTTGTTTTATATTTCTTATCAGATAATGCCATTACATCTCCATTAGCATATATGTCTCCATCAACATTTAAAAATGTAGTCGATGCCCCTTGTTGATTATATGTACCTGCCGCTAAACTACCCGATGTACCTATACCCACACATCCCGTAAAAGAAATAAACGGTATCGCACTAGAACCAGGACCTGACCATTGACTCGATATTATAGATTGCGTAGTTGTATTTATAATACGTCCATATTGGTCTACTGTTAAAATTGGATATGAACCATTTGAAGCAGAAGCATTTAATGGTGTACCAATATTAGCAATAGCATTCGCATATTGTCCCGATGTTATTAAAGGTACTGGATTTGTATTACTTCCACCTTGATTTAATAATGTAGGTAATACACTTGATGCTAATATACCACCTGTCACACTACTTGCTGAGATAATTCCAGTACCACCGGCACTTGTTATGCCACCTGTTCCAACAACTAAAGAAGAAGCAGTAATAACACCATTAACTATTAAGTTATATAAACTCGGAGTTGGATTTGGAACAGGTACAGGAACAGCAGGCGCTACATTTGTCGAAACACCGTCACCAATAACTACAGTATTATTTTTCCCGATTCTTAATACTGGTATAGAAAGTGATGTTGAACTATCATAGAAATCTGCAATATATCCTGGATTTCCACTGACTGCTCCATTTAATGTTCCGCTTCCTGTATATTGTAAGACTTTAAGACCAGGTGTCGTAGGTGTATTCGGAGTAGCATTTGATATAGAAAAAGTATTTGTTTCAGTAACTGTGCTATTTGTAATGTTTGTATACCCACTGACACTCAAATTGCCGCCAACATTTAAATTATTCACAGTTGTTGTACCAGCTACATGTAATGTATACGCTGGACTACTTATTCCTATGCCGACATTTGATGTTATTATTAGACTAGTAGATGATGGAAGAGTTGACTGAAGACCATAATAATTTGCACCAATGGCCATAGATCCATATATTTCTAAAGTATTTGTCGGAGGTGTTGCTGTGCCTATTCCACTATTTCCAAATACAAGTAATCCATTTGCAGGAGCATTTGCTGTCGTTGCAGATGTTGAAAATCCAACAGATATATTCCCCGCAATACTTAAATTATTTGTCCCCAAACGGTTAAAATTACCTATGACAACATTTCCTAAAACAAGCAACCCATTGGTTGGCGCTGAACTGCCATTGGATATATTACCTATAGCTACATTTCCAGCAATATCTATTGAATTTTTAGGATTTGTTATACCTATGCCTAAATATCCTGACATTATCGAAGCATTTCCACCATATATACTTAATAATCCATTTGTCGTTGATGTACCAATACCGACATTACCACTGACTATTAATCCATTCGTAGGCGCAGCATAATTATTTAGACCATAATTACCAATAGCTACACTTCCTCCAACATTTAATGAATTATTTGTAGGGTTTGAATTTCCTATGCCAACATTGCCTGAAATAATGAGACTGTTTGTAGTCGTTGGTGTAAGTGCCGAATATGTTCCGATTGCTATATTTCCATTTATACCAGTGTTTCCTTGAACATTTAAAGTATTTGTATATGAAGTTGTGCCGACACTTAATGTATTCGAAATTATTAAACTATTCGTTTGCGCTGATGTAGAATATCCTATAGATGCGCCTCCTCCCATTATACTAAACATATTCGGCGTAGTCGTTCCACCAATACCAACATTATTCGATTTATCGATAAATATCGCAGGAGTACTTGTACCATTTCTTATGAATATATTTCCAGTTATATTTTGTATAACTGCATTGCAAGATATATCGTGAAATAAATAAAGACCATTTATATTGCATGCAGAATTCGTTGAAGATGCAGAATTACTAGAAACTATATTAATTCCCACTAAAGAATTATTCCCATCAATAATTAGTGTATTTGATGATGTGGCTCCTCTACTTGCACTGCCAATAATATGCACTTTAGAAAGAGGATTTGTTGTACCTATTCCTATATTCTGATTTACAATTGTCATCACATTATATGCACTTGTTTGTGATATCATATTGCATAATGAAATATTTGGATTTTGATTTGGACCCCAATTTTGAAATTGATGAATAGGTGCAACATATCTAAGTTGATTTATTGTATTATCAACCAAAATAGTTGAATAATTTGATGCCATCTAATAAGGAAGTATAGAATATAATAATATCCTATATCGCAAAAATCAACTGAGAACATTATAATCAATGATTTCCATATTGGCATAATCAATATTAATAAGAAATTTTGCTAATTCTCCAGCATTTTTGCCATTATTTGCAGTTACCATAACTTTAACACGCGGATTCTGTATTTTAGAGAATTGTACCTCCCATAATGATTCTGTTATTTGCGTTGCCCAATAAAAATCTAAATTTTTAACTTCTTCTTTTAATAATTCTACAATTTCTTCGCGAGTACTCGCAACGACACTTGTACCGTTTTTTAGATACCATACAATATCTATTTTTTTCTCTTCTAAATATTTTAAATTAGTACAAGAATCCATTGAATAATATCTTCTTATACCCAATAGACATGAGTACATTTTTAATTATACACTATATAAAAAATGATTAACTTCTTAATATACTTTTTCCAAATATATTCATTTTAACTTAACGTTTATAAATTTTAACTTAAAGGAAACATATACGTTTCATTTGCGATGTCGCAATCGCAATCGCAATCGCAATCCCAATCTCTATCCCAACTTTTAAACAATGGGAATAGTTTATTAGAAGAATTGCAAACGTATTTAACTATGTACAGATATGTCAATACATCAAATATTGACCCCAAACCCTTAGAAATTCATGAGCAATTAACAGAACTAGAAACGGAAATGACACGTATAAAACATAATCTTATACTATTATGCAGAATTATTATTGAAACGAGAAATAACTGCAAAAATATATCAATTGATGAATATAATCTCGTAAATAAATTCCTCTATGATTGTGTAGCGTGAGCAGCGTGAGCAGCGTAAGCCTGTGTGAACAATCGCACTCTCTAGTATGTAGCGATACACTGGTCTAATGTTATGTTTTCCATTAATTGTATATATTTTCTATATTTATAATAATCTACACTTCGAGATGATTCGACACTTTCACATCTATTGCAATTACATCTAAAACCATATTGACTTATTAGACGTTTTTGTCTTTCTTGATTACAAAGATTCAAATTAACATAATTATCAAATAATTCTTCGCCCGATTTAATATCCCTGATAGTTACAAAATACATAATATTACCATCTTGAATAAATTTAATATTAGGAATACATGAATGATTGAACATTGCACCATTAAATAATAATATTGGCTCACTATTTCCAAATGCATTTGATATATATTTCATACAATATAACTGTAATTCTTGTGGATTCATTGATAAAAAATACTTTTTCATTATATCATCTTCTAGATTCATTAAATCTGCGCGTAATATGTCATAAGAAACAAGAGATGAACATTTGTCTTTTATTGCTGACGGAAGTAAATTCATAAATTTCTGCTTTATTTTTTGTGGTTTATTATTAAATATCTTGTATAAAATTTGAAACATTTCATGGTACCTGTTATTATCCAGCAAATCTACCTTCGCTGTCTCAATAAGTATTATAGACATCGCGGGAATATCTTGTATTGCGTAATATCCATATCTTTTACTATTATTTATTAATTTTATTGATTTAGAGATAAAGTCCTTCATTATATATAAATATAATAATTCGCCGAATCCTTAATATGTTACTTTTACCAAATGACATCATTGAAATTGGCGTTGACGAAGTTGGCAGAGGTACTTTATTCGGCCCAGTTGTCGCTGCTGCTGTTATATTAGCGCCGATTTCTGATGCGAATTCGGGGGAATATGAAAAGATTATGGATTCTAAGAAAATTTCAGAAAAAAAACGTGAAAAGATAGCTACATTTATACATAAAGAAGCGCTTGCTGTTGGAATAGGAATGGCTAGTGCCGCAGAAATTGATGAAATAAATATTTTACAAGCAACATATCTTGCAATGCACCGTGCCCTTGATAATATTGCCGCCAATACCGCGAATACCAATATTGTATATGATTTAATACGCGTAGATGGTAATAAATTCAAACCATATAAAGATAAAAAATATGAATGTGTGGTACAAGGTGATGCGAAGTATCTTTCTATAGCTGCGGCAAGTATTGTTGCCAAAGTTTACAGAGATAATTTCATTCTTGAAAATGTAGCTACAAATTCAAATTTAAAAATATACGATTTACAGAATAATAAAGGATATGGAACAGCGAAACATCTTGCCGCTCTGAAAACACACGGCCCCGTAGAAGGTCATCGGTTCTCTTTCAAACCTATTAGCCAATAAATTTTATTAAATTATTTAAATTCTTATAAGGATCCATTGAATCAAGTATTTGACGTTTTTCATTTTTAAACATCTTTCTTTTGTATCCACCTTGCTGAGGAGGCATTGGCTGCATTGGCGGCATGGGATGCATGGGATGCATGGGCTGCATTCGTTGTCCTTGCAGTCCTTGCAGTTTCTGCTCTTCATTATCCATTGGCGCTAATGGAGCCGGCGGTGCCAACGATTCTATTGTATAGTCGAAAGTAGTACCATTTGCAACAAGTGCTTCTATATTTTTCAATAAAGCTATTTTACTATTATTATAATATGTTAATCCACTTTTTGAATGTGTATATATTTCAGTAGAAGGTGTATACTTAAAATATACTTTATTTTTATCTGCTTTATATTCAACAGAAATATTATAATTACCTGTTGTCTTTATTGCCAATAAATTATCTATATCTATTTCTACAGTTTTGTTAGTGCTGCTTGCAAGGGCGGCGTCGGCAGCATCGTAAGCATCAGCGCTCTCTTTATTAAGTTCAATAGCACCAAAACCTGTAATCCAAATATATTCTGTTTTATCTGAATTATTTGAGTTATTTATAATTTCCGTAAATATAATTTCTTTATCATTATCTAATTCATAAATATTATATAAATTGTAATCACTATTATCAACAGTTATACCAGATGTATAAGCAAGTAATCCCGCTCTAACTATTTTATATGAATCTCCTGGTTTAACATCTATTTGTTTAATACATCCCGTAAATGGCAGCGAAATCTTCGTTTTAACATTATCTTCATTTGATTTTAACGTAATCATATTACCTTCAATTTCTGCCCCGCCAAATTGACCATCACTATAATTGGTGTTAGGATTGGCGGGGGCATTGGCAGGGGCATTTATAGTATCAATAATTTCAATTGAACTATCCTTTGAAATTATTGATCCGGAATTTACTGTTATAATCTGGTTTTTATTTAATGTTACATTTAATATATCATTTCCTGTATTATGATGCTCTATAGTAACATTAATATCTGTATTTGTTGTCATACTATTATTTTCAGTTCCCATTCCTCCTATTGCACTTTGTACAAAATCTAGAATTCCCATACCTATCTATCTCTATATATTATTCATATTCTTTATTCTCTCAACATCCTCACTTAATTCTTTAATAGCCTCAATGACCAATCCTAACATATTTCCATAAGCTAATCCTAAATATTCATTTTCTGTATTTACCGCCTCTGGTAATACACGTATGACTTCCTGCGCAATAAGTCCAGTACTTTTCTTACCATTATTTTTCATTTTAAAAGTATATCCACTCAGTGTCTTTAATTTTGTCAGTGCATTGTCTATTTTATGAATATCCTCTTTAAGACGAGCATCTGAATCTACAATTTGATTTCCATGAGCAATGGCATCGCCGTATATTTCTAAAGACCCATTAATATATACATTACTGCCAAAATTGGCAAAACCATTATAGAATTGACTGCCCTCTACATGGAAAGGAACATGCGGTGTTGAAGTATTTATACCCACATATCCTGTATTATTAATAATCAATCCATTATTATTTGCATTTATAAATGTAGCTACATTTCCAATGTTACTATTTTGTTTTATATATGCCGCAAAAGTCGCATTACTTGCATTTATAGTAAACGGATATTGTGGTGTCGTTGTTCCAATACCTAAATTCCCATTTTGATTCACCGTGACTAATTGATTCGTTCCTGCAAATAACTGTAAGATATCACCAGTGGAATTCTGATTTAATACAGCTACTGGTAAATTATTATTACTTACGATGTTTAATGTTCCTGTATTTGCACCAGGTACGCTTGCACCAATAGATAATATATTATTACTTAAAAAGAGTGGTGCAAATATTACACTCTGCTGTGTTGCATTATTTATACTCGAAAATTGTACATTATTATTTGCACCAATACTTATTTTAATAATACTTGCACTATTCGCATTTCCTAATTGTATTTCATTAGCAATTAAACGTTGCAAACCATTAGCGTCAGATAATTGAACACTGCCGTCAGGTTCTATTCTTGATATTAATGTTCCTCCTAAATCAATCGTAGAACCAGATAAATATAATTCGCGCCATCTTTGTGTAGGTGAACCTATATCATATTGAAGAGTTGAAATAGGTAATAAATTTCCACTAAATCCGGCATTACCATTTACATGTAAAGGATATGCCGGAAGTGTTGTACCAATACCGACGTTTCCTACAGAATTTACTATAATAAGTTTATTAATTTCATTATTAATTTCTACTATATTATTTGTATTTGTGCTTGTTTGTATAACTGATAAAGATGGTCCATATATTTGATTGCCAAATATATTATTTATCAATAGACTATTTGTTATATTTACAGATGGCGGTGTAATCGAAATAACACAAATACCTCCTGCAGATATTCCAAGAGTACTTATAGAAGATAAATAAACACCGGTTCTATTATCACTTCCAAAAGTGTATGATGGATAACCAATGCTACCACTTCCGTTATATATATATCCACTACCCATATCTAATGGGGCAAGAGGATGTGAACTTCCTATACCAACATTACCACCACTGTTTACTGTAAGCACATTCACATTATTTGTATTAATATGAAAGGCGTCTTGACCACTTACATTCTGGTCAATATGTAAAGCACATTTTTGTGAAGATTTATTTACTATATGTGTATAATACGCAGGTGATAGTGTACCTATGCCAAAATTTCCAGAACCATTTGGATTTATTATAATATTTCCATTACTCCCTGATATAGTACCCTGATTCCCTAAAAATAGACTGGGAACTGCACTTTGGAGAGTTAATGAACCATACATTATAGTATCAAATTCACTTGTAAAACCATTGCGTAATGATGGAGCGAATTTCATTACATTACTATAATACGTGTGGTCAGAGAGAATCTGTGAATTTTGAGTACAATTTCCCCAATATTCCCATTGGAATCCTGTATTTGACATTGACATACGATACATATTTTTGGTATGCACAGGTCTATTATTGAAATAATCATAGGATTGTATTGAATTTCTAAAATGTATCTGCACTTCACCCGCAGAAGATGACGTTTCATCTAAAGAATCAAGCACTATAAAATTGGCGTTTTGACCATTATAAATATGGAAAAGATTACTTGTAGGATACGCTCCATTTAATACAACACCGCCATTATATTGTGTCAATGGTTCCAGGAATATATTTGTAGCTGCAAGAGGCAATCCTTGATCAAGAGATGAAGACCCACCACCAACACCAAACAATCTTGCACCATTCAGATATATACCTTGTGTAACATTTAATGCACCTGTCACAGATAATTCATAATTTGGATCAGCAGATGATTTAAATCCAATATTACCTTGATTATTTACATTAAATATAGTAATATCGGCAGTTACCGCATTTTGCATATCAAAAGTAAATTGACTATTTGAAGCAACCATGCGGAAATCATATTGTTGCGCCGCACCATATATATTAGAACCTGATTCGAATAATATCTGAGCACTTGCAGCATTATCTATATTGAGTAATCGCAGAGAACCACGTGTACCCGTATTCCATACATCTAATGCGAATTCAGGTTGCGATGTTCCAATACCAATACAACCATTACTTGTGAAGCAGAATTTCTCTATAGGAAGTGTACTATCATCTTGATATATAAAACCAAGTTTTTGACCATATGTAAAATTGGGACCTTTTATTGTCCATGAAGTAGGCTGCTGTTGAATACCACCATTTGTAGGAGGAGAATATATCTTTTCGAAATACATTTCCGGACAGGCAGCAGAAGAATCTTGTCCATATACAAATTTAGTTAATTTTAACATATTTGAACCACTGCCTTGTGTGTATGCATGTATTATAGATTGCGGATCATTTGCACCAAAACCAACATAATTATCAGTTGTAGCGTTTTTATTAAAACTTAAATATGTATTGCCATATTGGTCAAAGAATCCAAATGATGTATTGATTCCATTACCAACTTGTATAGTTGCACCAATACCTACATTAATAATTGAATTTGCGGAATTTACTAAACCGAAATATAATATATTACCAGATATATCATCTACAATTGATAATAATCCTGTTTTCGCTATAGTATGAAAAGTAGCTAATATAGGACTTGCTGTACTTAAAGTATAATCAGGATATACTCGAAGTAATGATAAATCAGTATTTTTATTTCCTAATTTATCACCTTGAAATCCTGGACTCCCAATGACCACGGAATTACCACTTGATGGATATAAAACTACATTTCCCCCTCCAATGAAAACATCATCATTTGAAACAACAGGATACGCATTTCCTGTGGCGTTTATTAATTGATTTGAGAATGTCGCAGAATTTATTGTAAAACCTCCTGTAACATTTACAGTGCCTTTTACAGCTACATTTCCGCCGACACATAGCGTAGCATATGGATCTAAATTGTCTGAAGTTAAATTTAATGCATTCATGCTATCACCGATAACAACTTGATTGCCGCGCATCCATAAAGCACGTATGTTTGAATTATTTGTAAATGTCTCTGCACCATATCCAAATTCGAGCGTATTTGCAGTGTTATTTGCTTGTATTCTCCATATATCATCAGCTACGAAATCAATGGCAGTTGTAGGATTTGCCGAATTATCTCCCTGATATAATCGTATAATTGTACTATCAGTATAATTACTCTTAATTTCAAGAGTAGATTTGGGTATAGGAACGCCAATACCTACATTTCCATATGTAAATAAGCCATATCTTTTTCCAACAGGAGGAGCCCCATTATTTAATAATGTTAAGAAATCTGTACTATCCATCCATGGAACAATTTTGCGATTATCTCCAGTATAATAGCCGTCATATGATTTTATACCACCACCTCCAACAACCAATGCATATGTGTTCTCTGGATTCACATTAATAGCTACATTTGAAGAATCTTTATTTTGAAATTGTATGCCTGTGAATGTAATACTTGTAGATGTATATGGGTCAATACTCTGAAATTGCTTTGATTTCCATAATCCGACATTTATAATTTCAGCAGGTTTTACAGATTCATCATAATAATGTAATTCTCCTGAAAATGTAATTGTTCCTCGAACATCTAACTCAGATAAAGGTGCATATGTATTAATGCCAACTCTATTATTATAGAATATTCCGAGTGTCGGCGGATTTCCTGTGCGAATAATTGGTAAATTGAGAGTTCCCATATCAGTTCCGGGAAAGAAATATATATTTTGTTGGACACCAGATAAATTCTGACCAATATAATTTGGGTCCCTTAAAGAAGGTGTCGCAATAACAAGACTACCATCCGGACTCATATCACTTTCAACAGCAGGGTGGCCAATAAAAACTGCAGATGTATATGTTAAAGTGGGGTCTAAATTATGTAATTCTAACTCATAAATATTTGTAGTATATTTAAAAACACTTAATTGATTATTAAACCCTGCAGTCGCACCTATACCAACACGGCCTGGTGTCCAAAAGCCATTTCCTGTAAAATTAATATTCGATAAAACAGGTGACGATGGTGTAAAATCAATCATCTGCCAGGCATAATTTGACCGTGGAGTCCCATCAATAGTATCAATATTACTTAACATTTCTGTAAATATCTGGCCACGTACGCGAATAGAATGATTTATGATAATATCACGTTGAATGTATACATCATTACAGAAACTGGCGACATCAACGAGAATTGCATCATTTGCTATAATTTGATTGAGTGTTGACGTTCCATCGACAAGTAAATTTTGTGATATAGTTTCATTTCCATTAATATTTAGATTTCCATTTAATAAATTTACATTTGATGTAAAATTATAAACTCCGTTTGCAAATGTTCCGACATTTACTTGATTTGCTGGTATAGTTGCACCGAGACGTCTTACATATAATTCATCTACATTTACCGGCATACACGTCTCGTAATCAAATATTAGTAAATTTGATGAAAATGTAGAACCGGCAACATGTACTGCCATTGATTCAGTGGTATTCGAAAATATAATGTTCTGTGGCGCTGTTGGATCACGAATTCTTAAATTATAATTTATAGGTACATTACATGAAGTATGTATTCCGACATTTCCCAAAGTATCTATTATAATATCTGGTGCTAACCCTGCGCTTTGAGGATAATATTCGTAATGAGGTATATCATCCGGTGTTATTTGGATAATATTAGAAGTTGTACCATCATCATTATATACTGTAACGTAATTAGATGTATTATATAATTGAGTAAAATATGACTGGTCACGACCAATATGGAATTCTAGATTTGTATTTGGTGGTGTATTTATTATAGCAGGAGAATTGAGGTTTGTTCCTATGATGCCAAAACGTAATTGTGAATATTCAGTATTTTGAATAGATATTTGAGTATGATCGATTGTTCTATCCGCGGATTGTACAATATTTAAAGTATAAGGATTATTTGAAGAATCAAATTGATTTCCGAGAGTTACGTTTCCATTATAGTAAATACTGTTGAAATTCATGTCACTGTATAACCACTGCGAAATCCCCGCACCAGACCCGCCACTGGCCCCTCCAATACCTACACCACCGTCGCCGCCGTCGCCGCCGTCGCCGTCTACACCACCGCCCACACCACCGCCCACACCACCTCCCGAAATAGTATTACCATATATAATACTATTGCTTGTAATTAAACTGCCAGTTATGTAGACATCTCCATCGATATACGCAGCATATTGAGCGGCAGTATTTGTTCGTGTAGGAAGTGAAGTATTCACGGCAATTCCAGTAGCATCAACTATAAAACTATATTTTCCATATTGCTTCTCTCCTACAATTAAATATTGGGTTGGTGTTAAATTCAATGTATTATTTGTTGCATCTGATAATGCTATTCCCAGATTCTCTATCTTAATCTGTGATGGTTGATAATTAGCATAAATTATAGACGGAATCGTCATTATCTACTCTGTTAATTAAGAAGAAAAACAAACTCTTTATATCTTAATAACTTAATAAATTAATAACTTAATAACTTAATAAATTAATAAAATAATAAATTAATAAAATAATATACACCCTATTAATCCAATACGTTGTCCACTTGTAGGATCATATGTTGTATCTATCCATGGTACACTCGTAGTCGTATCAGCAGGATCCCATGATGTAGTTGCCTTCGCAAATGTGTAATTTGATATAACTTCTGTTGTTAGATTTGTCGTATTTGTGTTTGTATTTGCATTTGTGTTTGTGTTTGTATCTTGCGTTGACTGCGTAAATATAGGTACACCATTGACTACTTTTTTGACTGTATAATTTTGCTGTACAGTTGTATTTACAGTTTGATTTATAAATTGTTTACCAGCGGAATATGCTAATCCATAAGAATCTGCAGCAAGTAAATCTCCGACGGTAACTTTGCTATTACACCAAACTTTTGTATGGCCTGATACACCGACTATTATATTTGAACCCGACGGATCGTTATTGTTTATTTGTAGACATATTCCAATGACGCTATAATCGTTATGTATACTTTTTCGTACATTTAATATACCATTACTATCATATGTACCAACGGAAGATACAACATAATTTAATTGTACTCCGTCAATTGATTTTGCACTAATGCTTGGTACAGTATCTATAAGACTACTTATAGTGAAATTTTTAAAATTGATAGTCTGCGCATTGATAGTACCATTGACATCGAGATCGCCATTTATTGAAAGCGATTTTGTTAAACCTACATTCGATTGATAACCTATACCTACTTTTTCTCCAGAAGTACCTAAATATATTTGATTATTTAGTGTTGTATCTGGATTAAAAGATGTTTTTAAGAATACATTACCAATATTAATACTAAAATCAATTTTACTAATATCAATTGAATTACCTATCAAGATAGGATACTGTGATAAGAAATTATTAACATATTGATTTGTAGTGTCATTGTAATTTTGGCGTAAATAATTTAAATTAGAATTACCGATAGATATAATATTATATACAGCAGAATTTGCAAAGGAATTATTTCCAATAATAATAGATTTATTTACTTCATTAATACCGCCACCGCCAATATTATTACCAATAATTAAAGAGGCATCACCTGAAGTAGAGAAAGTATTCCCAATACAGATATTATTTGTCCCGCGAACATTAATCGCTTTTCCTAAAATCACATTGTGTGTATCAGTCGACGCAAGATTTCCTACATATAATTCAAGATTCTGAAATACATGACTTACATTGTAATTTTGTAAAGTATATGATGCATTCAAATCTCCTCCGTCTATTTTACGCACAAAATTAGATGTCGAAATGTAATTTAAAGGGTCTTGAATAGGTACGCTTATTTCTACTTTATTTAATTGAGATAAATCAACATATATATTAAGACCTTTCAATAAATTTATATTATTTGTTCCGCTATTTATATTATAATCCCAATACAATGATAAATAATTATTATTAAAATTGTCATAATTTACAATCAATAATGTTACTAAACTATTATTAATAACTTCGCTATGATATCCATCTACTGTTATCATCGGTGAACCAGGATTATTTATAGTTAAATTCCATGTATACCGTGTAAATGTAAATTGCAATACCATATTACCAGCATAAAACGTCACCAAAAATTTATTATTATATAAAAATTCAAGTTGACTCGTTTCTAATGACATATTTGTTTGAAATTGAATCAAAGTTGAAAATATATTATCACCAAATAACTGCGGGTTTGGTGTTATTGTATATGATATTACTTGATTATTATTAATTATTGGTATATTATTTGCTGTTGTTATAATGTTATTGATGTCAGTATTTTGATTAAAATATCCATTAAAATGATTCCTATATAAACCCGTATATTCTGGTATATACGATAATCTATTTATATAATTCACGTTTGATGAATTATTGTATGAGAAATCGAAACCATATTGAGGATACGGAGCATTTGAATTTAATATATAATCTTTGTTAAATTGAAAATTTATTGTATCTGAATAATTTACTAAATTACTTGATATACAAATATTTGAAAGACTATTTTTGAAAATATGAATATACCCTGTATCAGTCTCAAGTGATGAATGTGGTATATTTATAGAATGTGGCGGTAACGCATTACTTGCAGTAGCTATAAAAATATATTGTGAATAATTATTTATTACTGTAGGCATAGTATTTATTTCAATATTTATATTCAATACATCAAGTGACAAATCATATGGACTTGAAGATATGGCTACAGTAAATATATCAGTATTTCTATTTATTCCGAAATGTTGATAGATAATTCTATTCAATGCATCCTGTGTAAATCTTGCACATGTATTTCCAGTATATGCATCTTGGATTATTCCATATAATGGTTGTGTTGTAATATAAAAATAGGTATCATTATTCACGGCATTTCTATTTCTCGCATTTATATCTATATATTTTGCAAGGAATGACATATTTATAGAATCTGACTCATCTATCGTGAGCGTAATTACACTTGAATTGGCAGCAGCGGCGGCTGCGGCGGCATTAAAAGAGGGGGTTTTTGTTGAATTATATGTAGCTACATTTTCAGTGAAAAAATATGGCGTAGATGTATAGTTTTTCAAATTCCACAAAATGCTGCGCGTCTCCACTGTATTTTTGGGGAAATAGATATTTCCAGATTGAGGTATCCATTGTAATTGATCACTTTGCATTCCATAAGATATTTGTGGTGGATATGCAATATTACTGAATGAACTTGCATTTATAATTCGAGGTGTGAATCGTGATATATAATTTTTAATATTTATATTATATTCAGGTGATAATTGATTTGAATTATATAATAGTCGCGCTCGTAGACTATCGTTCGATAATCCACTTATATCTGTTAATTGTGAATACGGTACATATCGAAGACTATTTGCATTCACGTCAAAGTAATTTAATGAATTATTAATATACCCATTTTTAGGATATATGTCGACTACAAATTGTAATAATCGTGGATTAAAGGGTTGTCCTTGTATTTTTAAAGAGTCAATTTTATTCCAAAATGTACCAAGTTTTGCATTTTGCCATCCATTTCCGAAATTCTGTATTGCTAAACTTATGGGGTCGACATTTGATAAAGGAAATTCATAATGTATATATGTTTGCACATTTAATATTTTATTTGTATATCCTGGTATAGCTGTATATGATTGCGTACTTGTATCAATTACATCATATACAATAGAATAACTTGCCGTGCCATTCCCGTTATTCCCGTTATTCCCGTTATTATTACTTATAAATTGTACGGTATCGCTTTGATTAAATATATTACCTGTTGTATTTTTCGTAATATTTATGAAATTAATGCCAGATGGCACGGAAGTAAAATGAATACCAATATTACTGGTTAATATAACAGATGGTATTGAATAATATAATAAAAATGGATTTAATGTATTATTAAAAGTACTGAGACCAATATTAAAAGATTGGATAACTGATGAAGGAGTATTATTTATTTGTAGATTTTTCGTGAAATTGGAAGAAGCATATACGCCGTTTGATGAATAAAAATATCTTAGAGTATCATTATCATATCGCCCAGATGCTAAATATTTGCATGAATTCAATGACGAAAACTTTGCAGTTGTTATAAGATTATTTCCGAGTATAATAGACCCATTCATAATATTCGTGAAATTTATATCAGTTGGCGTAAAATGAAGAGAACTTATATCATTCTGTAATAGATTTGCCAGCGACAGTGATGTCATTGTATTGGGGTCTATAGTAATTGGCAAAACACCAATTATTGGAGGTGTCACTGCAGATGGCACTGCAACTGGCATTGGCGCAGGGATATTATTTAGAGCAAGTGGAGTTAGCGCAGCCAGCGAAGCCAACGGAGTCAACGGAGTCAACGGAGTCAATGGAATAGTTATGTTACATGCGATATTTGGTAAAAGAGATTTAATATAAATAGAATCTGTATTTGACCAACTTATTTTTGTGTCAGTCAAAGGTTTTGATGTATTTGAATTAATAAACAAGAAAGGTGCGAACGTACTTATTTCTGAATTAATTATATTATTAGTTGAAGGAGCGCTATATATTATATTTGGCAATGTTGAGAATAAAAAGAGTCTATTTAAATCTTGATATGATTCATAACGATTATAATTATAATGTATTGTTACATTACGGCAATAATTTACAATTTGCGGTCCTGGCTGATTATATATAAAATTGACTATACTTGGATATGGATTTATAACTTGAATAATCTTATCATCAGAATGATATAAATATTTCCCGGTGTTTATATCATAATTATCATAATGATTCTGATTAGAAGTAACTATAGTAGTATCATATCCGTATGCATAGTATATAATAGAATTAATTACATTGCTTGTTACTGTAATATTATTTGTTAGTATAGACGGGAAGAGAATATTCGAAGTAGCTGACAAAATATTCGCAGAGAAACTGTAGCTATTATAAATAGAGTTATTACTTGTATTTGAAGAAGAATAATTTGTATAAATAAGTTGTGATATTATATTTGAACCAGTGCCATATGGCACAGTACTCGTTATATAAATATTTGATAACGATATATTTGACGTCGTAATAGTATATCCAATATTTGAATTATAATATATAGGTATATTGCTAGTAACAATAGAAGTAAGGAGTCCTTGATTACTATTAATGGTAATAATAGTATTCGATTGTGTTGTATAAATAGTATTTACATTATATTCGAGATATTGCGAATTTTGTGATGGTTGTACTAATAATGGTGTAATAGATCCAATAGTAATGGGAAGTGTTCGCGTTTGTGTGTCATATATATAGTTATAATGTTTCGTCAAATACTTTGTCGTATTATTTGTATTATTAGTATTATTATTAGTATTACTCGTTGCAATAGTTATATCAAAACTTGAAAGAGGTGCCCATGGATTTATAACAGAATATGATATATTTGATAAATTTGCACCCATCGCTTGTATGCCTGCAGATGTGGTATTTAACAAGACACCATATTGTGGTACTGTTTGAATATAATAGTTACTAATAAGTTGATTATCTAAATTTGAGGTGTAGATTACAGGTGTATTTGGTATAATTACATTAATGGTTTCTTGTATGTTATTTTCAATAATGTTTGTAGATGGATATGTTAATATGGGTATAGATAAAGAAGATGTTGTATCAGTTGGTGAAACAAATTTAAATGAAATATTTGCAGTAGAAACATTGTTTATTTGTTGTAACTGGATACGTCCTTGTGAAAGATCTGAGAAACTTATAAATAATCGCGGCGAATTGTAATATTTATCATAGAATGTTGAATATGGAGTATAGAGAGCACTGGTATATTGTACCGCCGCTAAACCAGAACTGATATATGTCGAATCATCAAATATATGATTTGTATTTGCTAGAGAAGTATTCAAATTTATAGCTACATTTGAAGAGAAAGGATATACAGATGCGTTAAATAATGGACGGATGACATTTACGTTTGACCAAGTAATAAATAAATTATTGTGAATATATACATTCATAAATGAATTAAAACTGGTTGTAATATTTGTTGTTTGAATATATTGTGGTGGTAAGAAAGGATCATATGAATTCCATGTATTAATTTGTATATTTAAATTTGTTACAGTAGTATATGTATTATTATTTGCTAATGGTACTAAATTAATGAGCGATTGACTGTAAACTGTGATGTTTGATAGGCATTGTAAATACGTGCGAGGTGTCAAAACATTTGAACTGAGAGTATTTGACAAACTATACGAATTATTAGCAAGAGTTTGAATTGTTGGTAAAATATATGTTTGATAATATTGTAAATCACACGAATATGCAGAGTTAATATTATTTACAATAGTGTTATACAATGAAGGCGCTAAAGAAATAGGATATGCACCAGTATTTTTATTATTCATAATTTGAATATCATTCGAAGTAAATTGTATTTGATTTGATAAAAGTATAGTATTCGTGTCCAATGAGGTAACATTGATGTATGTTATAGTCGAATCAAATGCTGGGACACTATTTAATATGATATCTTTTATAGATAGTGTTTTTAATGTATTATTTTCAAAACTAATTAAATTTGCAGGACTCACTTCTCGAGTCGCGGGATTGAATGTTATATTAAAAGGTATAGCGCTCGTACTTTGCAAACCATAATTACAATTCGAATAATCTGTTATTGAGAATATCGGCGTAATTTCGAAACTGTCTGAAGTGTTTTGAGCGTATTCTGTAAATGGTGTATATGTAATATTTTGGACTGAATAAATATCATTATATATAGTATTATTTAATGTCCCATATTTTGGTAATTTAGAAACAGTATATAAAATATTACAAGTAGGTGCATTTGGTGCAATTAAACCGAAATTACTATTTACAGTATATTGCCATGTTGATAGAGGTGTGCTAAATACCTGTATAGGTGAATTGAGTAGAGATTTATATGTATTTATTGTGATCGCGTTTTGATTCGTGTTTTGATTTGCATTATTAGTATTTAATACAGGAGGGCTTACGGTTTTGGGTATATATATAGGAGCGGTAAGTGTCGCTGGATTTAATTGTGTTATATTGGCGATGAGAGGTGTAAATGGTAAATTACATGCTACCGTAATTGTTTGAGCAGGTGCGTTTGTTAGCACATTTGATGGGGTTGTTATTAATATATTAGAAGTGAAAGGTATAAATTGTATATATGGGTCAAATTCATGAATATAATAGAAATTTGATAATTGATAATTTGTAGCAGATGGTGTAGTATAGAATATATTACATGCGGAATTTGTATTAAATAGAGTTGTAATAGTATTTGTATTTAATATATTTGCAGTAGATTGTGCTAAATCGGTAACATTTCTAATAGGATTGACGAATCCTATAGAATATGCATAATTCGAATTAAAATTTGCAATATTTTGTATTAAATCATATGGTAAATGTATTGCATTATTTTTAGTTGGAAATGGTCCGCAAGTATTTAATTGTGGATGAGTAATACTATTAATGACATTACTATTTATAATATTTGCAGTAGCATTTTTATAAGGTATACCTGTTATTGGAGAAATAAGAGTATTTGTATAATTAATATTTGTTATTTGAAATATATTTGAGCCATCTTGTTGTGCGATTGTTGTATATCCGTAATAGAGTGCATCTTTAAAGAATACTACGGATTGAAGTGATATATTATTACCGATAACAACAGATTGAGGTGAGTCTGATGACAATGTATTACCGAGTAATACAGAGTTTTCGCGTTCATTCGTAATATTAATGCCAATGCTCACGGAATTTGTATATGTTAATGTATTTAGATTACCTATAGATATACCAAAACTATTTGGCAGACCATAGATATTCGTATCAGAAAATAAATTTGCACCGGAACCAATAAGAATATTACAGTTTCCGTGCATGGCGGCGGCATTGGCGGAATTGGCGCCATTATTCCCAATGATAACTAGGCCTTTTCCGATAACATTTTGCGCGGCAGAGGTTCCGATAATAACGGAGTCAGAAACTTCTGCGTTTGTAGCTACATTTGTACCGATAAGTACATTATTAATAGATGACAATGTTTGATTTCTACCGGCGAATGGACCAATAATGACATTAGAAAATGCATTTTGTGCGTTCTCGAGTGAATATGCGCCTATTGCAACATTAAGGTTTCCTGCTGTAAGATTGGCACCACTTCTATAACCGAATAATGAATTTGCGGAACCTATAGAGTTACTGTATCCTGAGTATGCACCAAAATATGTATTTTCGTTCCCGAGAAATGCAGCTCTTCCCGAACTGTATCCGCCCATTGTATTGAAATTTCCGCTACGATTATCTTGCCCACTGTATGCACCAATCATAGTATTGTATCCTCCATCGAGTGTTCTTTCACCGGAACGATACCCAACGGCAACTGATGCATTTCCGCTTACATTTTCACGAAGCGCATATGCACCAATACCGACATGTTGGCCACCATATCTATTTAATTCACCTGCGCGGAATCCTGTAAATACGACTTCGTTTCCGGAGAGATTCTGCGCACCTGCGAAAGCACCGATCATAGTTGCATATGAAGAATTGGTATTTTGTGCAGCTGCTTGATAACCTACGGCAGTGACATAACTACCGGTAGTATTTTGAGCACCTGCTTGAACACCGATAAATGCATTATTTGTACCATTATTAATTTTCCCAGCAGAATCTCCAACAGAAACGGTTTGAAGACTCCGTGTTGATATATCTTGTGTTATACCAATACTTGTATCACTTGCATTTAATATTTTTGTTCGGGGTAACATAGTCCCACTCCTTGATAATTATATAGGTTTAAGTTTTTTATTAATTATCACATAAAATTACATAGAATTACATAAAATTACATAAAATTATTTAATTATCTAAGTATATTATAGAAAAATGGGCGAACAAGACGGAGGTAAAAAGAAACAAACTGCATGGATGAAACACTTAATGGCTTATTACAAAGCACATAAAGGAAGCAAAACTTTCACTGAATGCATGAAAGAAGCTAAAAAAACATATAAGAAATAGAGCATTAAATAATAGAGTATTCAATAGAGTATTCAATAGATCATCTCAATATTATTGTTTAGGTGTATTTTTATTTTTAGGTTGGGTCCATTTATCGAATCGAACTTCATAAGGGGGTTTATTAATATTAAATTGAGAAACCCACGGACCTTTATAATAATTTGCCGGTAATGTGAAACAAGATGCGTTTAAATGTGTGTCTGGTCTTTTTTGTAAATCGTATTCTATACCGCGATCTGCTAATTTCTGAAACATTGGACACGCAGGATTGACTAAGTTATATGAAATATTTTGTAAATTCTTATTATATTCATCCATTGCTAATCCAGTCATTGCATCACATGATAAACTATCGGCTATATCAAAGCAGGTCTGATCCATTCTAATAAATAATACGGAAAAATAAAATTGTAATATACTAAGGAACAAGGAACGATGAAAGCATTCGAAATCACAAAGAAAACACAAGATAAAATGAAGAAACTTCTGGAATCCGATGTACCTTTCATTATTCTATATCACTGGAAACAATGTGGGCATTGTATTGCACTCATGCCAGTTTGGAAGAAATTTGTTTTACATTCCAAAATGCCTTCTTGCAGTGTTGAATATAGTAATATAGAACTTTTACCCGCAAAATTAAGAGATGTCAGAGGCTTTCCGACTATTCAAATAATAAAGAAAGGGAAAGTTATAAATAATTATATGGGAGATAGAAGTGAAGCGAGTTTGGTCGAATTTGTAAAGAAATATCTTCCGGTTCAAAATTGATAAATTCATAAATTGATAAATTCATAAATTGATAAATTCATAAATTGATAAATTCAAAAAAAGATTATATAAGGATATGAAACAATATTATTATATAGAAAAATGAATACCAATGTATTTAACCAATATTATTTTGCATTTCTGAGAAGATTACGTGATAAGGCGAGAGAGAAGAAAGATGACGATAAGGTATCACGGAATCTTATACGTGCTATTAAAAATCATTATTTGAATTATGATAAAGACTCGGAGGAGTATATTGATTATTATTTGGATCAATTTAAAGATAGAGTGCCTTTTGAAGGTAAAACTGTAGCGGAGTTTGAGGAATATTTAAATACAGATAGTGTTCAAGAAATATGTATTTATAAAGATATATCTTTAAAGAGTATTTCAAAGGTGCTTGATAATAAATCTTTTACGAATGGATATTTCTTAATTCTGAAGATTTTCGGAAGGAAGGCGGAGAATGTATTATCCGATGAAGATGTAAATTCTATTGTAGAAATATTAAAGAAGAAGGATGAAAAAGATTTTAATTATGAAGAAAATGTGGAGAAACTCACATCCGGTGATGGTATAAATGGTAATGGTGCTATTGTAAAAGATTTATTGACTTTATTTAAATTAACACAAGAAAGCACGAATCAATCTATTCGCGGAGATTTTCAGAATACTTTTAAAGAATTAGAGGATACATCACTCGGTAAGTTAGCTAAGGAAATAATGGAGGATATTGATTTGGTAGAATTGGAGAATTCTTTAGGTAATAGTGATAATATATTCCAGGCATTATCAAATCCCCAAGGTGGATTATCTAAATTATTGGGAACTGTATCTCAAAAGATGATATCAAAGATGGCATCTGGAGAATTAAAACAGGAAAATCTTCTGCAAGATGCAATGAAGTTTTCTTCTAAATTACAATCCGGAGGTGGTATGGGTGCAGGAAGTCCATTCGGTGATATTAGTTCAATGATGGGTAAAGTACAAGAGATGGCTTCTGCATTTAATACAGAGAGTGAGGGAACCGGTAGCGGCGGTGGTGGTCTTGAAGGACTGGGAGGCCCAGGATTTGATATGAGTGCTTTACAAAGCATGATGCAAAATATGGCTGGTACAATGGCTGGCGGACACAGGCCACAATCACGTGCTGGTACCGGTACCGGTGGTGGAAGACAAATTGCGGTGAATAATCCGGCTATGGATCGTATTGTCAAGGCCAAACAATTACGTAAAAAATTGGAAGAGAGACGTAAAAAATCTTCGACGAAAGTAGAAGAGTTAAATTAATGTATGAAAAAATATGGTTTGATGATTTGCAGAATTTTATAACATATGATAACTATTATGTAATTTTACCATTACAGCAAATGTCAATTGCAGAAAAAATAAATGCAATAGTACGTTTTTTTGTATATTTAGGTATTTTTCTCACTTTATTGAAGAATGATTATAGATATTTATTCTTTGGAATAATAGCTGGATTACTATCTATATTTTTATATAATTACGAAGTGAAACAGAAAATAGAATCAGAGAAATTTTTAGAGAAAAAACAATTAGACATAGTTGATAATAAAGTGTGTAGCAGATCTACTGTAGACAATCCTTTTATGAATTCTTCTATAGCGGACATATCATTAAATCCCGAACATCCACAGGCATGTAATATAGATAATAATGGTATTAAAAATGTAATAAAGAAAAATTATGATCGCCGCATGTTCAAAGATGTATCAGATATTTATGATAAACTTGCGAGCCAACGTCAGTTTTATACAATGCCGGTAACTACAATTCCTGGGGACCAAAAATCATTTGCAGAATGGTGTTATGGTAATCCTGCGACATGCAAAGATGGAAATGGTGAGGCTTGTTATAGAAATCAATATGTCGTAAGAACTCATTAATTGAGAATATTTTTATCCGGATGATAAATAAATCTTTACTATTTATAATAGTAAAATGGACTCGTCAAACCCAGCAATTTTCCTTGATAGCCGCAGAGTTTGCTCTGATGAATGCGCAAAAGAATCTAAAGATATACAGAATGAACAGATTGAAAATTATGAACTCTATCAATATTTACCGGTTGATTGTGATGGTAAACACGCTCGTTTCCCGGAGTTTTCGTACGACCACACTAATTTAGTTGGACGCATTGGATATGGATATACAGAAGGATGTGTAGTAGATAATGATTCTGAATTACGTAATGACCCTGCTCGTCTTACACGTGATAGATGTCGTTTGCAATTATTTACCCGTATTTTTACGGGATGCCCGAATTTGCGTCCAGGAGTCGGTGATCCAAATACAGAATTAGATATTCTTGCTGGGTCTTCTTCTGATGATCTCAGTGCTTTTGCTAGTTGCAAAAGAGAAATAACTGAATTACAGACATATTATCCAACACCAATGTTAGAGTGCATAAAAGAAGTCCAAGATCCTAAACATATTGTAGAACCATGGGTTCGCGGTGGCGATAACACTCGCGACTTCATAAGAAGACAAGAATTCTTAAAACAATGTGAAGCACAAATATTTAACCGTCCATCATGCCATAAACCAATGCATTAAATACTATTAAGAATACTATTAAGAATACAAAAATAAACCTACAAGAAGTAAGAGTCGAGCGTCACGGCAGATAGCGATATTATGATATATACGCATATCTTTTCTTTTTAGAATCTATATTCTATACCTATGATTATGCTTTAAGACTACTTACTTATTAATTAAATTGAATTTTATTTTTAACTACTTTTATAATAGAAGGATGTCATTTAATCATTTAACAGCAGATACATGCACTTATAGCCGTCGCTTAAATGAAAATATGTCGACACTTGGATATATAATGTCTCCATTTCGTTATGAACATCCCGAGAAATGCCGTCATGAACTCGGACTTATCGGTGGAACTGCAACATCACATATTAATGGAAATTTAGTGGATTTAGAGTCGGATTTATTTGGTATTACACGATTCAATACAAAATGCATAAATCATCAATATGCACCAGTTGAAAAAGGAGGAATGATATATAATGATAAAACAAAACCTATAGATACAGATATGAAACATTTACCGGCATGTCAGATGATTTCTTATAAAGAAGTTCCACTTCCCGGTAAAGTCGATTATAGACCTTGCACTCATTAAAACTTGATATATCCTTCAGCATTCATGAAATAATATGCAATGAATAATGCGGCAATCAGATTAATAATTGCATGAATTCTAACTGCTTTAGCATTCATGTTTGGCATGGCAAGCATGTAGATATGGGTTAAGAATATAATAGCGATACCGATATAATAAAAGAACAGATGTACTTTATCTGACATTTTTACTATTATTATTATACACAATATTTTAATTATAGAAGAAAATATACTATGTATCTAGAAATTACGCAAGCGTTGACCTATAATACCTTTTTCTGATACACATCTTCGGGTTTTCGGATTTACTATTTTATTTGCCGGACACTCGCGACATACTAAAATATTATAATGAACTTCATTTTCATTTATTAAATGCATAGTTTTGCAGTCTAATTGCTCTGATTTTGCCGGAAAAGTATTGTGTATCTTTATTTTAATTATACCTTTGCGATATTTGCTGATAATTTCGATAACTAATCTAGCTTCTAATTCGGATATCCATGTCTTTTGTTTTAGAATATGTCTTGCGAATTTATCGCGAAATTTATCAATTGTTTTTGGCAATTTTTTAAGAGATTTATGACACCAACTGGGGAAAGCATCTAATACTGCTTTATAGGTTTCTTTATCCAGTGTTTTTAAATATTCATAAATATCCGAAGTTATATTATGGTCTTTTTTAGAAATAATACGATTTGATAATGCTTTACGTAGTTCAACTATAAAAGATACTTCATTTATTTCATTCGCTGATGCATTTGATGATGCTGCAATAGGATTTTTATATAAATCGAAACATGCAATTATTTTCTTTAGATTACCAGTTTCAATAGATGAATTATATATAGCTCTGTAAAAACAGTTTCCATCTCCAATTATATGTTTACGTATCCATTGGAGAGGCATCCGGTTACTTTAATGTATTATTTTTTTTGCTTTCTTTATTAATAAGAGAATGGCAACAACCCATCAAACAGATGATTTATGCAGTTATAGCGAAAAATTAAAAAGATCTGTTGGTCCTGGTGTTTATTATTTAGGAACTCCTGCAGCAGATTGTGGTGAAACATGTAATCGCGATATACCCGCAGATCCATCTTTACGTTTTCAATCATATGGTAGAATAGCATGTCCACAAGGCAGAGCAGTAGATGATGGAAGTGAATTATGGGGATTAAATTACAAGAATACAAAATGCAGCACAGACGAATATTTACCCGGAAAATATAATGGTAAAGGTGCATGCGGGCCTGCCGCAAAATCGAATCCACGTGCTTGTGCAGCCCCACAAGAATCAACGCGTCTATCGAATCCTCCCTGCACATTACACTCAACTGGATGGAATAGATGGGAACCATTATGCTGGAATCCTCAAGACAGAGCCCTCGTGCCATTTGAATGGTTTACATCATATCGTATTGTTGTAAAAGATAATCACACACCATGCCTTGAAAATCCACTGGACCAAAGTGACTTTGTTCCAGTTGCCGGAAGAGCATCCATTGTGCCTACAACAGATGATGGACATTGGGCAAATAAATCGACGTGCAGTTCGGTAACTCCAGTAACATATGTAGGCGATACAAATTTTGCAAACTTTAACACTTGTGCGGGTATAAATTAAATGTTATTATATATTTAGAAATATGAAAGGTGACAAAAGATCCTTTACAATTGATCATGCAGAAGTCTCGGTGAAAGAAGGCGGACGTTTTATATCAACTGGTCCTTGGAATGCCGCTAAAAAGGCAATTAAACAAATATATCAAGAAGGCGCCAAGAAAAAAGAAATTCGCTTTACTCTTCGCGAAACTACACAGGGCAGCGCAGGTAAAGAGTATGCTTATATTGGTGCTAAATTTAAATTAGAAACACCAAAAGTTGTGAGATTAGGAAGCAGTGAAATAACATATAATTATGAATATGAAGTTCGCCGATGCGGACCATATAAGAAGAATTAAGTATAAGATTAAGATTAAGCATAAGATTAAAATTAAGATTAAATAAGATTAAATAAGATTAAGATTTAGATTAAATAAAAATAAGAATAAGATTAAGATTAAAAATAAGAAATAAAATCTAACACTAAAGTTAAAATTCCGTAAACATTTATCTATTTTTTATCCGGTTATCATTAGAAGATGGAACTATATGCAGGTGCAGTTTTAAATGGAGTTGGATATGCTCTTAACAAAGATAGAGATACTTTGAAAAAAACAGAAACCGGTGTGAATCCTAGACAATTACCATCAATGCAGAATGTATATAAATCAAAGTATTATGATACAACGCGGGCAGATGAATTTGACAGAGCAACTATAAAATGGCAAGAATCGCAGAGTCCTTTTGAAACTGGTGTTGTTCCTAAACCGGCATATGCGGATATGTTTGCATCTCCATTTGGTGATAATCAGATTATAAATTCTCCGATGGCAGTTCCACAGGTAGCTAATAAGGCAAAAATACGTACATTAGCCGGTAAAGAAGTAGAACCGGAACAATTTTTCCATAATAATATGCAGCCTTATATTCGCGGTGCTGTAAAACAAAATACTGATACATTTGCGAATCAGACTTTATTAAATAATTATACTGGTCGCGGTGATACTATACAACATAAAAAAGAAGTGGAATGTTTCTTTGAACCGACGAGTCAATATGGCAATGCATGTGGTTTTATGAGTAATCCGAATGATTATGAAAGACAACATATTTTCAACCCAAAAGCACGCAAAAATGATTTTCCGATTCAACAGATTCATGTCGGTCCTGGTTTAGGTCTTGGATATACAACAGAAGGCGCTGGTGGATATCAACAAGCAAATACAGTTGACTTTATTATGCCCAAAAATGTAGACCAATTACGTGTAGGAACAAATCCGCGTATTGAATATAAATTACCAGTTCCTGCAACTGGGCAAGGTGTTGGAAGAAGAGGTATTATGGGTGAATTTGCAAAGAATAAACCGGATACCTATTTTGAACAATCTCCTGATATGTGGCTTAAGACAACTGGTGCACAAATGAAAGCATCAATGCAACCTAAACAAGAGATGAAGCCGACATCTCGTGTTGATACACATATAGCATATCAAGGTCCCACTCAAGCAAGTGGAAATATGCCTGGTATAGGTGATGAAGATGATTATGGTTTAGATTCGGTTCTTGTATATGATAATAATCGTCAAGATACAGGACAGGACAGTATATTAAATAATTTGAAATCAACTGTAAATGCAGTTATTGCACCTTTATTAGATTTTTTTAGACATAATCCGAAAGAATATACATTAGATGCTTCTCGTGTATATGGTAATTTACAGGCTCAAATACCAGATAAAGCAACATTATATGACCCAGTGAATAATATCATAAAAACCACGAATAAAGAAACATTAATACATGACACAAATATATCAAATTTAAAGGGGCCTGATAAAATTACAGCAGCTGTTATGGATACACAAAAACCAACTGTACGTGAAACGACGCCTATAGTTGATACTACGAGACAGATGACTTCGCATACATATCGTGTACAACTCTATAATGTAGATGAAGTAGCTAGAACAACTGTTCGTGAAACAACTGACCAATCTCCTGATATGTTAGGCTTTATTAGTGGTGTTGTAACTGATAGCACTGGTGCTTACAGTGTTATTGATGTGGATATGAGAAATACCAATAGACAATTTAGCAATGATTATGAATATGAGGGTATTGCCGGAAGCAAATCCGATTTCAGGGAAACATCGCAAGATGCCGAAAGAAATGCCGATATTGATGCAACAAAAGATACACTTAATCGCGCAGCAGGTAATACACCAAATGGTGCCGGTGCATTTACAAGTCTGGCACCCGAGAAGATTGATATGCAAACGAAGAAACTTAATAGCGATAGTTTGTCGGAACGTGAAGTTGGTAATATCACTCGTATTGCTCAATCAAGTGAAATGGATAACGGCGCATGTGCAATTACAAAGATTGGTAATAATTATTTGAACGCAAATGTAGATAGATTAGACCCGGTTACATTAAATTCACTGAAATCGAACCCATATAGTTTATCTATTAATCCGATAGGTGTATAAATATGCGAGGGTGCGTAATCATTAATAAGGATTTTCTATAATCTTTTTATCAGGATATGAGCTCTTCTAAAAATATAGAGTTACTTTTAGAAAATAAAAGAGAATATATTGCACATATAAATGATATATTAACTTCTAATTACATTAAAGAATTATTGAAATTATATGATACAGTAATAAAAAAGGATACAGTATTAAAAGATTTCCAAAATTTATTATCAAAAATAACTGAATATAATCATATTCAAATAGATGAATTGTATCAGAATATAATTCAACAGAATGAATATGGTTATTTTCCGGAATTATTAAAAGCTACTGTTACAACTATTGTTAATATAAATATGATAATGCACGAATCCGAAAATATAAAAATAAAAATCAGAATACCTACTCCGCAGAATTTTATACACAGTCTGTTTGTAGCTATAGCTCGTGCTCTATGGAAAAAACCATATTTATTATATCATAAAGTTCGTACTATTGAAAGACAATACAATATTAATCAATTAGAAAAAATTATACACAACGCGATCTTATATTCAATTCGCAGTATAATTCCAATGGACAAAATTGTAAGATCATTCACAACAGATGTTGAAGAAGAATCTACACCCGTCCCTGTCCCGGCCTCTGCTCCTGTCGTCGCCCCTGCTCCAGCCTCTGTCCCATCTCCTGTCCTCGCCCCGGTCCACATCCCCGCTGTTTCTTCTCCCGTTCATGTTCCTGTGGCTACTATGTCTCCAGTTGTCTTGTCTGAAATGCCAGAAGTGTCTGAAATGCCAGAAGTGTCTGAAATGCCAGAAGTGTCTGAAATGCCTGAAATTGTGACCACGCCTGAAGTTATGACTGTAAATGCGACTGCATCTGAAATATCTGTAGACGTTGCTACATCTACAGCTGAATCTGATTTTACTTTTGATGTTCCTATTAAAATTCCAGAAATAGAGAGTACCTTAGAACCATTAGAGTCCTTATCTTCATATTCTCAAGTAGAAAAATATAGCGGTGCGGTCAAGAAAGATGACGGGGAAGATGACGATGACGATGAAGACTATGATGATGACGATGAAGATGATGACGATGAAGAAGACGAAGAAGATGACGACGATGACGATAATGACGACGATGACGACGATGACGACGATGACGACGATGACGAAGAAGACGAAGAAGATGACGGCGAAGACGGCGAAGACGAAGAAGATGACGGCGAAGACGAGATAGAACAAATTCAGGAAGATATTCCTGTGGCGCCTCCTCATGTGGGCAAAGATGTCAAAGTGGTAGAAATAATAAGTAAAAAACCAAATGAGGATTTTTATGAAGAAATAGAAATAAATAATGAAGAAGATGAAATTGAAAAAGATAGATTAGCTGATGAATTAGCTTTAAGATTATTTAAAATGAAAAATCCACATTTATCTGCAGAATCTTCCCCAAAAGATTCTACAGAAAAGAAGAAGAAAAAGAAGAAAGATCGCGGAGAACGTCAGCGCGTTAATGAAAGCTTTTTCTAAACCTTTAAATATTTTAGTATGCAGTGGTTCATAGCTTTTATATCAGCTTGTATATTTTTTGCGTTAATATATACTATGCAGCAAGATAATTCCCCCGACAAAAATACAGAAGATAAAAAGGATACTAATAAATTAATTATTCTCTTCTTCTTTATTGTAATAATATTTCAGATATTATTCTACTATTTTGATATAGGTTCATCACTTTTTTCAGGAAAAACAGAAGGGGCGGTTAGGTCGGCTGGATCAGCTTTAACCGATGATAGTGCATCGCAACAACATATAGAAGAAATATTAAAATTATCGAAAGGACAACAAGAACTCTTAGAAAAAGAATTATTAAGAAGTATACACCAAGATATTAATGTAGGATACCCAGGATTTTAGGATTTTCCCGTATATATTTATAAATTTAATTTATTTTTATAACAGTAATGACAATGAAATTAGAATTACGGAAATTTGATATGTCTAAATTAAAGGGTGATAGTGTTGTCGTGCTCATTGGCGCAAGAAACACAGGTAAAACTGTGGCACTCATGGATATGTTGCGATATCATACATCAATACCGATTGGAGTTGTAATATCCGGTACAGAATGTGCAAATCACAATTTTGAAAGAGTTGTTCCGAAATTCTTAATTTATGATGAATATACCCCTGATATTATTGCGAAATTTATGGATAGACAGATGAAAATAACAGGGCAACACCGTGAAGAAGTTAAAAAATATGGCAGAACTGATTTAGACCCCCGCGCCTTTCTTATTCTTGATGACTGTCTCTACGATAAATCGTGGATTAATGATAAGAATATTAGAGCTACTTTCATGAATGGACGTCATTTTAACATTTTTACTTGCATTTGTATGCAGTACTGTATGGGAATTCCGCCCGCTTTACGTGCGAACGTTGACTATGTCTTCATACTGAGAAATAACATGATTAAGGAACGCGAAAAACTTTATCAACAATACGCTGGTATGTTCCCGTCTTTCCATGTATTCAATCAAGTCATGAATGCTGCGACAGAAAACTATGAGTTTCTCGTAATAGATAAGAAGTCTCAATCAAATAAACTCCAAGACCAAGTATTCTGGTATAAAGCATCGACTGATGTCAATTATAAAATGTGTTCAAAGGAATTATGGCAAATGCAAGAGCGTAACGATGAGATGGAAGCACTTGGCTATAAGAAAGATGACGACGGCGAAGATGAAGAATATGATAACGAACTTGTCATACGTAAAACAAAAGGCAATAAAGGAGTCGACATAAAAGTCAAAAAATCACACCAATTCTGATGTGGTGCATATTCAAGACTTTCTAAAAATGAAAATAAGGATAAGGGTGTTTTATATATAAAAACACCTTCTTAAAATGGAAATCGTAAAAGCATTTACAAATAATAAAAATATAACTATTCTTGGTGATATAAATGATCCTCTATTTCGTGCTTCTGAAATAGGAGATATATTAGATATCCATTGTATAAGATCAAGTATTATAGATTTTAATGAATCTGAAAAGGAAGTGCGTAGTACGCACACCCCCAATGGATTGCAAAGTGTTACATTTTTGACAGAGAAAGGATTATATAAATTATTATTTAGATCAAGAAAACCTATTGCAATTGAATTTCAAAATTGGTTATGTAAAGTTATTAAAGAACTTCGTATTAATGGTAATTATTCAATGCAAAAAGAAATTGCTATAAATAATTTTAAGTTTGTAGCTACAAAATAAAAATTGAAATAAATTATAACTGTAAATAAAATGACAAATATTTTCCGTGTTGATATTAAAATTTGGATTCTTTTACAAAATATTGCCAGTCTTCCTTCTGATTTTGTCAGAGATTCAGATGAATATCAATTATTTAAAGATGCTACAGAAAGTGGTGCAGAATTTGCGATATCTGAAAAAGACATTTTAGACGATAATATAGAAATTTTATATGGGTATCAAGATTTCACATTTGATACTTTTTCTAAGATGATATATGCTATTAAAGAAATACTTGAAGTATATGAATTAACAGAGTGCAAAAAATATAAACTATTAATTAAAGCAATGCCAAGAATGGAACTTATCGCATTAGAAAATAAATTGGACAGTATGACAGTATGACAGTATCTTCTTTCTAATTACTCTTTTTAACGGGTTTCTTCTTTTTTCCTCCAGTTGTTTTCGGTGGTGCCGTTGAAATAGCTGCAACTAAATTATCATGTCCACCTAGATATGCATTTCCTTTTATTATTAATGGCGATGTAGTATGTGCTCGCACTTTAGATACATCAGTAGCTACTAATTTATGATTTTTGCTTACAGTCGCAAGAGTATTATGCCAATTCTCCCGCGGAACTGCCAATTCTTTTATTTTAACATTTTTGTTCTTTGAAGCTAATGAATGTAATAATTCAACGGCAGCTTTATAATAGCCACATCCTTCAAAACCATATATAGTATACAGTAATGTTGTCATAACTATATTAATATTTTATATTTATTTAGTATTTTTTTTAGATTACAATTAGAATAAGAATTACGGAAATAATCCCAATTCATGGAAGTGTTTATATATAGTAATATCAGATGGTTGGCCTTCCAGTAAATTTAGATATACTTTCGCAATATTTGTTCCTTGTATTGCTAATGTAATATTATACACTACAAAGATAGCTATATTATATATTAAATCTTTATGATTAAATTTCAGAGGTATTAAGAATAATGGGGCTGTATGCCATATTATTAATATAAGACCCAAAAAATAGTTTATTTTTTGCGGAAATATATTTGTACTTTTTTTACTTATATAAAATTTATAGAGTAAAAATATATTTCCGCCAATAAAAATACCTATAACAGAAGGTGCAACTGAAAATGTAATTATTTTTAATAAATACAATATAACGAGCGCTGTTGTCCATAGAGTATATAGCTGATAAAAAGGATATTTCGCATATGCAACATCATGTACCATTCCGTAGCTCTATGCTATTATTATACTCTATCTATATTTTTAATTTTTTATTTTATTTTGATTTTATTTAACATATGGTATCTCTTCGTTTTTCTATTAATTCTTTTCTTTTTTCTATACTTAATTGAATTGGTATAATGGGTACAATATCTAATGATGTTCTCTTATTTTTATTTGAATTTGAATCTGCTGTACCGCAACTATTCGTATTGCTTCCGGATTCGAATATATCTGGTATTTTATCTATTTTAATTTCTAAGTCTCTTGCTATTGATTTTCTTTTTTCGTATTTTTCATAATTCGTAAAGTGTATAAGTCCATTACATATTTCCGGTTTGTATTTAGCTCCTTGAAATCTTTTCTTAAATTGTGCAATAACATTATCAGGAATTATAATAGAATCTGTAACATATTTATCGTATTCATCACGACATAATTTACAGAATTCTAGAGCGTCGCGTCTATCTTCTGGATTTAATGTTAATTCTAAAACTATTTTACGGGCGAATGAGGAAAATACTTTATTCATATGTAGATGAATTTCCGCTTTTTCATTTGAACGCAAGTATTTGTTGAGAGACGTTAAAGTGGAACATAATATATGACTTCCGGCAACCATATATTCAACATATCTGATTTTGTGGTTTTCACATGAAGTTGTTCCTGCAACAACTAAACCAATTCCACCTGCTATTGTTGATATCACTAAAGTTGGATATATTAATAAATTAGAGCTGAAAGAATAATATCGAGATGCTTTGTCGTGTAACCACGCCCACCCAGATGCTTTTTCTGCCCACATTTGTAATATTCCTTCTTGTTGTGGAGACCAGGATTCTGCAATGCGACGTTTATTATAATTATCGTATTTAGCGACAGTAAATGCGTCCTCCATATATACTGTGCGGTTGAACCGGTCTAATAAATATCTAAGACTTTAATATTTCGTAGAATAAGAAAAAGGTCGCGCTTTTAACAGCATTTGATAGTGTTCGATATTGCACACCATTATATAATCCCATAATTGACAAAGGTTTATTATATATCATTCTTGACCGTATTGTATCAAAAGGTGTTGTGATACCAGATGCAAACGAGCCAGAAATACTTCCAATCGTTGTTTGAAGAAGTATATTATCTTTTTTATCAAGTTTATTACTTATATAATTATAAAGTCTAAGTCGTATATCCATTTCTATAATGTCTTCAATAAGCGATATTCTATACCCTTTATATAAATTCAAGAATCCTTTTTCTTTATACAATATCTTGCCGGCACTCAGAATATTATTCACTTTTCCACTTTGCAAAATACGCATACTATTTCCTATAGGAATTTTAATAAAAGATGTAATTATTCCGGCTATTACAGTCGCAAATGTAGCTAATAAACTATTTTGACTGTTCATTAAATTATTATAAATTGTGAAATAGGTAGTATATACAATACCAGCAGTACATCCTGATGTGAGGTACCCACATGTCCAACTGGCACACGATAATTTATTTGTATATCCAAAAATTTGTAATTGAGTTTTACGTCTTTCTATACCATATACGAGGGTTTGACTTAGACACCGTGATATACCTTCCCTGTACCCATTTTTGGATTTTTCTATTTTAAACATTATAATTGATGGCGACGAGGAAGACATATCTCTCCTTAATTCACTTAACTAAATGAAATTATATAAAAAGAACACAGTTCATCTCAAACTCTAAACTTGTTTTCCCGATTTCACAATCATATTTCTTTCTTTATAATATCGTGTCATATGCATATCTTCCTTGGTAAGAAGTGATAGGTTTGTTTCCTTTAATTCTCCGTCACTGGCAGAATAATATATAGTATCAAGTATATACCCCTTCAGAGGTAAATGTTTATATAAACATAATATACAATGAACACACGGTTTTGAGTTTCCAAGTGATCCACTTTTATTCGCGCGTATAACTAATAAATCAACTCTCTTCAGTTTTTTCTGTCTTGGCAAACAAGGGAGTTTTTTAATAGCATTTTCCTCTGCGTGAATCGAAAAGAAATTTTTCGGATCACCAGAGCCTGTACCCTTATGGATATTTTCGCCATAGCTTAATAGTGCGAAAGGGATGGCTATGGCTGAAAAACATAGCCGCATGGTTGAAACCAGTAGAAGTCATATTTATACAACACACAGGAGAATGGATATACCTCCTCCTATCACACATATTCATCGCAAGGCTCTGGATCTGGTGGTTAACGCTCGTCGTCATTTTAAGTTTATATTATATAGTAATAATTAATAATTCCTTAAGCCTTTTCATTTTTTCAAGAAAATCCTTTGAAATTCACGGGATATTCTTTTCGATTATCGGCATCTATAGCATAAAATGAAGGCGAATGATATTTCCCAAGTATTACGGCAACATCTTTATTATAATCTTCGGCAAATCGCTCCAATAATGCTTTATTCTGAATTTTCAATACATTTTGTATAACCTTATCCATTGAATGTGAACCTGAATAACGTAAACAATGCGAATCTTAATAACTGAATATATAGAAAATACCGCTAACATAGAATCAATTTTTATTTTTATTTAAAGAATACATTATTGAAAAAGAATAGGAATTATTTATATATAAAGTTTGGATACTATGGAAGAAACCACAAATACTCACGACTATATTGACGAAGATCAATATTATTCAGAAGATGATTCGTATATTGAATCTGATTATACATTTTCAGATGACGAAATAGATATATATGAAACAAATCCATATATACCATCAAATTCGAATACGCCTGTTGTTATACGATGGGTAACGATTACGTTAGATGGCATAAAATTAGACGTTTCGAATATGGGTAAAATTAAATTTCACAACAGTCTTTTAATTATAACAGAGACATATGAAGGTATTCAATTGCATGGTACACCATATAAAATATTTCAATTAGAATATCAAAAAAATAGATATAAAAATTACTATGTTCACGAAATAGTCTGGCAGGCATTTAATGGGGTTCCACCAGAAGGCTGGATTATCAGACATAAACATGAATATACAAGAAAACCTAGAAAAACATATAGTAATAGATTAGCATGTATTACTATAGTACCAAATAAAATCACACCGTTATATATTGAAAAAGGAACACGTCTAGCTATAAATTTAGAAGAAATACGACAGGTAAGACAAGTAAGTCAGATGAGTTCACTCTAGATGTATATTAATGTATATTAATGTATATTATTGCGCCATTTTATTTGATTACTTCACTATTGTTGCATGGAGTCCATTTTCAACTAAATTTGTACATATGTTATTTGCTTCATCTTTGTTTACTTTAATATATGTTTCACCTTTAACATTTACTTCTTCTATATATCTACTTATTGAAGATTTATTGATAGATGGCATTGCTTCCGATAATATATTAGTTACAGTCATTTTATTTATAAATGGCATATCTCCTGTTTCCCCATTTCCTTGTAATAATATATATTTATGTGATGGAGGAAGAGATTTCGATAATAAAGAAATTGTTGGTGATAGTCTACGATAGCTACCGTTACCACCGCTACCACCGTTACCACCGCTACTTGATTTTGGTCTTGACGGGATATCAATAGGAACTGATTTCATAGTCTTTATAATACAATATATTTATTTTTTAAGTGTTTTCTAAATGTAATAGATAATAAATATATATAATGGACATAACATATATAACAACACCAAAACATGGAGCAAATGGAGCAAATGGAGCAAATGATACAAATAGTGCAAATAATACAAATGGCCCAGCCGCAATGGATATTGAGTATTATATAGAAATGGAAATTGATATTATTATTAATGATTTTATGGATATTAGCTAAATTTATTTTCTTTTCAAACTTATAGAAACTCTATGGCATATCTCGGACGTTCCATTTATGGACCGTATTTTGGACCTCGGTATTTTGGTGGATATGGCCCATACGGTCCTTGTGATTATGATTTATTAGCAACAGAGGGGAAACCTCCTATACCAAAAGTACCTTTATCTACAGATAAAGAAGAACCGGTAAAGAAATCAGCTATTGTATTAAAGGCCGCATCTTCTATTGCACAGACTGCTGCCGTATTTAATCAAGACCAGATAAATGAAATTACTGCATATATTAATAATTACAGAACTTTACATCAGGCACCGCCTCTTACATGGGACCCAACTATAGCTATCTTTTCACAAAATTGGGCAAATTATTTATTAAACAATAATTTATTTCAACACAGTGGAACAAGTTTATATGGAGAGAATCTTGCATATTTTCAGGGATATGGAACTGATTTTATGGGACTCGTGAAATTAGCAGTAGACATGTGGTATAATGAAATTAAACTCTATGATTTCACAAAACCAGGTTTCTCAGAAGCAACTGGGCATTTCACAGCCCTTGTATGGAAATCAAGTACTACTTTTGCAATGGGATTCGCAATAAACACAACTACAAATGCAGTTGATGTTACAATGAATACATCGCCTCCCGGAAATGTCATTGGACAATTTGATACAAATGTTTTAGCACCTACATCTTCAACACCAGCACCTGTTCCCGTAACTACTCCTACACCTACAGTTGTCCCAAGTATGCCACAAAATATACCAACATCTACAGTGCCACCCCCAACTGAGCCATCCACGCCCTCCCCATCAACCACCCCAGCCTCATCAACCACCCCATCCTCATCGACACCGTCGACTCCATCAACACCGGTACAAATTCCTCCGACTCCAATCTTACATCAACATTATCATCATAAACACCCTCATTACGCTCACTTTCATCACTATATGAATAATGCTTTAGCAGAAGCATCTCATGCTGCTGCCCAGGCCGCCCACGCTGCTGCCCATGCTGCACACGCTGCCGCCGTTCATGCCTCTGCGACACAACCCATGGAATAGAAGAAAACCCTGCACCGTCCTCCACTCATGCAGTCTAACCGACACACTATATTATCTAGACTTCGGTATTATCTTCATTTCTGCCTATAAAATATTCTATAATATCCTCTTCCATACGTTTTCCTTCTGCAGTTAAATTAAGTAAACCTTCATCATTATATACAATATCTTTGTCAGGATTATAGCTATGTTTATAGAAAATATTCCATCTTTCTACATACTTTCTATCCTCTAAGCGTCCATGCCAATGATGTAAAATAGTACCATTTATATATGACAAATTTAATTTATGTATTCTCACAAGAGCCTCATAATCTTTTAATTTTTCCAAAAATGATTTATCTATAGTCGTATTATTAGGATAACTCAATTCTACTTTATTTATTAATGCAAGAGCCATATGGTGGTCACTTGAACCTAAAATAGCGAAATCAATGAGTCCATTTGTTTTATCATAGGCATATCGCGTACATGCCCATGCAAAACCACAATGCCAAAAACCATATTTATGATCATTACGCCATTCAGTTGTAGAATTCTTATACATATATCCAAAACTTTTATCAATTCGCATTGCCTCTTCCTGTGGACCAAGATATACAGCACTTGTATATAATTGTATAAAATGCGCTTTATCTAATTCTTCGAGCGCCTCTTCAACCCAGTTTTCATTTAAAAATGTTAAATCAGCATCAATCCATGCAACATATTTCCATTGAGAAGGGAGATTTCTTATAGCTACATTTATTAGATTTTCTTTACACCAAAATTCTGTCTGTAATTTATATCCATGATGTTGATATATATTATCCATATTATCAGGTAATTCAAATGTATCTGTATTTGATGCCTCGGATATTACAATTTTGATTTTGTCATATTTAGAGATTCTTTCTATAAATTCTATAAATAACTCATATCTACGCTTGGATTTACAGAAATTAAAATAAGGTAAGATGACATATAATATATTTGAACTCGAATCTTCGTCACATGCTTTTACATTTACAAAATCATTATCTAATGTAATTTCTTTTTTTAATCTATTTATTATTTTTGAATTTATATATTTAACTATATTTGTTGTAGCATTTGTATATCTCTTATCTTTCTCTATATTATTCTTTATAGGCATAAAACATTTTAACATTCTCGCGCTCTTCTAAAAAAGACTGCGATTTTTCTTATATAATTTTTAAAATAGTATATCTATAGTATAGAAAAAAGACATCAATGGCAGATACAATAACACCAGACCCAACAGCTACCGCGCCGGCTACACAGAATACAAAAGGTATAAGTGATATTACATATTTATATGAATTTATATTTACTGATCAATTTGATGATAGTATATTCTCGCAATATAGCAATGCATCTGACCCTTTAAAAGTACAGATACAAAATACGACAAATTCTCTTAAGAATATTATAAGAATTAAACCCGGTATTCGCTCAATATCTAGTTTTAGCAATTATCTTGATAATACATATAAAGTAACACTTATAAATACATCATGGGTACCTCCATCTGATGGCGATGGTTCATCTGTTGTTTAAGTTCTTGCATATCAACTCGCAATTGTTTATTTTCTTTTATAAGTTCTTGTACAGTCTTTACAAGATATGGTACTATTTTCTCATATTTCACTTTCTTATACTTTTCCGCTGATTCCGCTGGTAATGTAAATTCTCCGACTACAAGTGGACATATTTCTTCTACTTCTTGTGCAATAAATCCTATATCTTTTTTACCCGCATGTTCCTGATTATATATATCCTTTTTCCAATTATACGTCACAGGATTTAATTCCATAATAGTATTTATCGCTAATTCAGTAGACATCGATATTATATTTTCTTTAAAACGCTTATCTGATATGCTTCCAAATGCGGTAATATCACCTGTAACCGTTAAATTACCATTATTCAGTTGCATCATTGCCGTACTACCACCATACCATGTGTTATAACTTGTTGTTGCACTCGGTACTTGATAACGTAGAGTATTTGCATTATAACCAAAGCCATAGAAATTTGTAGCAGATGATGGTGTGTCGCTTGCTGAAGGATCATTTACAACGAGTATTTTATTGGTAGTTTGATTATTGCCAATATTTACGGCTCCGTTATTATATACTTGTAATGCTGATGCTAAATTATTTGTATTTAGAGTTATATTGCCTGAAGAATTAGCATTTAGAGCTATACTTCCAGTTGTAGCTACAATAGAAATATTTCCTACAAGATTTGTTATGCTTAATATATAAGCACCGCCAGTTCCTGCAAAAGAACTACCGCCTTTGCTAATTAATGCAGAATTTGCGCCACCTGTATCTGGTATTAAATAATAATTTCCTACACCAGTGCTGCTACCGTTTGAAATATATTGAGAAAGACTACCTTGATTTCCATATAAATGAAGAAGAGCAGTAGGATTTGTTATTCCTATACCAACATTTCCACTTTGTTGAATAGTAACCTTTGCATCAGTTACCTGTGGAAGTGCTTGGGCAGTCGATGAAGCACTTATATAAAGATTTTTACTTGTATTAAAAGATGCACCAATTGCAAAGTAATCCGTTGGTGTTGTGCCTGTTACAAGATTTCTGAATTGTAAAAACTGCGCAGGATTACCATTTGCCGATGTTTCTTGTTGATTATCAATGTATATCGCACTTGGTGTCGCGGTTGCACCAGTTCCATATATGTGTAATTTTTGATTAGGCGTAACAGTGCCTATACCAACATTACCACCATTGTAATAATAATAAGAAGAACTTACTGACCATAATCCACTTATATTTGATGTGCTTAATGCACTTACGCGACCATATGTATCTACCGTAATAACTGGTGTAACCGTAGATGATCCTTGTGCACCAACGGGTAAAGATGCAACAAGTGGTAAAACTGTTGCAGGTAATGTATTTGTTCCTGTAAGTTGTCCTGCAGGGATACTTGTAAGATTTGCACCGGATCCAGAAAATGTAGTTGCTGAAAGCGTTCCCGTTGGTGTAAGTGATACCACATTTGTACTTGTAAAATTATTTGTATTACGAATTGCTAAGTTATTTGTAGAAGCAGTTCCACTATTTACTTGTCCAATACTCCATCCAGATACTGTATTGATATCTAAACCAATGAATGGAGACCCGGCAGAAGCACCTGAACCTGCTACACGAATAAGTGCAGAAGCATTATTTCCATTTGCGGTTGCCGAATTATAAAGATATAATTGTCCTACACTTGCATCAGTTGTCGTCGTTGCATAATTTACAGCAAGAGTATTTTGGAAATTACCAGTGCCTGCGACATCTAATTTAGCAATAGGATTTGAACTGGAAATACCAACATTACCAGAGGCCGGTAATATATTTATACGATCTGTGTTATTAACACTCCAGTATGCGCCACGTATATTTCCCGATGCATTTGTATCCGTACCGACACCGATAGATGCTTTACAATTTGTATTAATTACTGTAGAATCAAAATATATTTCATTAGAATTATTTGTAGCGAGTGTATTCTTTATAAAGAGAGCTTGAGAATTTCCGTATTGAATACGCGACTGTCCAGATACATCAAGTGCATATGAAGTAGTTATATTTGTATTTATACCGACATTTGACGAGTAGTATATAGGATTTGGCGAAGTTCCTATCCATTGACTTTGTATAATAGAAGCAGTTGTGAGTGCAGTTACAATACCTTGAGTATTTACTGTTATAACAGGAACATTTGTAGAACTTCCTGTCGGATTACCCGCTATTGATGTTAATGCAGCTACTGTTTGTAATGCACTATATGGTATATTTGCAGTTGTTGTTAACTGTCCAGATGGAATACTTGTTAAACTAGCAGCAGAACCTGAAAATGTCGTCGCGCGAACTGTACCGACTACATCAAGAGGGAACCCAGGAATAGTACTTCCTATGCCTACATTACCTCCTTGTTGAATAGTAAGTTTAGCATCTGTTACGAGTGGATTTGTTGCAGCAGTAGATGACGCACTTATATAAAGATTCTTTCCACTGGTAGCAGTACCGTTAAAAGATGCACCAATTGCAAAATAATCCACTGGCGTCGATCCTGTAACAAGATTTCTGAACTGTATAAATTGCGCAGGATTACCACCTGTTATACTTTCCTGTTGATTATCTATATATACTGCACTTGGTGTAGCAGTTGCACCAGTTCCATAAATATGTAATTTTTGTCCCGGCGTACCAGTACCGAGGCCAATATTTCCATTATTTGCAATACGTAAATAAGGTGTAGCAGCAGTACTTCCATAGAAATCTGCAACGTTATTTGTAGCTAAAGTTGTATTTTGCGTAACTGAAAAAGCAGGACCAGGACCATTATTATTTATAACAACATTACTAGTATCTAATGTATATGCATTAATAACATCGACGGACCCAAGAATATTCATATTACTTGTGTATAATGTACCAGTTATAAAGGCATTTCCTTGAACATGTAATGGATATTGTGGAGACGTTGTACCTATACCTAAATTGCCCCCGATACCGACAGTACAATTTGCACTTAAATTGCACGAATTTGCATATGAACCAAAAGCACTGTTACCGTTCACGTTAAATGTATTTGAAAAGGAAGCTGTACTAATACCTACTCTTCCAGCTCCGTCAACAACGACACCATTAAATGTTGAAAGTGAAATAATAGAGGTTCTTCCGCTATCTTGATTAGCAATGATTCCGTCACCACTGTTTACTTGAATACCACCAGGATAAGTAAATTGAGCACCAGAATATTGAGTAAGCCCTAAACCTGATAAATTTGCCGATTTATTACCGCTTATACTTATATATGCGCCAGTATTATTTGCGTCATATATAAAATTATTTGAGGATTGAGGTAGACTTGGATTTGCTACAATATGTACAATAGATTTAGGATTTGTAGTTCCAATACCTATAAAATTACTGGCAATAGTCATAGCATTTGTAGCATTTATTTGAGAAAGTATATTACTTAATGGATTATTTGGGTTTTGATTGATTCCCCAATTTTGAAATTGATGAATAGGGGCAATATATCTTAATTGAGAATTAAGTGTATCAACAACGATTGTTGAATAATTTGAACTTGAACTTATTAATGACATTTTTTATTCTACTATACAAACTCAATATTATGTTTGTAGCTACAAATTCGCAAATAAAAATCTTATTCTAATTTTAATGCCTAAAGAAACTACCGAAAGATTAAAGGAATGTATGGAAATCCGAAAACAACTTGATGATTTTGGCATCATGATTCTTCCAGAAGTGCAAGATTTAATAACAATAATGAATGATTTTGTAAGAGACGGTGTATCTTCATCTGGAAATATATTTTCAGAAACAATAGAAAGAAATATAATATACGTATTTTCTAATCAAAATCATATAACTTCTCATATTATTCTTAAAAAAATAAAGACGAAAGCATAGAGGGCCCCCGTCACGCTTCCCCACATGCCGCCCCACACGCCGCCACACCATTTACGCTGTTTATTTTCTCTTTTTTGCGATACTTAATAGATAATCATGATAGCCATTTATGAATATTTTAAAGGCTCCTAATTTAACTAATTCTTTCCATGCTTGTTTTACTAATATATCTCTTGGTATAAGTGGATTCGATAAACGTAAATCCATATACCACATTGTCCAAAGAGCACAATTGCCTCCGAAATCAACTATCTTATCACTATCTTCTCTTCCTTCTAATGTTTGAAATCCATATGGACACGTTTTTAACATTGGAATATATTCTAAATTAAATTCTTTAAAAGCATGGATTACTGCAGCATCTAATTCGGGACCATTATTAAAAGCATCCCATGTTTTTTTTGTATCATTCGGTTCATATCGTTCTATAGTTCGTGTTTCTTTATCAATTAATAAACAATTTGAATGATAGTCGTCATGTGTATCTTGATTTATATTTATAAACCAAACAATAAAACGTATATTTGAATCAATCATAGCATCTTTTGTTATTTTTATGTAATCTTTCGGAGGCGTAAGTTTCCATGCCTTTTTCTCTAAAGGTGTTTCCCATTCAAAAGAAAAATCATGTGGATTTGTAGCTAAATATGGATATTTTTTCATGAAATATGTAAATATATTTGCTATATATGTAGTATCCCATAATGCATGAGATTCTAGAAATTCCTTCTTTTTATAATTTATAAGATGCATATTCAGATTGATTTTTTTACATCGTTTTGAATCGGCATTTAAAATAGTCGGGCCGTTCGGTCCATTGCCACAGACTTTTTTAATACCCATAAGTTGTTTTCCAATAGGTGATTCTAATTTAATACAGTATCCAGTCATTGTATTTAGTATTTTTAGTGGATTATCGCATCTATGTGACATTTTCCATTCATTATTAAATTGAATAAGTTGATGAAGAGATTTCCCTAAATTTTTGAAATTTATGGCATCAAATAATTTATCATATGGTTTTCCCGGATTTGCAATTCGTCTTTTTATATAGTCAACGAGATAGGCAGAATATGCTGTTTTATAGTCATTATTATAATATTCTTTTTCAAGAGTATTTTTAATTTTTTCAAAAACATTTTCTTTAAATTTCGGAACAGCAATAGTTTCATTATCGAATTTAAAATGGAAATGTTCTTTTAAAACGGAAGTTAAGTATATATTTACAAATTCTGATTCATTTGTGCGAAGTAAACGATGTGTTGAAAATGCGGTTTGTGAAATACCGAATAAATCATCCCAGCATTCAAATTGCGCGAGAGTTTTATTATAGATAAGTAATAATGTATGTTTTTTTATATCAGACTTATCACAAAGCCCTTTCTTTTTACAAATAATAGGGAATATAATAAATTTAATTTTAGGATTTGCATATAATGTAGCCATCTTTTGCCATTTATAAGGTAATAAAAGTCTTCTTTGTTGCATTTTGTGGAATTTAGCCGGCAATTCCGAATATGGAACACCTTTAATTTTTCGCTTTTTTCTTTCGGTTTCGTATGCATCTTCTGACATACATGTATATACAAGATTATTTTCAAGTCTTGGTTTATTAACATTTAATGGTAAATATCCCGCAATAGAATCTGATAGTGAACATGCAAAATTATAAAATCTCAAAGTATAATCGTATATCGGTTCTTCAATCATTTGTAGTATTATAAATATATAATTTAAAAAATTTGATTTTATTTTAAATATATTGATTAATAAAAATGAACGCAAATACTTATATTGATGTCGGTGTCGATGTCGAATCTCTTTCCGATATTTTAAAAAATACAAATATCGGAATTATAAATCAGACACCATATAACTTACAGTATATAAATGGTGCTGTAATTAGTAAAACTGTAATATTACCGAATACATATCTTGGGAATATTGAAGGTGAAATACATTTCTTGTATGATATTACAAATTACGATAATTTATTTCATGTAGATGATGACATGGTCGTAGATGTATCCAAGATATATCCAAGGACTATATTATCATATATACAATATGGTGACCATAAAGGTATACCAGGAAATTGTAAAGTAAATGTTGAAATCGATTATGAAACAGGAGAGGCAATAATAAGTATATATACAACAAAAATGATATACCAGGGGGAAGAATTATCTCTATCAAGTGAATGTTAGATCGCGCTCCTCTAAATATCTATTTCTTTCTGGAAGAAGAACCACGACCACGCATTATGGTATAAGCCGAGAGTGTAGTTACAATATTTATTAAATAAACAATCAATAATACCCATGCCCATATGCGGCAATGACCAACGATGACGCAATTCAGATTATATGCAGCAAGGAAAAATCCGAGTGTTATAACTAATCCAGATACTATATTAATTTTAATTGACGATATTAAACCAATGACTAATCCAGATAATGCAACTATGAAAGAAAAGAGCGACATTTTAAGTTTACCAATAGTAATAGTTTTTTTGGTGTAATCTTCCATTTATTTTTCTCTATAATAAGATTCGATAATATTTTATTTATACATATAATAATATACAATAATAGTAATGGAACAAAAATATCCTAATTTAAAATATATAAAAACTGTTTTAATAATTGCGGGTATATCTTATGCATTTGCGTTCATTACATATTCAAATAAAATTATGGAAAGTATTCATGAGAATAATATATATATGATAATAGCTCATTTTCTATTAATAGTTTCTTTTGGTATATTAACATATTCTTGTTTTAAACATGCAATAAAGAACAAATATAGCGAAGATATATCACCTGAGTTTAATGTTCTTGGTAAACCAGGTATTTATGGGTATACATTATTATCGATTTATTTTATGTTAGCATTATTGGTACCATTTGGATTGTATTTTAATTATTACTATGTATTTGCATTATTAGGATATACTCTATTAGCTTTTAAAGAGATATCTGGTGTATATTTATTAGTTATATTCTATATATGCAGTATATTTACAACATTTTATTATACTAAAATTAAAAATATAGATACATTAGCATTATTAAGTAAAGTTGGTTTAATATTATATTTTGGAACATATGGTTATATCAATATTGTAAAAATTTTGTAAAATAATTATAATGGAGAAGATTAATAAAAAAGCAGAATGTATAAAACAGATTTCTAATTTTACAAATATAGCTACAAATTTAAAGTTGGATAATTCAAAATTTGACCCGCATGTTTTAAAAAATATTCTTCCAGATGCTTCTCCGAAACTTGAAGAGTTATTTAAGAATATTGACAAGATTGATCCAGATAAAAAATACAAACATTGTATTTACATAGATTTTAAAGGTGTTCATGCGAAAATCGTGGCAGCAGCTTTTATTGCAAAAGGATATACATTAGCATATGATAAGCATCAGAAACAAATAGAAGAAGAGACACTGTTAAAAACAAAAAGTAAAAACTTCTTATTTTTATCAAGTAGTGCAATATACGGAAAACCTTTTGGTGTTCGTTTACGGAAAAGTTTAATGTCTTTATTTAATCGTCGTCCAGATAATATCGAAGGTGAATTTATTCGATTTATAGTTCTTGATTCAGGTTTTAAAGAAGGTCTCGATTGTTTCGATATTAAATATGTACATATTTTACAAAATTTAACAACTCCATCTGAAGAGAAACAGGCTATTGGTCGCAGTACTCGTATGTGTGGTCAAATGGGACTGAAATTCGATTCTAAAAGAGGATGGCCATTGTATGTTTATAAATATGATCTCACATTACCAGACAGATTAAAACAGATATACGATACAAATACATTATTTGATTTATATATGAAAAATACAAATATAGATATACGTAAAATTGTATTAGCGAATCAATTTGAAGAAATCTTATCAGAAGCTGCAGTGGATAAAGAATTAACGCAGCCTATTCATAATTTCTCGATAAATAATGAATCGCGGGCGCCAATGAATGCATCAACGAATGCAAGAAGAGTACCTATTCCGCCTGCGCACCCAAGACCCAAAAATCTTACACCTGCACCGAAATTTGAAGTGTTTCATATAGATGAAAAACAAAAACCAGGGCGAAAATATAATTCACATGGCGGCGGCTACGATGACGCTGATGATGAAGACGATGATGAAGACGATGATGAAGACGATGAGGAAGACGGCGGACGGGACTATCTCGGTACTCCTTATCCTTATGGTGATTATGGTGGTGGAAAGAAATTATTGAAGAAACAGAGAGGTGTTATTGAAAAACGCAAAGAAAATAATGGATATCCGCACCCTCCAACTATAAAGCGCACTTTAAATGGTGTTCATAAATTTATATATCAAAATTTTAGGAAATATAAATGGGAAAAAGCAATATTAGAAAATAAATGTATACGTGCGGATAATGCAGGTGGTGCGGCTGGTGAACCCGAAATAGTAGAATTGACACCTTCGCAAAATTTTGTAAGATATTATTTCCAACCATCGTCAGTTTATAAAGGATTGTTAGCAAATTGGTCTACAGGTTCTGGGAAAACATGTCTTGGTGTTGCATTAGCTTCAACGAGTTGGGAGAAGAAAGGGTATACTATTTTGTGGGTAACTCGGCATACGTTAAAAGTAGATATTTGGAAGAATATGTTTGACCAAGTATGTTCTGCAGTTGTAAAAGAACAAATTGAAAAGGGAGAGTTAAAATTTCCGTTAAAGAAAGCTGCAAAGAATTATAGATCAAAGGCTTGGGTAGAACCAATAAGTTTTAAACAATTATCAAATTTATGTGAAGGCAAAAACGATATATATAGACAGATGGTAAAACGAAATGGTTCAAGAGATCCTCTGCGTAAAACTCTGATTATTTTAGATGAAGCACATAAATTATTTTCGAATGATGTTATTGGTTCAGAGCGACCGGACACACCAGCAATAGTAAAAGCTATTCAAGATTCTTATAAACTTTCGCGGGAGAATTCAGTAAGAATACTTTTAATGACGGCAACACCATACACATCAGACCCTATGGATTTTATAAATTTAATGAATATAATACGCGAAGAGAATGATCAATTGCCAAATACATTTGAAGAATTTAGCGAAGAATATTTAATGGATAATGGTGTATTTAAAGAAACGCCCAAGGAGAATTTTATGGATAAAATTGCAGGACAAATAAGTTATTTAAATCGCGAAAAAGATGCGCGACAATTTGCATATCCGGTTTTCAATTCTATTAAAGTAGATATTTCAACAAGTGATGTACAGAAATATGATGAAGATATTAATTCAACGAATAAAGAATTAAACGAAGAAAATGCAAAGGTAGAGAATGGTAAAAAGACATTAAAAGATACGAAATCTCGACTGAAAGAAGAAGAAAAAAGAAAATTAGAAGAATGCAAGAGCGTTCCTGTAAAAGAACGTAAAGACTGCAAAGAAAGAATAAAACGTGAAATGAAAGGCATAAAAGATAACGGTCGTGAAATAAAAGAAGCAGAGAGTAATGTAAAACAATTAAAAAATAAATTGAAGAAATTAGAGAAAGATAAAAAGAAAGCTGTAGAAAATGATATAAGTCAAGAAACTGCATTGAAAAAATGTATTCCTCGAAAGGACCTCCAGAAAAAATGAATTAAAGAAATTGGTTTAATAAAAACTAATGATGATGGAAAAAATAAATTTTCTATTTAAATTAGTTCCAAATGAAATAAGAGAAAAATTACTATTAGATGAAGAGGCTCTTTATAGTACAACAGATCAGATTACGGCGAATAAAATTGCAAAGGAAATAAATAATTATCTAGATTCAGATGCTACAATAACAGATGCTACAGCTTGTATAGGTGGTTCATCTTTAGCGCTTTCTCAAGTATTTAAAAAAGTATATGCAATAGAATATAATGAATTGCGGTTTAATTATTTACAGAATAATATGAAAATTTTAAATCTACAAAACGTTCAATGTATACACGGTGATTCGTTAAAAGTGTGTTTAAGAATACAACAAGATGCAATTTTCTTGGATTGTCCATGGGGAGGCCCCTCTTATAAAGAAGCTAAAAAAGTAATGTTACATTTATCGGAAACACCATTATATGATATACTTAGAAGTCTTATATCAACTTCTAAATTATTTATAATAAAGATTCCTATTAATTTCGACGAGGAGACTTTTTTACAGAAAACAGGTGATATTTTAAAACTTGAACAAAAAGTAAGATTACGGAAAATGAATCTTATGATATTTTCGTCTATTCAGTCTCAGTCTATTCAGTCTATTCAGTCTATTCAGTCTATTCAGTCTCAGTCTATTCAGTCTATTTCTTCTTCTTAACATAACAGCAGAATATATACTTTAAAGCACCACCACCATATTTTGTTTTTATTTTTAATAAATTAGTGTCAGTTTCTGGTGCTATTTGCGGTGTGTGTGGTGCTATTTGCGGTGTTTGTGGTGTGTGTGGTGTTTCTGGTGTTTGTGGTGGTTTTGCCGGTATACTTACTTCTTTTCCTAAACAATTAAACTGGTCTATTGTGTATTTATTCCCCATACTTTTATTACATGAACTACATATTGGCTGCAAGTTTTCTAATGATGTTTCGCCTCCTTTTGAAAATGGTATATTATGTCCCGCTTCAAAATTAAATGGTGTTATGATATTCTTACACCATTTTACGGCACATTTAGAATTATATGTTTCTCCATTATGTTTTAGCCACACTTGTTGTCGTAATGCATTTGGTACGCCTTTCCTCATTACCATTACACTACTTCTGAATGTTCTAGCAGTGAATTGTTTTTTAGTACTAGAAAGTATACTAAAGTATTTAAACATATATATACCTTAAATAACAATCATATAAAGAATTGCAATACCTATAGTTTCTGCAACGAGCACGTGAAAAATATGCATTTATTATCTATGGAGGACAATCTGAAACAGTTTGTGGAAAACATAAAATTGAACAAAAATGTAGGGAGTGTATCGGCATTTGTAGATGGGTCAAATATCGCATTGATGATACATTTCAGACATGAAGATGACCCAATCCCAGATATTCCTGATGATGCATATGACGACGATGGTATTATTATACCAGAATTGGAAGAAATATACAGTGGTTTCAATAGAATGATTCTTCACCATATAACACTGATTAACGGCACATTTGATCTAGACACAGAGATCAAACGCTTGTGTCCCGAGCGGTTTCAAGTAGTGACCGCAAAGGTCACTTAAGGATAAAAATATTAAGGTACGTGGGAGATATTTAACGGTAAAGTTTGGCGATCATATCACACTTCTTGGTTAGTGTCCCTCGAGATTGAGAGAGATAGATACATAGAGACATACGCCACACTTAACAGCAACCACGCCGCAACTGCCTAAGCTATCTTAGTCTTAATGAATATATACTGCGACGGTGCATTCTAAATTCAAAAAAAATGATAAATTTGTATCTATAGTTGCTGGATGTAAAAGGTATGGTGTTGTATCGTATTTTAGAGATGATCTTTATGAACAGAAGAATTCATGGCCTAAAGGGTTTTTCTATTATTCCGTTACTTTTGATGATGGCACATTTGAAACATATCTAAATGAAACGTATATGAAACCTATGGTAAAGGATGATTAATTTTTTTCATTATTTTGCGGACTTGACGTCTATTTATATATAGATTACAATTCAAATTTCGCATCATATCTCTAACATCTTCTTTTGTAAATGATTTTGCGAAATTATATAAATATTGAACTGACGTGTGGAAATCACTGCTCAATAATTTTACTATAAATTGTTCAAATCTGCTCGTGGAATTTGTAATTGAAAATACCTGTGATAATATTCTAACGAGTGCTACTTGTAACATTAAACTGATAATATCTATAATAGAGGGCTTTTCATTTACTTCTCTAAATTCTATTGGAATATCATTTCTTAAAACATAAGAAACAATATCATAACTCTCTGGGAAATAGACATTATTATGACTATCATCTTTCATAATAAGATCGGCCTCTTTTTGATTATTCGATATGCATAGACCCTTCACCTCTTTTGTAGCTATCTTTTCTAAAAATAAATCATAACGCATATTGCGATAATTAAGACGTATATGTGGCATACATAAATTATCTATTTTTCTTGAACTTTCTGATATAACAATTTCGTGCATTATAGGCGGAGATGTTGTTATAGGCATAGGAAGTAACATTATTATTCACTTATAATTATAAAATATCATTTTTTTATATATTGTGATTTTATTTTTATATTTTTGTTTTTATGGGTAAAGGATCAAAGATCAAAGATCAAAGATCTAGGGAGTCTTAAAGTGAATTCAATCCAGGAATATTAATAATACCAACTGATTTATACTTATCTTCATTAATATATTTACTACGCCAGTCTTGATATTGTTCTTTACTATCAAAATAAAGTTTTTCAACACCATTTCCAGACATATCAAGTGGCATTACTCGAAAATACTTCTTTTCATCGAGTGTTTCTCTTTTATCTTCTGTCACCATTCCAGTTGCAGAGTTTACAATATAAGGAGATCTTTGAATTTTCTTTCCCATTTTGAATACGGGGTTTTGAGGCGGCGTATATTTATTATTGTATTATCTTTAATACCTTTTTACAAATATTTGAAATTTATTGATTGATTCATTCGTCTTTTGTCAAAGGGGTTTTTGATTGTTCGCCGTTGCCACCCTTTTCTGCTTTTTTCTTTTGTTTTTCGGCTGTTAACTTAGGATTAGCTTTAGCTTTATTTGCTTGTTTAATCTTTTTGCGTTCTGAATCAGTAAGTTTATCAGGAACTTTCTCTACACCCTTAGACATTTTTGAAGATGTATAAAGAAGAATCTATATAAAATAGTTAATAGTCTTTATATAAGTTATGATGAAACAGCAATAGAAGTTGGGAAATGTAAAGATATAAAGAGTATATTGAAAATTGTGAAAGAAATATCTAGTCGCGAATATATATAATTATTTATTTTATAAAATATATTTAGAACTGCATATCAATAAATAATGCCTACACAGAAAATAACTGCTTTATTACAAGATTATAAGGAAGAGTTATCAAAGAAAAGTGTAACTGAATTAAAAGATTTAGTGAATAAAAATAAAGAAGCAAAAGAATATGCGGCTCATACAACTAGTCGTGCCAAAGGGGTATATATAAATGCACTGATATATGCAAAATGTATAAAAGATAAATTGGGGCGTTTTAACAGTTGTATATAGAGATGCATTTCTAATATAAGAAAAATTAAACAAGAAGATGCACTCTGGATTTTGCAATTATTTCCAGCAATTGATGAGATTTAGACCTATTCACATTTTCTAAATAAAAATCCATTATATTCTTTTTTATGAGTACAACATGTACTTAGTTTATTTATTGTTAATCCAAGAATAGCACATGCTTCTGTCATTGAATCAAATATTTTAATAACTTCTCCTGTTTCATTTGAAATTTGTTCAATTTTATTTCGATTACCCATATTTATTCTTTTTCCAATAGCTTCTGATGCTGTTCCTATCAAAGATACACCATAGAAACCGAATCGAATTCTTTGTCCATCATGAATTTCTGTACCAAGAAAATGTTTTTCAAAATATGAATTTATTACTTTTTTATCTTTATGAAGAATTTTTGTATAGAGAGGATCATCTTTATTTTTTAGTTCTATATATTTTGCAAAAATATCTTTTTTTGATACACGACCTGTAACAATTGCTTTAAAATTATTAAATATAAATCTTTCGATTTCTGTAGGATTTTCAGATAATTTAATTGGTTCCACGGGTATAATAGAAATTCCATAAAATGCTTGGGAATTGCATTTAGTATCAGGGTCATACATTAATCCTTTACTAAATCCTTTATTATATAGATATGCACTCAATTGTTCTTTGTAATTATTTCTTGTTGCTCTAGCCCACAGTCTGTATTTAGAATTAATATCAATCCATGAAGTACATACATCTTTATCTTCAATTATACAACATTCTTCTATAAATCTTTCAAAATCTAATGGATTTGTAATATTATGAGTTTCCGGTATTATTGATTCTTCATTCTCACTTTCTGTTGATGAATGAGTCTCTTCTATATTTGTATTAAATGCATTTTCATCAATAGTAAATGGCATTTCTTCATCATCAAGATGTATTTGAGATTTATCAATTATTTTACGTATTTTTTCAAAATCTGTTTTAAACCAGTCATGTCTATTGTCATGAATATAGTCACGTAGTTTGAAATGTACAGTTTTTTCTAGGACATTTTTATCTTTACATCGTTTTGTATATATAATACGACAATTATTACGTGATGAATTATGAGAATGATATGCGTATTCGCGTGTATTTAAGTTTTCAGTTGAACCAACCTTATAAACATTTTCTTGAGTGAAATCTTTAACTATATAAACGACATGTCCTAATTCATGACGATTTCTTGGACGTTTATTTTCAAGTAGTTTAATTTTATCATTTGCAGTTTTTAGCTTATTTTGAGTTTCAAGAAGTATTTCATTCAAATGTTTAAACATAATACTTTCCATTTTTATATAATATTTGCGAATACGTTTAGCATTTTCAGTATTTGCTTTCATGCAAAAATCTTTAAATGTATTTGGTGTCATCATAATTGTTTCTTTATTTCCATGTTGTGAGTTTATTATAATTTCGTTTGTTTGAGAATCTTGCTCCTCTGAAGGGGAGAGATTTTTCTCCTCCGGTGAGAGGAGAAAATTTTTATTACGAGTTTCTGTTACAGAATCTTGCTCTCCCGAGCGGGGGAGATTTTTCTCCCCCGAAGGGGGGAGATTTTTCTTCAATATTTTATAATCAATATTTTCAAAACAATGTTTTGACAATAGTCGTTTTGCATGATCTTTACGTGTAAAACCCATGTGTTTTACAGCATCTTCAAAATTTATTACATAGTCTTTCTCTTGATCATAGTTCAAATAGCACCGAAAGTTACTTAAAAATATTTTTTGTTCCTCTGTTGTAAATTCTTCGCATAATTTCGCATAAATATCCATTTTTTACCCTCTTAAATATATATAATATCCATATCCTTAAGTATTTTTTCATTTTTCTGCTCCTAATATTTATTAAAGTGAAGGGTAAAATGGCCAGTTTAAATCTTCGCAGATTTTCTTGAAAATTTGATCCTGGATTGATAGCTTCTCGCGACTCTTCAAAAGTTGAAAAAAACGTAAATACTCGTGTTTCCCAAGTATTTGAAAGAGTTTATACAAAACATAAGAATATGATAAAAAGTTCTTACGGTCCTTGGGACAATATTTGAGAAAAGGGCCCTGAATCTCTTTGAACATACTACATAGTTTATCCTCAAGTTCTAGCGAAAAGTGAGGAGTTGGCACGCCATTAATGCGATTAATGATATAATTGATATGTTCGTAGTATTTATTAATTCTGAGACGCTTCAGTATCTCACGCATTTTATTATATGTAATTTTACGTGTGTCTTGTATTTTCTCTTTTTTGATTTCTTGTAGAATCTGTTCAAAAATCTCTTCAGGAATATCTGTGCTTTCTTTGCCTTGTACTTGAGAACACCATTCTCGAAAGTGATTTATTCTTTTATATGAAAAATGCGATGCTTCTTTATTGGGTTGTCGCAGAAGTGGTCTATTTTGTTCAACTAAAAGAGATTCTTGATATCCACACCCAGGACATACAGTAACACTATCTTGTTGAATACAAACCATTTCTAATTTACAATGAGTACAGTGACCGAGCGTATCATCAGCTTTATTACGAATAACAGTGGGGTCAATATAAGATAAATAGTCCGCGACAAGTGTTGCTTTATCAATAATGGGAGCTATAGCTACATTTGAAGAATTATTTTCGGTGGTAATTTCGGAAGAATGAACGGAAGCGATTTTGAAGGCATCTAAGATATTTATAGAAGCAGGAATGTGATTCTTCTTTCTACTTCGAGTAGCTTTTGTTGGCGGAAGAATAACGTTTTGTGTCATTGTTTCTGCATTTTGCTTATCAATAATATCATAATATTTAAATAATATATCTCCAGTATTTTCGTAATAATCAATTTCGTCTTTAAAGGATTGTAAATGAAGTATTTTTTTCTCAATATTTCTTTTATTTTCTGTAAAAAGAATATTACTTGTCCAAGCTATATTATAATTATCAGATTCAATATCCCCGAGTTCTTTAAATGTAGCTATCCTGTTCTCTATTTCTTTAATAATATTTGCAGTTTCATTGTGTAATTTATAAAGATCTGTAATAGATGCTTTATCTTCTTGCATTGTTTGAATCATATTTAAATGACGCGCATCAAGAGTAGTTGTATCCTTTGAAGATTCATATATATGAATACGTTTCTTCGAAGTTTTTTCTTTAAACATTACATAAAATAAAATGGAAGTTCTTAAATGGTATTTTTATAAATATAAATATAAATATAATTATAAAATCCGGATAAAAATTGTATCATCTTTAATTTTTTTCTTTTCTATATTATAGAACAAAAATGGGTGGTGGTCTTCTTCAATTAGTTGCCTTAACATCTGATTTATTTTAATCGGCGCCAGGGCATAAAAGCAGCAGTCCATAATAAAACGAGCTCTTATTATGGGAAACACTTTCGACCTCGTTTTAGTCGCAGCTGCTAGTGGATAATGTAAATTATCTGCAACACTTCTTGTTGTTCGGGAAACCCCTTAGAGCCTTTTCTACTAAGGATTGTTACGAAAGTACAATCTGGCTGAGAGTAAAAACTCAGGTATAGTAATAATGAAAAGGATTGGGCAATCCGCATACTTACTACCTAATGACGCTATGTCTAGTCTATGGTAGGGTGTCAGAGACTGAACGGAAGTGGGTTATCAATGAAGGATTAGACGTCCTGAGATAGCTTAAGATACAGTCCGTCCTCTAAGGAAACTTAGAGGTTTTCGTTAAAATAATAAGGATACTCAAGGATACTCAAGGATACTCACGGATACTCAAGGATACTCCCGAGGAACCTTACTATTTTAACGAAAAATCGCCACGATGGCGCCCAAGATGTTTACTTAACCGGTAACCCACAAATCACTTTCTTCAAGGTAGTATATCGTCGCCATACCAATTTCGCCATTGAATCTATTGAAAATACCTTCAATGGCAGCTGCGGTTTCGGCAAACGTGTGACTTGCCAAATATCCCGCAACGGTGATTTAATCCACCGTATGTATTTACAAACTCAATTACCCGCTTTATCTGACAGCAACAAATGGGTCGATTACGTCGGTCTTCGCTTATTACAAGATGTCGAGATCGAAATCGGCGGTCAACGCATCGACAAACACTACCCACAATGGATGTATATCTGGAATCAACTGTCTCTGCCATTAGGCAAACGCCACGGTTATGACCTGATGACCGGTTCCGGAGATACCCTCCCCCCAAATTCCCCAGCAACCACTCTGTACATTCCATTAGAATTCTGGTTCTGCCGCAATGTAGGTCTGTCTCTGCCACTGATTGCTCTCCAATACCACGAAGTCAAGATCAATATCGATTTCGAATCCGCTGCCAATTGCCTGCAATCCGGCACTTTAGCAACTGGTGTCGATTTAGGTAGCACCACCTCTCTGTGGGTAGACTACATCTACCTTGACACTGACGAACGTCGCCGTTTCGCTCAATTATCTCACGAATACCTGATAGAACAATTACAATTCACAGGTGTAGAGACTATCACCCAAAACAACTACCGTTACAAGATGAACTTCAACCATCCTTGCAAGGAAATTGTATGGGCAATTAGCTGCGATGCTATCAACGCCAATGGTAACCAATGGACCAATTTCACCGCATTAAATGGTTCATGGCAATCCGGCCAAACATCTGCCCTTGCTTCCGTCCCAGGTGCATCTAACTTAGTAAACACCAACGCTAACACCACCAATATCCAACTCAACGGCCAAGACCGCTTCAATGCCCGCGATGGTAACTATTTCTCCTTAGTTCAACCATACCAACACCACGAGAATGTACCATACAACCGTGGTATTAACGTGTATTCCTTCGCACTGAAACCAGAGGAACATCAACCATCTGGCTCCCTGAATATGTCTCGTATTGATACCGCAGTATTAAAATTAGACACCCCACAACTCGGCTCCGCCGTATCCGCAACTTGCCTGGGTACCGGTTCCCTGTATGTGTTTGCTATTAACTACAACGTTCTGAGAATCATGAGCGGAATGGGAGGTATAAGCTTTAGTAATTAATAAAAATTACTAAAACACGCCATGCTTCCAAGAGTACCTTGACAAAGAAGGTGCTAGTCAAATGATGTTTATACACTAAGTGAGAAGTGTATAAAGGGCAACATCGTCGAATTGCGGGAAACTCCTGTCAAATATTAAGTACCGCCTATAGATGGAAACATGCTATATGGCACCATGGGGAAACTCATGGGTATGGTAAAAATCTTAATAGTAGGGACAATCCGCAGCGAAGTCCTAAGGCTTTTATAAAAAGCTATGGAACGCGTTCAGAGACTAAGTGGCGATGGGCTGTTTGTATTATTATCACAAATGGCTTAAGATAGAGTCCGTCCCCATAGAGATATGGATTATCAGAGGAATTTTATAGTGTCATCATTCACTATACTAGGAGAGCTGATAGTGTTGTGTTCTGAATAAATTCGGAACACAATGGGTTGAATACGTTGGCGTATTCCAATTAGAGGGTTTAAAAACAGTTTTACTCTTTATAATTTTCAAAAATCAATAAAAAATGAATTCCTTTTTTCTATTTGTTCAAGCATAAATAATGACTGAAAAAAACAAAATACAATGCACTAATTGTAAATGTTGGAGAGATTCAACATATTATATTGGTAAAAAACAAGGAACTACTGTAAAATGTTGCATGAAATGTCGTGAAAAAGATGCAAGACAAAAACAGAAACCTGAAATAATTGAAAAAAGAAATGCAAGACAAAATGAAAAGAAATATTATATTGAATTTCGTCGAAAAAAAAGAACAGAAAATGAAGAAGAATTTCTAAAAAATAATGCAGTTTCTGCAAAAAATTGGAGAAATAATAACCTAGAACATTTATCAAAATATAGAACCAAAAATTTTAATATCAGATTATCTTCAATAAAACAGCAGGCTGCAAAGAAAGGATATACATGGGATGAACTTCTAACAAATAAAGTGTGTGAAACATTTATGACTTCGCCATGTTTTTATTGCAATTTTTTATCAGAAGAAACTCTTAACGGTATTGACCGTATGGATAGTGCTGTTCATTATAAATTATCTAATTGCGTATCTTGTTGCAAAGTATGTAATTTTATGAAAACAAGTTTAGATGTAAATACATTTATAAAGAAATGTAAACATATATCAAAATATTATAATGATAATGGTGAATATTACCCAGAATTATTTCAAAATTATAAAGGCACAAATTATAACTCTTATAAATATCGTGCAAATAAAAGAATACTTCTTTTCGAATTAACATTAGAAGAATTTACAAATATTCGTAATAATCCATGTTTATATTGTGGTAAAGAAAATAAAGAAAAAACTCATCAAAATGGAATAGACCGTAAAAATAATACAGTTGGATATACTATTGAAAACTCGGTTGCTTGTTGCGGTGGATGCAATTATATGAAAGGCGAATTAAATAATATTGAATTTATTGAACAATGCAAAAAAATCGCAAATTACAAAAATAATTGTGGTGCAATAGAAGATATTATAGAAAAATTAGAATCATTATAAGCGCGCATACTCTAAAATTCCTATTACCTATAAGATTATTTATATAAAATGAATAGTAAGACAAAGCAAAGGTCTAGAAAAACTTAATTTTAAGACCACCATTATTTTTTTCAATTTTGCTAATATCGCCCTTTATATCAAGAAGTCCCTCTTCGATTTGTCGCAAACGTTCATCATATTCTTTATTTTTTTGCTCAATGAGTGAAATATTCTCATATATTTTCGCAAGTTCGCTGTATATTTCTTTTGCATATTCTATATATGGCCGCAAAAACATTTCTGTTTTTGGATATGGATAACTTGTAAAATAGAAATACATTTATCCTTAAATTATATACTTTTATATTATATACTTTTATATATTTATATTTTTATATTTCAAAGGTTTAAATCTAAAGAATCATTTTTTCTTAGTCTGTTGCCGTTGCCGCATTCCTCCTCCTCTTATTGGTGGATTGGGTGAAACTTTGGTATAATTATTGATATTTTTAAAACTTATTGGTATATAGGTATTTTCTGAAGAATTATATTGTACATAGTCTCCTCGAAAAGCTATACTCGTTATTTCTTTTTGTTCCCAATATATATATTCAGAATTTTTATTGTCAAAGAGAACATCAGGTAATCTTGCGATAATTTTAGTATTTGGAAGTGTTGTTAAAATACCATTATCTATTTTATAATTATTAGCTATTTTTGCAACATGTGTATTATATTTTTCTCCTTGTGTACCACAAATAATATAATCTCCTATGTTTACTGTAGTTGAATTTTCAACATATTTTTTGCCATTCGCTGTAGTAGCGATTGTATCGAGTCTAAATGTCGTTATTGCTATTGAATAATTATTAGGTTTTAGTTCTGTCAAGTTAGTAATTATACAATTTTGATTGTTAATATAAGAATATCTAAATATATCTTTATATTCATATCTAATTACATTTTTTTGATATTTTTCGTATATAATGCCATTGGGACTGAATCCATTATTATTCGGTACATAACTTATTTCTGTTATATGTGTTGGAGTTGTATTCATTTTTAGATTATTTATTTGTGCAGCAGTACTATCAATATTACCCTTAATAATATATTTAATTGGTAAAAGACGTCTCGATGTATTCGTAGGAGTTTTATACATATATTATTCTATTATATCTTACGAATAATATAATTTAATTTTTTTATTTTTTCCATAAAAATTGAAATATTGTTTTTCTCTTTTCCTATAAAAGAGTTTGTCATGAGTCCTCCATCGTCTTCTTCTATATCACATAAAGCGGAATGGAAACTCAAAAATAAACTTATAAATACAATCATTTCCAATGATGGTGAAATATTTGGGGGAGCTGTTCGTGACAAATATTTGCATGACGACCATTCTATGAAGTTTTATAAAACAGTTATGGATATTTTTAAAGATAACGAAGCAAGAGGTATCGATAAACGCATAAATATCGATAAAATGTATAATGACAAGGAGTATCTCCCTGAACTCTTTGGTAGATGGATTGTTCCCGATGATATAGATGCATGTATTTGCGAATCTAAAGAAGAGAATCTCATCGCGCGAATTACAGAACAATTTGGTGAAATAAAAAAGGTTTTTAGCAGAGACCCAAAAGATTATTTTCCTACTTTGGGAATTTCCGAGAATCAACTGCGGCATGATAGATATCTCATTTATCCTGTAAATAGAGCTAATATTCGTCGCGCAATCTTCAATGTCACGACTGTTCTTTCTGATGAATTGGTTTCCGAATGTCAACAATTTCGGTCACAATTGAACATATTCTTAAAAAAAATAGGAAACGTGCGACCAATTGTTCTTGACCTTATGGTATATCTTATTCCTACATATCTCATACATTGTGAGGTGCCATTTGGAAATATCGATTTTGAATGCAATGGACTTATCATGAATAAAACCGGTATCAGAATATCTAAGAATTTATATGAAAATTATTTGCCAAATATTTTTGAAAATAATCCTGTTATGAGAACAACTATTCTAGTAAAAATTCTCAATGATATCATAAATCACACAGCAGTCTTCTGCTATAAACCAGAATTCCCTTGGTATAGATGTCTGAAAATGGGAGATAAAGGATGGAAAATAGAGGGACTATTTAATCAAATTGAAATTATAGATGATGAAAACTATACAGGTCATTGTATAATATGTCATCAAGATCTTCCGAAGTATATGTTAAAACTTAAATGCTGTGATGCGAGATATCACACATTATGTATGCAATCTGCTTTTCATGAAGGGGTATCATCTATAATGAATACATCTAAATGCATAATGTGCAAAAAAAGTCATACACAAGATATACTTCGTCAAGATCATGATATGCTTCAATTGTATATAGAACACGCTCCTTATCTATCTTGGTGGCCTAGCAGTCATCTTCCTGAAGACGAAGAAGAGCAACAAGAGCAACAAAACACAATCGCAAACCAAGACACAAACGCGGACGCGCAACACGTTGGAGATATTCCTCTAATAGAGTAAATCACCAAGGTTCAATTCGCTCAATAAAAATTTCTAAAGTATATATAGAAAAATGCCAACATCTCTTCCAAAAAATAGTTTTGTTCAATATTCTTCATATTCTATGATAAATAATAATGGTAAAGTAGATAAAACAATAAAAACATTAGAAGCTAAAGTAGATAGCAAGGGTCACGTACAAGGGAAATATTCCGAAAAAGAAGGCAATAAAAAAACAAAGAAAGTTAAAGTTACAAAGGCGAATCTACCTAAATATTTAGGCGGCGAAGCTGACTTAAAAATGAAACTTGATAAACAAGTTAAATAAATGAAACTTGTTAAATAATCTTATTGTCTAGTATATTTAGTAGAGAGAAATAGAAAACAGAATGCGTCCAAAAGAAAATTTTAGTAATTTATATCCTAAAAATACTAAAACATATCATCAATCTAATTATAGTATAAAAACGACCCTAACATCTAGAACACAACATCCGGGAGATAAAATATTTTATTTTGCATCTAAACCGTCACGCACAGGTCTTCTTTTACCTCGCAAAGAAGCCTACGACAGATTACAAAATTCGGGAATTTCAGAAGTAAATAGTGAAAATATAGCATACATTTATCTAAAAAAACCATCTATCTATAAAAATCCCGAAGATGGTTCAGTATATCCACCACATTATCATTATGTATTATGGAGTACATATCAAAAATGCTGGGGTAAAAAAGTATACACTGTAGATCTATGTATGGTATAACCTGGATATAACATGGATATAAACCTGGATGCGCGGCGCGCGCAACGGGATTAGTCTCTAATTTTTCTTCTTTTGCATAAATTGAGTGCATCACTTTCAGAGTAAAGTATACCCAATACTTCTTGTGATTTCGGCGTCCAGATTCCATAGATTACGCATTCATCGTCATTCTTAGCATAATGAAGTTTCCATGAAGATCCATAGAATTTTGCCTGTTCATATACTTTTGTATTTGTCCGGCGTTTACATTCTATAACACAATACGTTTTTCCACTGCGAAACACTAAATCTCCTTTCCCAATATCATAATTATTCTCAATAACTGTCCACTCCTGTGCAATAAGTTGCCAATTTATTGCATTCATAAATTCAATACAATCTTTCTGCATGGTTTCTTCTTCAGAAGGAGTATAATATTTAATCCCGCGACTATATATTATATGCTTTTTTATTATACATTTATATATATATATTTTAAGTGGTATTGGATTCCATTCTCTTAAATATAAAGATGTCGGAAATAAAGATATATTTCTCCCAGTCGTTTTTACGTATAAAAATGATACTTTCGCATACTGCTTAAAATGCCACGGAATAGTAACTATTTGTTTTTGCATAATCTATTGTCATTATATAATCTATAAATGAACAAATGCCATTACCTTTAATTCATTTTTTCCTGCCAATAATATAATAGAGTATTATAAATATGGCTTCTCATACAAAAGAAATTGATATGAACCAAGGAGAATTCGTAGGAGAAGGAGATACTTCTTGTATTATAAAAAACCCTCCATTTAAATGTACAAATGTTATAACAATTAAACATACTCAAATACCACCTGATACTGAATTAGTTACTAAAATAATTTATAGAGGTAGAAATCATAGAACTACAGAGGGTTTATATGACCTTGAAATGGAAAATGCACAGAAAGTTGCACTTCTAGACCCACAGCAAGAATATTTTATATATCCAATTGAAGGATGTAAACTTGAATTAACAAAAAATTATTTAACAGGCGAGCAAATTATAAACTATATGATAGGTAAATGTCCGTTAGATGAAAAAAAAATTGGTAGTTTGCATGAATCATACAACACTATATATTTATTAAGAATGCCACTGGGAAAAGGAGAAACTCTTAGTACATATGTAGAAACTCATAAAAATATATCTGATGCTGATATAAATGATATATTATTAAAAATTTGTGCTTGTTTATCTATTACACATAATGATATGAAATTAGATGCTATTTTATATGATGAGCAAACAAAAAATGTAAGATTAATTGATTTAGGTGAAAGAGCAGAGAAAGGTAATAATAGTGATCTTAAAAATATGATAAATATAGTAATTCCCGACTTAATAAAAAATCAAACACATGTTACTAAATATAAAACAAATTTAAATAGAAAAATAAAAAATATAGGAAATATAAACGATTTGGCAACATATTTAGAGAAGTTGTATACAGACTCGCTTACACCTGAAGAAAGAATAAATTATGAAAATGAAGTTCGTGAAAGAACTTTAGCAAAAATAGCAGCAATTCAAAGACATGATGGTTCGCCTCCTGGTTCGCCGTCTCATCGTTCACCGCCTCATGGTTCACCGAATGTTACACCTCCACATGGTTCACCGAATGTTACACCTCCACATGGTAGACATCATGGTTCACCGTCTCATGATAGACATCATGGTTCTCATAAAAAACCTAGAAATAATGGAGGCTCCTCATCAGGTGGTAAAGCCTCGCGCAGTCGTAAAAGTATAAAATAGAAAAATATAGCTACAAATTAAAGAATAAAAATGGCCTCCTCCGCGGGGCATTTTTAGATTGCCGAAGTATTACAAGTAATCAGTATGCTCCCAGGATTATTTTTAGTATATTATTCATTAAAGAAAAATAAATTTAAATCGAAACCACCTTTATACGCATATTATCTATTATGCGTTGGTTCTATAATCTATCATAGCTACAAATCTTGTACAAAAACCCACCAATTTACGCCATATTTACTTAAATTAGATATCTACAAAAATGAATAAAAATAATACCGTATAATCGACAACAAGCAATTTGAAGTCTATGAAGTCTATGAAGTCTATGAAGTCTATGAAGTCTATGAAGTCTATGAAGTCTATAATCCTGCGTATGTTTCGCCAACAGCAGTCAGACTTCCGTCATCATTGAAAAGTGCTGCAAAACCGAGGTTTACATCTTCGGTGGTGCGGGTTTTCCAGGTATATCTTTCAACGTAATCGCGGGAATTTAATGCAGGTATGACGGTATTCATAAAATTGATAGCATCTTGGGAAGTAAATTTAGCGGGAGTTGTAGCTGTTGCGTTCCAGTCAGCAGGAGAGAATTCAGTGATCCAAATAGGCAATTGATACATTGCATAAATAGCGTCAATTTCTGCTAAGAAAGATTTGGCATTTGGCGGGGCATACCAATGAACACATATAAAATCAACACGGTAATTGTTTGTCTTTGCTAATGCCATAAATTGAGATAGCCAACTATTTGCTGCAGTGGGATTTCCTGCTGTTGCGGGGCTTCCTAGGCGACGTCCAGTTGCTTCAAGAGTCGGCCAATATGCAATGGCATCTGCAACAGTTATATTCGATTGTTTTGCGCCGTCTGGTTCATTGTATCCTAATAAAACATGGTCATATCCAGCAACGTCGCTATTTAACCCATTTGTTTGAATCATTGGGAGTGTTTTTAAACCCCAAATTTGAGGAACATAAGGAACACTTATACCAGCAGGAAGAGTTGTGTTCCAGTTATAATGCCATGCTGCATTTACAGCGGCGACCTTTGTAGAAGCAGTACCGTCATTTCCGTAAACAAGCCCTTTTTTCATTAAATTACGCTGTTCTATTTAATATTTACTTATTATTTTTTGATGTATCAACGAAGAAATTATCCAGTTGATTTGTTAGAAAATCGACATCAGTGTTTTTAACTATTTTGTCAATATCATCCGAAGACGATGGAACAGGTATGCGTTTATAGACAATCTTATCATCTTTAACAACCGGAATAGAGAAATAACTCAACATTTTCTTTATATGCATCCACGTGATTGCCTGTTATAATAATATATAAATATAATCATTTTTTATTCTGCATGCACATTTTATTCTGCATGCACATTTTATTCTGCATGCACATTTTATTCTGCAAAAAGATTTGTATAAAATCCTGATAATTGTAATAATAAATGTATTATTCCGCACTGTACCATAAGTGTAAGAAAACTTATTAAGGTTGTTGATAAAGATAAATCACGCGAGTATCCTATATAAAAAAGTGGGAGGGCTGCAAGAACACTCATTAAAAATAATTCTATACCAAATTTACCGGGATTATCTTGTATAAATTGTGTATCGCGAACTATAAGTGATAGAAAAACTATTATGAGACCACCAAAAATACATCCATATAATATCATATTTTTTACTATGCTATATGCGGCTCTTGATATATCTGATACTTGTTCACTTTGAGAAGTCATAAATACACCTCACTTAATTATAAAATAGGATTATAAAATATGAAAAAATGATTTTTTATAAACAAATAAAACTAAAACAAATAAAACCCAAAAAATAAAACTAAAACAAATAAAACCCAAAAAATAAAACCCAGAATACTATCTATAAAACAAATAAAACAAAAATGATAAGAAATCGCAAAGATTTATATGCAATGTATGTATCATCGCCGTGTCCGTCTTTATTGCCAATACCAAGTCAACAATTGATAGCAATATTTAACGCTGGGAACGCGGTATATGCATCTGATGAACATACGAATAGTAATTACAAATCTGAAAATTCTTCTTAGGACTCCTAGGACTCCTAGAACGCTCAGAATTTAAGAATTGCCGGGTTTATATAACTCTTTTTACATACTGTTGGTGTATTATGTAATTCTTCAGCTACTTTTTTAATGGCATTTATCTGACGTTTTTTGCCATTTTCACCGGCTCCTTCAGCATCTTCGGTATGATATTTAATATATAAATAATTCGCCATAGCTGTGCGAATATCTTTACACGTTAATTCTTTATCAAATTTCTGTAAATATTCATTGACATCTGATGCATTAATATGGTGTATACGGTCTTCTCCGTAGATATATTTAAAAACTCGCATATCTTTTTTGCCATTGACATTATATTGATTGTGTTGATGTTCTGCTGCCAATTTTCTAAGAAAATGTATACTTGCTTTATCACGTAAAATAGATTCATTACATACTCCTTTTTTCCCAATAAATTTAATATGAATTTTCCCATTTTGAAGGAAATGAATATGACTCCATTCGAGAGTTGTGAGACCATATGATTTATTTTCGCGTGCATATTTTTCACATCCAATACGAAAATTACATAGAATCATTATTTGTAATATAAGACATATTAAACTCGCTTTTATAGTGCCGGCACCGGCACCATGATTATTTAGTGTTTTTATTTGAATATTTTTTTTAATATGTCTTTGTATTTTTGCGAAAATAGTATTTAATCTCATGATTTTAGCGAATCTCTTTTCACGTTGTTTTTCAATAAATGATTTATTATATATTGTCTGTTTTCTGTCTTTATTGTCGTATCCATATGCAAGTACTTTACTATTTTTATTAAAAATCCGAACATTCTTGTATCCGGGAGGAATATGTAAACTTTTTATATATTCTAAAATTTCTTTATTTTTAATTTCTGAATTTGTAGCTATATTTATATATTTGTTTCCTTCTTTCCGAATACCTGACGGCATTACTTATAATATGCTTTTAATTTATTTTGCAAGCGGTGGGAATACCAATTTTTTCCAGCAGCAATCTTCTTGAACAACACCATCTAGAGTGCCTTTTTCCATATAATCGTAACCTATTTTATGATATAATACTATATCACCCCGGTTTGGTGAAGTAATAATAATATATTTACATATTCTTATATTTATACAGACTTTCTCGAGTTCAACCAATAATGCAATAAGAAATTTATAGTTTTTAACAGAGTTACATACTATTTGTAGTTTCAAGAAATGAACGGTTTTCGGTTTATTATCATAGGTAGTTCCGGTAATTACTTTATTAATAAAAGCGAATGCTTTGATATTTAATTGTGCTTGTGAGTCATGTATATATGCTATATATTCTGATTTAATATTATATACCACGTTACGGCATATAGAAAGGAGCCGTGAAGTTAATTGTTGATAAAATAATTCACTGTCTTCTTCTGCTAAATTTCTTCTTTGAAATATAAAATTTTTACCAGGTATTGTATATGCAACGGACCTCAAAGACGGGTTTTTGGGACTTGTCGGTGGCTGTGCACTATGTGTTTTTTTACTAGCACTCGCCATGTCTTTCTATATATCTCTCTCTATTTAATGAATTGAAATAATATTTTATTCTTTTCAATTAAATATAATTTTATTTTTTTTCCGATACCATTTAATTCGAATGCTTCTGCAAAAACATCTGAATATGTGCGAGGACTTATTTGCAAATCTTCGAAGGATTCCCTTCCATTATATTCCCAATTGCAGAATATTTTTGTGTTTTCGGGAAGTCTTGTATTTATAAAAGAGTGACTTATATCTGGTGGCGCTTCTCTATAATATTTATAACAATATTGCAGGTCTTCAATATTTATAGATGTATCATTCATATTTTTAATGCAAACAACTTTATGTGGTTCACTATCTAATTCTTTCCATATACGTGTTAATTTTAAGTCATCGGAATATTCGACACATAGAGTTTCAAAGAACCATATAGCCATTCCTATATAAAATGCAATATTTGATTTAGAGGAAAATATCCGGAGTAAGTTTAATGAAACCAATTATTTCTTGGGGAAGAAATAACGCATACGATATAAATATGATAATGCCATTTTTACCAATTTCATATGACATTTATATTGAGCCTTTTGCCGGAAGCGCTTCTATGTTTTTCTATCTATCATCTTATTTAACAACGAACCGAATTCCATCTTTATTGAATGATATAAATGAAGATTTGATGAATTTTTATCAACAAATCAAAGATGGTAAAGGTGCTGAGATTAAAACCTTTATGGATACACACGAGAACAATAAAGAAACATATTATCATATATTACATGATTATTGCCCGGCAACACCGGTAGAACAGGCATCACAATTCTATTATTTGAGAAAAACGTGTCACAGGTCTATGTTAAGATTTAATAAATTAGGACTGTTTAATGTAGCGTATGGAAATAATCAAAATATAGATTGCAATACTCTCATAAACCCGGAATATTCGAATGCATTAAATAATACGACAATAACGTCAAATGATTATTTATCAGTTTTCAGTCAATATAATAATCCCGAAAATTTCATATTTATAGATCCACCAGATGATGAAGTCTTTAAAAATGATGCGATACATCAATTTACACAGGCCGACCATTTACAATTATTTAGAGTTTTTTCGGAAAGTAGGTCGAAATGTCTGGGAATATTAAAAGAGACACCTTTCATAAAAGAATTGTATATTAATCATATTATTGCAGCGTATCCTGGTAAAAACAAGAATGGGTCTCATGGTACGAAACTTATTGTATCAAATATATCTTAAAATAAATATTGTATCAAATATATCTTAAAATAAATATTCTGTTTGCTTATTAATAGAATAAAAATGAGAGATATTTTTGAGTTAAAAAATACTGTAAATATGCTTGTGAAAAAATTCGAAGAATTATCCCAAACTGTAAATAAATTAGAAGAAAGACTGAGTGTTAAACGCAATGACGCTTTAATCGCCCAAGCTGCAGAAATAGTCGCACAATCAGCGGATGTCCCTGCTCAATTAGATTCCGAAGATGCCGATGCATCCGCCGATACCCAGACCGTTTCCGATGATACTGTCGTGGCACCTCCCTCTCCTGAAGATGATAACAAGGAAGACGCATAAAGTCAAAATCCAAAATAACGTATAGTATTTCTTTACCTAAATTGCATGGGTAATATTATTTTTTTTTATAATCTTTGTTTTTTGTAATATTGGATGGGTGAGAATTCGTCACAATTTCAACCATATAGTGGAGAAGGTATTCCTGAATTGGATTTTTATAATGAAAACAATCCAGAATATTTTAAATACAACCAACCCAATGCCAATACTTCAGAAATCAGTAGAACAGCTGAATATATTATTAATAATGGAATGTGTATTGGAAAGCATGAAGAAAATAAACCATATTCGTATTATACTAATTTGTATGGTAAACCAACTACAAAACTTAATACATTACAAAATATCAGCATTATAAACGAAGATGAATACAAGACCAGAAAATTTATTACATGGAGATTGTTAGAATTAATATATGAATCAATATATGATAACGCGACAGAATCTCCTTATGATAATAGATTAAATTTAATTTATAATAAAATCAGTTTTACTACTAAAGAAATAAATTATACTCAGGAAGCTTTTGAATATAGTGATACTCGTTATGGTAGATACCCAAATATAAAATTTCCACAAAACAAAAGTGATATAAATGATTATACTAAAGCTTATAATATTTTAATTTATTATTTAAATTTACCACATGGTAACGTTGACCGTACTAAAGTTACAAATCTAAAAAACAAACTCCTTAATAATTATATAGTAAAATTAATAAATGATTATATAGAAATTAGAAAAAAAATAAATGAATATTTTGAAGGTACACGAGACAACAATAAAGACTATGAAGAATTAAAAAGGGATATTGTTTCTAAGGTTGCAGCATATAAAAAATTTGAGCATAATCCAGAAATAAATTTAGATATAAATGAACAAAAAAGAAGATTTAATGAATTAAATAATTATTTAATAATGCCATTTGAACAATTAAAAACAGGTGGCGACAATGTATCTATTGGTGATATCTCTACGCCACCTCCAGCCCCACCACCTTCTCCGCCTCCTCCCAGCCCCGCTCCGCCCAACCCGCCGCCTAGCCCGCCTCCTCCGAGCCCATTGCCGCCAGGCCCTCCTCCACCCAATCCGCCGCCGCCGGGCGCGCCGACCCCGAGCCCGCCGCTGCCGAGCCCCCCTCCGCCACCGTCGCCTCTGCCACCCAGCCCACCTCCGTCACCTCCAGCCCCTCTGCCGCTACCTCCAGCCCCACCGCCCCCAGCACCTGCCGATCTTTCAACCTCTGAATTAATAGATAAAACCATAAAATTAATACAAGAGTTTAGAGGTCGAGAATTTGTGGAAACTAATCATTCGTCCCAACCCAATTCAAGTGGTAGGAACACTCCTATTTCCGAACAATCAGAATCTCGATTATCATCGCAAGGTGTCGCTTCTAGTCAATCTAGTCAACGACCAAATACTCCAGTCGATTTTGACCCCTATTTTAAAATAGACGACGTAAAAATAGACCAAACAAAACAACAGATATCAACAGAGTCGGCACAAGAGTCGGCACCAGAGTCTGATTGTAACGAATTTGTAGGAAATATTACAATACCATACGGTTCTTTACCAGAAGAAAATGCTAAAAAAGGTACTGACTTTCTATTTGATTATTTATTTATAAAAGGTGGTATAAATAAATATAATACGCCTCCGCCAACTAATACTACTGATACTACTGATACTACTGATACTACTCTTTGTAAATCGAATGTACATTTACGCGGTTCTATATCTAATATGGATTTAACATTATCGGTAACTAACCAAGGAAATACAGAAAATACAGAAAAAACGGCGAATTTATTTGCTAATCCTCTTTCTACTGATATTAATTTAGGTGAATATTATCAATCTATACTCGTCTCCTCAGATTCCTCAGATAATGCTACTAGAGATAATTGTGTTAAAAATTTAATTGCAGTTATTTGCGAATTATTAATGATAGTATGGCAAACTTTTATGGGATTGCATTCAACTATTCAATATTATAAAAATCCAACAGATCATATTTATAGAGATCAATTAACAGAAAATCCTTCAATTAAAGGGGGCGGATATTCTAGAAAGTTAGTATTGTATAATATTTCAGATACTGCAGGTCCTCCGACGGATAATAACGATAACTTACTAAATAAAATAAATATTATACGTAGATTGGGATATGAGCATATAAAGAATCTTCTAAATAATATTAAATATATACTAGGAACTATAATAAATCATACAGAATTTAGAAATAATATTTTAAATATTTTATCCAAAGACCAGTTCTGTGATATCTTTAATGAAAAACCCGACAATAATGGTAAACCAGATTATTTCCGTAATTTACTTGTAGATATACCAGGAAAATCGCAAAGTATATTGTCTGAAGATATTAGTAAATATTTAAAATTATATAGAAAAGAATTAGATGAGTATACAGAGAAAGAACGTATAAGAATAAGTAAGCTAAGTGCTGAAGAAAGAATGAAAGAAGATAAATTACAAGAATTATTAAGGAAGTTATATGAAGAACAAGAACTTGCTTCATCCATTGCGCTTGCAAAATGTGCATTGTCGACGTCTTCTGAAGAAGATTGTACTTCCTCATCTTCTGTACAAGACCCACGGGCCATGGCCATGTATCAGCACTTACAGTCATTAAATTTAGAGGACCTAAATCAAAGAATAAGTGAAAGTAATATTAAATTAGCAAAAGCCCGAAAGGACCTTGAAGATCTTCAGGCGAAATTAAAAATAAAACTAGAAGAAAAAGAACGTGCTGAACGTGAAGCCAATGAGCGTGCCGCAGCAGAAGCATCAGCAGAAGCAGCAAAAAATGCCGGAATAAAAGCAGAATATATAAACCAAAATACAGAATTACTAACTACTTACAGCAATAGAATATCTACAGCACAAGAATCAATGAATACTGCGATTGATACAGGTAGACTAGCTATTAATGATAAAATGTCAAAATTTGGTGAAAATTCTCCACAAAAAGAAGAGTTGCGAAAATTATTAGCAACCAAAGTGGAAGAATACAATAGAACTATGAATACTAAAAAAACAGTTGTGAAAACTAAAGTTACAGCAGCTAGTGTGCTAAACCGCGAGGCATTAGGTGAAATAGAAAAAATAAATTCGGATACTGGTCAATTACCCACCGCTGTTGATACTCTGAAAGCATCAATTGATAGTAAAGAATCCAGAATGCTTCAATTAACTACAGCAATTGAAGCATTAAAGGAGGCAATAGATACATATATTACTGATTTTATTTCAGGAGTTAACATAGCTATAGAACAAATTATAAATGCCGAAGAACTAAAAAGAAGAGAAGCCGAAGAGCAAGCGGCAATAGAACCTTTATATAAAGAATTTTTAATTAAATATATACATCTTCAAACTGCATTTAAAAATTTATTTAATCTAAGTGGTATGGATTCTAATGGTACATATACTAAGGGAAATTATACTATGAATTCAATTCCATCAATAATAAAATTTTTAGATACTGAAAGAAAATATTTTACATATAAAAAATATTTAAACAACACAAGAATAACAAATCATATTATTGATGCGCTAAATTATTTATATAGAATATTTTTTACTAACGCTGGTTCATTAGAAAAAAAAGAAGAATCAAATAAAGCCAATTATTGGGATGATAAGAATTTTGTATCATTATATCCACATAATATAAATAATAAAGATGAGTGGGAAAGTTGGAAAAATATCATGCAGGAAAAATTATCTTCTGTAAATCTTGCAGAATTAGATTTAGATAATTTATCTTCAAATCAAGAAATATTAAATAATTATTTAAATATTGATAAATTTCCCGGGGCTACACTTAGAGATAGTAGTAATGAACAAGGAATGATTGCATTTTTCAAAGATGAAAAAACTAAAGATACTGCCTTAAAGGCGAATACTTATGATAATACTAAAAAGTTTTTAGAGCATTTTTACAGTGAAATATTAAAGAATTTTTCTATTATTGCAGAAAGATTACTCGGTGCAATTCGTGTATATATTAAACTGGGGGGAAATCCAACTTTAATAAGTAGGGAAAATAAACATATTGACATGAAAATAGGTAAAGATGGTTTAGAAACTATTGAAGATATATTAGGTACATCTGAAGAAGTACAGAAAACCTTAGTAAGAGCAACAGCAGCCTGGAGGAGCCTTGCCAATAAGACCACATATACTAGCACTGCAGGGAAAAAGAAACGTAATAATTTTATAGAAGATAAAGAATATGATTCAAAGATAAAAAAGAAGCAAAGATTTATAGGTGGTTCTGATAATAGAATAACAATAGAAAACTTATTAAAAGAGAATGAGAACAAATTACTCAATCTTCCTAGAAGTTTACAGGATGCAAACAAAATTATGGAGTTTATAGTTTCAGATACTAATTTAAATATTGCAACAGGCAAACCTAGAAATTTAGACTGGAAAATTAATACAGATAAAATAAAGGTTGAGGCATATCAAAAATTAACTTACGAAAGAAATTCTATTTATTTAAATAAATATAGCCCGTATAAAGAAGTATTTTTATCAAAAGAAACTAATAATTATATGTATAATAAAGAATTAAAATCAATTTTAGATGATATGGCAAATGAAGATAAAGTTTCTATAATGATGTTTGGCTATGGGTTTTCGGGGAGTGGTAAGACATATTTATTGACAAACAAAGATAAAAGTGATAATTCAAACAACCACCTTATAAATGATGGTCTTCTATTTCAAGTTTTTCATGATATAGAGTTTCTTAATAATGTTACAAAGGTTGAAATTATTGATCTAAAAGAATCATTGGTTGATTATAATACTGCTGTAAGCAGTTTCTATACAGACCAGTCTTATAATTACAATAATGTTAAAACTGATACAAATCCAATTGAGTTTGAATCTCCAATTGCCGTTTTTGGAAATACTAATATTCCTAAAATTACAAAATGTAGTGGTCAAATTAAAAATTATTTAAATTATATAAATTTAAATAACACTATAATTAAAGATAATAATAGTACACAAGAATTTTCAGAAAATATTATAAAACTACTTAATAATATAATTGTAAATTTTGAAACTTTTAGGATTAAAAATGGTACTATAAAATGGACACCAAATAATCCAAATAGTTCAAGAAGTCATATACTTATAAGACTAAAATTTACTTTTAAAAAAACAGACCCTTCAGACCCTTCAGACCTTTCAGACCTTTCAGTCTCTCAAGAAACTACTGGATATTTAACAATTGTAGACATGGGTGGTGTTGAAAATAGTAAATATATTCTTGAAAATATTTCGAATGTATCTAATGTCTTAGACAATAGTGGTGCAAGTAAATTAGAAGCTACAGGCAATAACCTTTATACTCCACAGTGGCTTATTTATAACAAAGGAAAAGGAAACACTCCTGGGCATACCTCTACTAATATGATGGAAAAAATGTATCCTAAAAGCAGAAACCCTGCAACAGTCTTTGAAAGTAATTTAAAAGAAGCAATTTTTTCAATATTAATCTTTAACCCTAATCTAATTATAAATAGTAATGGTACAACTCAAGAGGAAATAGTTACAGACGGCCAAAGAAAAGTAAAAAGCATTGCAAGAAGAAAAAACGATGGGTATAATAATCTGAGTAAAATATATAATAATAACTATTTTCAGTCACCTTTAATATATATTAAAGGTACACCTAGTAAAGACCCTAAAAATCAGCAGCAACTAACAATAAAAGATCCAAAAAATTATAATATAGTTTTAATGAATCTTACTATTGGGAAAATGATACCAGGCTGGAACAGAACAGGCTATGAGAATCAAATAAAATATCAAATAGAATACTTGTATAATCTTATGGAAGAAGGATATTTTATTAATACAACTGTTGATATAGTAAAAGCAATTTATAAACAAGGTAGTTTAGATCAAAAAGATTATACTGAGTCGAATGGGAAAAAAATAGGTTTTCAAAAATATGATATATATCTACAAACAAAATTTTTTGAATTTTTAAATACATCAAATGATGCTGAATTCGTAGTAACTGGTAATATAGATAACAGGATATGCAATAAATTAATTATGTTTGGTAATATTCGAGAAGATGAGGTAAAAGTACATGATACAATTAGAACGTTAGAATTTATAAGAGAATTAGATATTGCATATGTTCCACAAAAACCACAGCAAGCCACGGGGTTGACGCCCTCACGACCACATTCCGGTTCATCTTCGCGTCCAGGGTGGCAGGGTGGGGGGTCAGATTTCGATTCCGATTATGATTCAGCTGAAGAATATGAAAAGAACATTTACTATAACTGAGTACTCCAAGAATTCAAACCCCCCAAAATCTTCTTAAGTGGGCGAAAGTATTTAAGGATATGTGACTTATATATATTATGGTGGAAATTATCCACCATCCACTGCATTATAATGCGGTGGTATTCTGGGCATGATTGGCGGAGTGGTCTAACGCGGTGGAATATATTCTGTGCAAGAATATAATACTGTAACTTAAGATCCTCTCCACTTACGTGGGCGTGGGTTCGAACCCCACATCATGCAATGTCATTTTTCTATTAATATTCTTAGTATTAATTTCAGGTTTACGATTCGCGGCCTTTACAAATTACTTAAAGATTATATACATTATAATATTATATGGCTTAAAAAAAATAGGACTTCATATTTAGAACAATATGGAGCCGATTGGAACTCACATGTTAATAAATATTAAAGATATCCCAAATCCAAGCGTATTTAATACAATTGAGGGCATTAAACCGCTTTTGGACGTTGTTATAGAGAAATGTGATCTTCACGTTGTGTCAGAAGCCGGACACCAATTTTCTCCATTTGGCGCTACATATGTCTATGTACTCTCCGAGTCTCATATGTCAATTCACACATATCCTGAAAAAAATGCTGCATATATGGATATATTCTGCTGTAATCCAAAATTTGATTGCGCCGCTGCCGCTAAAATAATAAAAGATACATTCGAGACTAATAATGTAAATTATGATGTTTGTTATCGATAATGTTTTATTTTTCTTTCTTCTCGCTTTGGTTATTGTCTTTTGTTTGGTCGTTGTTTTTGGTTTGGTTATCTTTTGTATGATTTAGAAATTCTTTTATTTTACGATTGAGATTTACATAATGAATATAATTAAATGTACTTGTTAGTAATACAAAGTATCCCATATATTTCGCTGTTATTTCAATACCATCTTTCAATACCGCTTTTATATTTAACCGTAGCGGTTTCCTAGATTTATCAGTCGCCGCTGCTGCCGCTGCTTCCAACTTTGCTTGACGTTTAACAAGCAAATTTCTTCCACGTAATTGCATAGCAACAGATGACCCAGGTGTAATCATAGTCTTTTGCATTTTTATTTTATTATATTATAAAGTTTTTCATTTTTTATTTTATATTTATATTTATATTTATATTTATATTTATATTTATATTTATATTTATTTTTATTGATAATCCTAACCCTTGTATCCAAGAGTCGTTACATATGTAGTATTTTCAAATAAGGCTTTCTTGAGATCTGCTTGAGTTACTAACGTTACATTATCATTTGCATTTTTATTTGCTGTTCTATTATTTGCATTAATATTTGTTGTTATAGATGTAACATATTGTTTAACACACGCACTATCGGATGCAGCAAAATTCTTTTTACACGTTGTATAATCTTCTTTTATAGATGCTATAACTGTTACTAAATTTGCAATAAAATCGCTTAAAGTCTTACATGTAACATTATCAGGCGGACAGAGTGATGCTTTAGATATTATAGTCGACAATAAATTACTGCGAGTTACACAATCTGCTTGTGTAAAGCCAACAGGACATGATAAATCATTGACATATTTTGTCATGCAATCAATGAAATCAGAAATTGTAGCTACATTTGCACAAATAGTTTGTTCCTCCTGAAGAAATGTATCCAAGGACGCAAAGAATGAATCATATAACCCATTTATCGCTGTTATTTCTTGCATTATTTGCGTTGCATCTGGTATACTTAATAATTTAGAATAAAATACACCGCATTCAAAACATTGCCCTACAGGATCTTGACTTGTAACGACTATTCCGCTGAATCCTTCGCGACCGATGAATCCTTCAGTATAAGACGATACCATATGATTGATATATAATAAATAAAAGAGTACAATAAATAAGTAAAAAGTTAAAATTATATATATACGCAACATTCTCGCGAGTTCTTTACAAATTATATTTATTTTAATTCGCGCGCTCACATCCTTCTCTAGAAATCGCATGATGCTACCCATGACATTACAGCTACACCAGTATTTGCAGATGCAATTGTAAAGTTAAACCCAGTTGTCGAAGCAGATGCTATAACAACAGCCTGTGCTGCAGTATTTGTGGCTCCTACATAAAATGTACATACTGGAGATGTTGAACCAGCAGGCGCATATGTAGAAACATTACCAGTTGTTATGGCTCTTTTCGGAACTTTAAATGATACCATACCATATGATAAACTTGAAATTCCAAAAACTGTTGTATAATACATTGCACCGGTACCTGTTGTAACAGATGAAGTACCTGCTGCATATCCCATATCAATAGATGTCTCGTAATATCTTTGGCACATCTCTAATTCTATTGGAATCGGACGGAACTCAAAAGATGTAGCGATTGTCCCTTTTTCTAATTGGAGTCCAGTTACTTCAATATAGTTATTAAGCGTACCTGCCCAATTTGTTGAAGATGAAGAATATGCCGCACTTGTATTCCATCCATTTATAAATGATATAGTTAAATTTGTAAAACTACCAATATTAATCGTTAATGCTGCGGTATTTGTAGTATTCGCTGCTGTTCCTGTAGGAGGTGCAGGTATATTTGATAGTGTTACATATTGCCATGTACTGCTTCCTAAAGCTGAAAAATATACTGTATAATATGATGCAGGTGATGTTCCCGTGTAACTTAATGACACACCAATATTTCCAGTGGCATTTGTTCTGAACCAAAATGAAACAGATATAGGCTGACCATATACTGAACCCCAATTTAAATCAGCTATATTATAACCTTCAATTCCTTGAGCAATTCCATTTATTGTAATAGTTGCACCAGAAATAGCAGTAGTTGCTGTTGTTTTTAATGAATATCTAAATCCATATTGATATGGTATATCAGTATTTACGAGTGTATTTTGTAAAAGTTGCAATTGACCAGTTGATACATTTTGGAATGTATAAGAACGATCAACCAAATATGTATTCACACTATTTCCTACATTAATATTTGTACCTGCGGCAAATCTCTGTGATATTCTCATATCACCATTGATTATGCGGTTTCTGTATATACCCATATTTCCAACATTTAAACTTCCGCTTATATTTACATTCCCATAAACATCTGTTTGTATAGTGTTGGAACCAGCAGTAGATTGAACATACATATTACCAATGACATGTAGATTCGATGCAGGTGCCGTTGTGCCTATACCAACATAACCACTATTAAATGTTGACCCACCAACAATATTTAATGCATTTAACGAATTTGCACCAGATTTCACTTGAAAAAGAGTAGGTGAAACTATACTTTGTGTTTGTATAAAATTATCAACATATAAGCCTCCTCCAATATGAGCTAAACCATAACATTCCATAGTATATGTCGAATTTAATGATGTTGTTCCGATTCCGATGCTTCCTATAATATTTGAAGTTCCCATAATAAAATTCGTGCCTACAGTGTTTAGCGTTACACCACTGTTTAAAAAGTTCATTTTTGCAGGAGTAACAGCCCCATTAATAAGATTACCCGTGCCTATTGTATTTGCAGCAATGTTAAAAGGTGCATTTCCAGTATATTGAAGTGTAGAAGTAAAAGCATTTGTATTGCATCCGCCCCATATATTTCCCTGAACATAGAGGTCACCATCAATGACACATTTACTTCCTAAACGAACACCACCACTCGCTACATTTAACCATGGACTCGAAGATGTATTAATTTGTTGATATAGAAATCCGGATGAATAGAATGAAGAATTCGCGGGGTTTACTTGAGGCCATAATAATATATCGACTTTAGAATTTGTAGCTATAGCTGTTGTTGTATTAATAGTCCAACTTGTAGTTGTGCCATCGAAAGCTGCAGCAGATAGTGTATAATCGCTCAGAGAATTGAGTTTAGATCCATTTACATAGAAATCTACATTTGATGTTGCGGCAGTTAAATATCCATTCCCTGCAACTGGAAACGCTGTTTTATATCCGGTTAATACTTGTGTTGAACGAACAGGATTTATTTGTAATGCCTGTCTTACACTAATTATATCATCATATCCAATACCTCTCATTGGAACTGTATATAATGTGGGAGCTGGGAAATTATATCCAGATGGTGCAAATTTCAATTGATGTCCTTTACCAAATACGGCAATGACGTAAGAGGGCTGATTAATTGTAGTGGAATCAAGGAACCATGAAAATGAGATTGCTTCGAGATCCGTCGATATATAACTTCCGATTGCTGACAATTGTGAATAACGTATTGGAACAGTTGTAGTTGTCAGTGTTTGCGGAGTAGCCTGATATAATCCAACGGTACCCCAATTAGCAGTATCAAGAGCCATCATTGGTGTAAGATTTTGATAGGGAATTGTAGAAGTTATAATATATCTTCCTGGACCTAAATTAAAGGAATATAAGACACAGTTAGCGGTTGTGGGGTCATTTGTTAATATAGTTTTAGAGCCGTCTCCAGCGGGATTATATATAGTAGCAGATGAATATACTCCAAGAACGGCATTTTGGTTAACATAATTACTTGCAGTTACATTTCCAGTTATTAACATATTTCCGACCACTAATAAATTACATGCTGTACCGAAGCTGGTAATATTTGTAGCCCCAATAGCTACATTTCCTCCAAATTGTATATCATTGTTTGTGGTTGTGTTCCATTGACTCGTTACGAAGGATGTAGCTGTATTTGCATTTATTAAATTTCCATTAAATACAATATTACTGACACCCATAACATTTTGATTATTAAAGTATATATTAGAATTTGAATTATAAGTACCTATATTACTTGTAAATAGAGTACCTTGAACTTGAAGAGTAGCACCAGGTGTTGGCAATGTGGTACCAATGCCAACTTGAGCATTACTTCCTGCATCTTTAATAATCCAGAAATTAGAGTTATTCATACCAGCTAAATATCCTCCGGCACCATTTTGACTGTATTGATCATAAAACCGAATCTGTACGCCGGCATTTTGATTTCCAAATGTAGCTACTTCTGGCCCGCCAGTTGCCGAAAATATATCCAAATCATGAGTTCCCAATATTGATGACATTATACCCACTTATATACTACTTATACATTTTTTGATTATTATAGAACACAGAATATTACAAAGTATACAATAAATCTAAATAAATAGTAAAAGTAAATAAAAAGTAAATAATAAAAAGTATATAAGGACTAATACGTATAGAAAATTTATATAATCATTTATCCAGTAATGGATGATACGCAGCAGCAACGTAAAAAGCGAGTAATTCTCGGCATTCCTGGTTCATCATTCAGTAATAACTTTTTAATTTCATGGACTCGTACTTTATATGCTTTATGGGAATCTGGTAAATATGAGGTTGTTGTTGCGCCAGGTGTATCATCTTTTGTTTCATTTGCTCGTATGAAAACTCTGGGTCTAGACGTTCTTCGCGGAAAAGACCAAAAACCGTTTAATGATATGGAATATGATGTATATATTACTATTGATAGTGATATTGTATTTACACCAGAACATATTATTGAACTTATTGAAAACACTGATATTCATCCAGTAGTTGCGGGTTATTATATGATGTCTGATTGCAAGTCTCTTGTAATTGTTAAAGATTGGGATACTGACCATTTTGCGAAGAATGGTTCTTTCCAGTTTTTAACGCCTGAATATATTCAAAATTGGAAATCACAGACTGGTTCTAAGTTTATGGAGGTTTCATATGTTGGTATGGGTTTTTTTGCAGTACGTAAAGAAGTGTTAAATACTTTGAAATATCCTTTCTTTGATGGTGAACTTCAGAGGATCCAAAAAGATGATGGAACGGAATTGGCGGATCTTTCCAGTGAAGATGTAAATTTCTGCAAAAACTTGCAGGCAGCGGGACATACTGTATATGTAAACGTTGATTTACGTGTAGGACACGAAAAACCGATTATTATTTAGAGGTCAGTGCAAATAAAATACCAGTTATTTTTTTCATACCATATTTTCTGAATAGTTAATATATTTTTACATAAATTAATGATTTCTTCTTTTTCGAATAAATGATAATATCTATCATATGTTTCTTTACGGTTTGTTGTCATATATGGGATAATATAGTCATTATTCCCGTTGCCGATAGGGCCGATAGGGCGCCATTTACTTTTGCGGGCATCAGTTTGTTCAGTAGCCCATACAGATATCATAATATTTCCCACTGTTATTCTTGCAAGTTCTTTAAGAAATTTGACACGTTCATCTATTGTAGTAAAATGATGTAATACGGCAATGCTTATCGTATTATCAAATGATTTATCACGATATGGTAACATTAATGCATTTGCTCTAATAATATTTGCAGATTCATTTTTGTTTTTTGCAATAATAATGAGAGGTTCGCATATATCAGTCCCGTGTACATTGATATCTTTGCGATATGATAAATATTTGCCATTTCCACATCCTATATCTCCTAGTAGACTATTCGCGGGCAATGTATCTAAGAAAAGTCTCACTCCAATCCATTGCGAGAACCGTGTTTTATCAAAATCAGAAGCAATAGATGTATATACATCATTTACATTCTTAACGGCGTCCATTTAATAATCTCACATCAAGATTGTTCTTGCCCAGTAGTGTATTGGTATCGTTATTTAGAGTATCATTTTTTCCTCTCGTTTATTAGAGAGATACATATGGCATCAGTTGCAAATTTTAATTATATAACACAATGTAATTCGCAATTTCAAGTAAATGCGAGTGATACTATAGGTGTCCCAGGATATTCTTGGACAAATAATACTACTACTGGGTTATATAATCCAGCTACTGCAACTCTTGGGTTTGTTACAAATGCGGTCGAACGTATGCGTATTATATCGAGTGGCAACGTTGGTATCGGTACAAATTCGCCCAATGGACAACTTCATATTTATGCCAATAGTGCTTCTGATGTTTTATTAGTTAATCAAATAGGTGCAGGGGATGTATTAGAAACACAAAGTGCTGGAGTAACTAAATTTATCGTTAAAAATAATGGAAATGTCGGAATCGGTACTACAAATCCTTTGTCACAATTACATTTATATTCAACACCAATTACGGCATTAGGTGCGAGTGGTGTAACATATACACCAGCATTCTTGGGTCTTCCTCCTATGGCAATATTAGAAGAACAAGTTGCAAGTGGTAATAATGGTTCAGCTGCAGTTTCTGGTAGTTCAGTAACTAGAAAACTAACTGTTGCAATGGTTGATGCTCTTGGAACATCTGTAAGTTTAAATGTAGGCGCTAATTTAAATAATTATGCTTTTACTTTACAAATAGGTACATATTACATTATCGCAGAAGGGTCCGCTGCACTCACAACTGGTCATCGTTTAGTATTATCATCGACAAGTGGCAATAGTATAAATGTCTATGGCACATCCGAACGTAATGGATCTACATCGACAGCTACAAAATCCAGTATTGCAACAGTTTTAGCTTTAACACAGGCTACTACATTTATATTAGCTACATATTGCAATGGTACAGGAACTCTTGGATTAGATATAACACAAAGCGGCATTTATAACGTATATTCCCGTGTTGTCATTACACGGTATCAGTAATTCCATTACAGACCAGTAATTCCATTACAGACCAGTAATTCCATTACAGACCAGTAATTCCATTACAGACCAGTAATTCCATTACAGACCAGTAATT